CTGATTTAAGTGTAGTTCTCGGGCGCCGCCCTGCGTGGCGAGGGTTATGCACACTTTGTAGCCGGCATATAGGCACAGCAAGCCTAGGCTGGCGTGGGTGTTTTTTAAAAATTGTCACAATTCCCCGAAAGTGGGACATGCTTTTGTGACGGAGCGACCTTAGTACCCTTAAACTGATGACTTTAGCTCATAATCTTTAAACGAGTTATGTTTGGATTCCCTAATATTATATACCGCCTGTTTAGACCTGTCAACCCCCTGCCGGGCCAGTTTGGCCATTGTCACAATATTGTCACATTTGGCTAGGTTTTGTTGTCACACAAATTGTCACAAAAGTTGGCTTTTATTGACATGGGGGGCCCCCTCACATTTTGGCTAAAAAGTGCACAAAACTGCATCGTTTTGCTAAAAAATGTGAAGGGGGGGTGGCTAACAAAAGTGTGATGGGGGGTAAAAATGGCCTATTTTTGTTAGGGGCAAGTGTGAGATCCCTTGCTATGTCTAGGTCGTATTTCGCTGGGAAATCCTGCTCGATAAGTGCAAGTGTGATGGGGGACCCCCCCTCTTCACATTCTTTTTTAGCTTAAAATGTGAGGGGGGGTATAGGGCTTTTTCGATGGACAGCTTAATAATTTTTTTCCTTTGGTGAGGTGGACAATTGCAAAATTTTTAATTGCAAAACTATTACCAACTAACCTGTAACAGTTTAAAGGTCTGAAGAATTAGAACTCATATGGCAAAAGACTCCGAATTAATTTTGCTATCTGATACTTACAAACTAACTGAAATAACATCCCCAGAAAGCCGGGATCAACTGGTCTCGACGCTTAGGGCCCTTGATGGGAGAAAATTAACTGACCTCGAGCTGAGGACATATTTCGATTCTCTCAAGATCGCCATGGGAGCCTTTATTCAAAAGGTGAGCATTCTTGAGGCTAATATATACGACCTAAGAAGAGAACAGAGAGCAGCCGAGGCGAGGATGGAGTCTATGTATCTAAAAGCCCAACTCGAAATCCAGTCTCTCAAACAGGAGATAACTGAAATCAAACTCTCAAAGAGCAGGATTAATCAAATCGTTAAAGTAGCCGAGGCTCTCCAGGGTAATGCCTACGCTCCTTACGCGATTAAGTCCCTCGTTGAGGGAGTTGTTGGGCAACCTACTAATAAAAAAGTTAGTAAGCAGAATGTTAAGTTACCAACCGACTATCCTAATCGCCTAGAGTTTGCTCAATTAAATGGGTTTAAGTGGAATCAGAATAATCGTGAGCCAGCCAAGGACTCTAAGAAACTCCAAGTGCTAGAGGAGTGGGAGGATCAGTTCTGCCGTATAGAGAAGCTCACAATAGAGCAGATACTTGATAAGAGGTATATTTCCGCGTTAGGAGCCGGGGCTATTGCCGGCGCGCTCATGTACCTCGAGCGGGAATTAGGTCAGGCTTTGGAGGCTAGGAAGTCCCTCTCAGTATTTAATTGCTATCAAAAAGCTATCAAACTATACCAAGAAAAGCAACTCCAAGGCGATTCTGAGTTATTAACTAACTTTGATTTTAAAGGCCTAGTTTCGGGCAGTTTTGTGCACCTTTCCGATGAGGAGAGCAGTAACCTCATAAAACGGCTTGAAACGAGGGCTTTAGCAACGGTACCGCAAGGGATCTCGTGCCTCAAAAAGCTTATATCAAAAAAGATGCTCCCCACCGCCATAAAGTACGATGAAGAGCATACAACAGACTCGGCTAAACTTTATGCCATTCAATCAGGCCATTACGACTCCCAACTTGAGGAACTATTCAATAAATATGAGTTGAACCGTCAATAGAAACGATCTTTCTCACCGAGCAGGAATTAAAGAGAAGTTTGCTACTAATCCCATGTTTATCATAGATCTTGTTATTAACCCCGTCGAAGATACGGTATTTATCATCAGAGTCTAATACAGTGGCCCAAGTCCCAAATGACTTTGAGCGTATAAAAAACTCCTTGGCGCTAAAGGAACATTGACTGATATCCTTCATCCATTCTTGAACACGTAGATTCATTACTGGACCGAATTCATAAACCACCTCCTTCAGATCATATTTGTTAAAAAACTCATAGATCTGTTCAAAATCACTGGGAGTTCTCTCCGAGCAATTAAATTTACTTCTAACATAACCGCAAAGGACGTTAATAAAGGTCCTCCGGTGATCTGAGAGGAGGTACTTATCTCCACCAACTGTTTGTATTATTTTAAGAGTTTTAGCGACAAAATCAATTTTCTCAGAACTAATCATGTTCCAGTAATCGACCCAATGCATGGTATGACTACGGGAAACCATCACAAGCCTAGCAAATAACTTAATGAGATACTCCTTATCTTCTTGTGATTTTGCCTCAAGAAACTCTTTAATGGTCCTATTAAAGAAGTCTACATAGACTCTTTTTTTAGCCGAGCTAGACGCTATTCCTGTTGTAGACAGGACATGCATCAGGTCCTCTTTCCCTATAACATTAACCTTATAGAGCATCAAGATGCTCTCAAGATCAAAGCAACAGTAAGTCTGCTTACAGTGAATAGATTCTTTTGCAATAAGCTGGATGTTATTAAATGCAGATTTGTTCTTAAGAACTCTGTCTAGAGCAGATTTAGACCCAAATGCAAGGCAACAATTCAACGCCTCGGCGGTTAGATTTTTGCTAAGAAGAATGGCTCTGTTATAGAGATCGCCATTAATCCCCACACTTTGATACTTTCCATACTTGACAAAGAAAGCATGTGGGTCTTCGTAGGCCTCATATACTTTTCCTATCCAAGGATCAGAATCAAACATCTGAATCATTTGAAACCCTGGGTTCTCAAGTACCTCCTCAAGGTACAGCCTAGAGGCAGTTCTTAGAACAAGAGTAGAGGCATTAGGGTTTGAGGCTACGGCTTTTCTAATTTTTACCGAGGTAGTACCATGCCAAAGCTCGGTAAGAACTTCTTCTGGAGTAGACTCATCTTGAGCCAACTCCAGCATATGAGCTAATTCTTCCTTTTTCATCGACGTTTCCGGTCAGTGAGGAGCTTCACAAAGATTTCATACCACATCTCTTGAGAGCATTCCTCACTGCAGCAGTATTCTACTGCATAGACCGATTTATAATGAGTCTTTTTTCCGCAAACTCCACAGTACCCCACGTGGTCCTGTTGGCGATAGACATCATTTTGATATTCTACCCAGGGCTTAGAGCGAAAGAGTTTTTTGATTTGTTGGGCCATTTTTCCGTGGCTTGATTACCTGGTTATTCTACCTCGCCATCACGGCCTATGTCAACCACTGATTCAGATTTTTTACCCTCTGTAATAAATCTTTCTCTCACCTTGCGTTTCTTATCCCTAACGCGCCTGAGTTCTCTACGCGCCAACGCAAAAATCCGCCACATCACTTCTGACATTGAAGCATCTTCGAATAGATCTCTCCACTCATCGAGTTGAAGAGCGACCTCCTCACGAACTCGAATGGTTCTATATTTAATAGACTTGGGCTTGGACTCTTTTTGAAAAACCACGGGATTAATGTAACAAACAGTTTATGGTAGTATAGCCATTATCCAATCTTAAACGGTTAATAATGAAAAAAGAAAGGCAATGGCCTGAGGTCTTTGTCGAGGTTGAGTTCCTAAAAAGAACGGATATCATCAACAAAGTTCTACGAGTCGATTCTACTACATATAACGTAAACTTTGAACATCCTGTTCTTGGGCAAATCGTGGAGATATTTGAAATCCATGATAAGGATACTCTGTGCCTAAAGTCTATATATCCTGTGGATATGCAAGATGAGCAAGAAGAAATTGAAATAGTAAAAGACTATTACAATAACTTCCTTCTTGATGGGCATGAAACTTACCTCGAGTATTTCAACCAAGAGATCGGATATTTTCTACTGTCAAGAAATGTAAAAGAAGTGGAAAATCCTTTCGGTACCAGAGTAAAATAGTAACGTTTGAGTTATCACTGTGTCAACAGAAATCATCCCAGTATCCCTAAAAGAAGAGTTACAGAGTAGTTATCTCACCTACTCCGTGGCAATCTTCAACCGGGCTCTACCCTCTGTCACCGATGGACTTAAGTCCGCTCAACGCCGAATTATCCTCGGCCTTAAAGATCTCAATCTTCGTCCTGATGGCCAATACAAGAAAGTATCGAGGCTCGAGGGCCATGTCCTCGGCTCGTACCACCCGCAAGGCGGCTGCGCTGGTACGGCTATTAATATGGGTCAATCTGATTCTTTTCGGTATCTTCTTACTGACATCCATGGCAACGTTGGAGGTAGTATTCAATCCGGGCCGAGCGTCGGTCAATCCATTTCTGAAGACGCTCCGGCAGCTGCAAGATACCTTGAGGTGAAGACTAGCGCCCTCACCCAACGACTCTATATCACCGAGATAGATAAGTATAGTTGCCAATGGCGAGATAACTATGACGGCTCGACGAAAGAAGTCATTGAGATTGTCCCTGTTATTCCGGCCCTTCTTATCAATGGGGCGCAGGGTATCGCGGCAGGTTACGCCTGCCATCATGTCCCTTATAACCTTTCCGAGGTGATCAAGGGCACTATTGAATATATTAAAAATCCACGCATTACTCCTAAGCGTCTGTTCTCCTTTATCAAAGGTCCTGATCTACCCAATGGTGCTCGGATTTTAAACGATGAGGCGGTGTTTAATGCTTTTGAAAAGGGCAGCGGATCTCTCAAGACTTATGGTACTTGGGAGGTAAAAAAAGTCCAACACGGAAAACGGTCTACTCGAGATGCTATTATTATTACCTCTTTGGCTAGCGGGAGCTCAGAACGCTTCCTTGAAAAACTCAAGGACTCAGTCGAATCAGAAAAAATCGTGGGTGTCATCGATGCCCAAGACCACTCGTCCCGCGACGGTATTGAAATCCAAGTCATCCTAAAGACCGGAGTAGAAGCAAATACCGTAATCTCCCAGCTTTTGGCCTTTACTAATCTGGCTGATAGCATCGGCGTTAACGCCACGGCCATTTCTAGCGGCCTCCCTACCATCTTTGGGGTGAAGGATATCATCGCTGAGTGGTACGGGGCACGGTGCAAGGCCCTAAAGTCTAGGTATGTGGCTGAATGCGACAAACTTTCTTCCCGAGTCCACATCCTCGACGGCCTTCTAACCATCCTGGCAGATATCGACGAGGTAATTAAACTCATTAGGGGTTCGAAGACCAAGGAGATCGCGGCTGGGAAGCTTAAAAAGCGTTGGAAGTTGAGCGATATCCAGGTCCAGGCGGTCCTCTCTATGCCTCTCAGCCGATTGGTGGGGGTAGAACGCCTTGAACTGGAGAGTGAGAAGGCCGATCTTGAGGCAAAAATCGCCAATCTGACCGATATCGTGACAAATCCAGTCAAAATGGATGAACATATCATCTCCCAGATCAATGACTTCAAGGAGTTTGTTGATAAGCGCCGGAGTATGTTGGTTGAAAAGCAAGAAATTGGCATTGAGAAAGCCAAAATCACCACTCAATCTGGCACACGTAGGGTGAAGATGCCGAGTCCAAAGGATCGGATCAAAGAAGAGGGGAAAAGGATCGGTATGAAGAGGTCGGAGTTGAGTAAATTCTTCACCCAAATGGCCGGAAAGACCAACATCAAGGCAGAATGGGATCAATTTAAAGAAGATTGGAATCACTCTCAACAACTCTCAACCCGTAAAGGGCGCGCAGAGCGCAAAATCCTACTCGATAAGATAAAAGAAGGGGCGGTGAAGAAAGGAATGCCATCTAGGGGTAAGCATTCTTGGGCTTCTTTCATGAAAGAGAGGGAGGATGCTAAGATTAAGAGCATTGAGAATGACCTCAAGGAATGGATGAAGAACATTCCTAAGCTTAGCAAATAAAAAGTAACTGGTTAAGGTATAAGTGTTAATAGCTTATACCTTTTTTATTATGTCTAATGCCCCGAAACTACCAAAAGTAGCAATTCTCCTTCTCCGAGGCCTTGAGGGGTGCGGAGTTAGTAACTATTCCCGCCATATGAAGGGGTATTATGACTCTGTTGGTGGAGTATGTGATATTTTTGCGCTACAAACCAAAGTTGGTAGGTCTGATACCTCCTCCGACATGGATGTTAAGTTTTTTAAGTACGAAGATAAGCAAGAAGTTGTTGATAAAGTCAATTCTGGGTATGACGTGATTCTCATTTTCTCTGTCCCAGACACATCAGAACCTGATACGGTTACAAACGGGTATGTTTCTGAGATTATTGAAAAAATTGACCGTAAAAAAGTAATGGTGAATCATGATCACCATGCCCATACATTCAAAAGAAATGCAGATTTTAAAAACGCGATTGAATCGTGCGATAAAGTCATGGCGCATTCACTAAATAAAACAAACTCGGGGTTTATTGAGTGGATGGAGAAGCAAAATGCAATTATTCCTCCGATGGAGAAGATCGATATCTTTTTCCATGTCCCATTCATCCAGCATTTGATCAATTTTGAGAAGGATACCCGCAAAAAACGGATCATCCATGCTAGTAGAGCAGTCGCGTGGAAACGTGGATCACTGATCCTCAATCTGCAAAAACTCCTCGCGGACAAAGGGTTTATCGCTGAGATGATCGGCTTTGAACGTTCGATCGCTGGCTATACTCAACTTAAAAACTATGAAGGAGTACTTGATTGGTTCAAATCTACTGACTTCATCAAGCCTATCAAAGGTCCTTCTCCGTTCTCTAACTCAAAAATAAATAGTCAGCTTATGGATTGGCTCGATGAAGTCGGCCAAAATCCTCAATTTATGTATGTGATTGGCTCTTATGACTATCATCGTGGCCTGAAGAGAATCGCCGAGTCGGCTTTTGCTACTCAACCGAGAACTTTTGAGCATAATAAACTCTGCTACGGAAACACATTTATCGAGTACCAAGGCATCGAAGCTGCTCTACTCTCAGTTCCTATCTACCACCGCCATTTCTTAGATAATGTCACTGTTCCTAATACAAATACCCTACTGAGCCAGACTGACACATTTATCTCTATTGACGATGATGGTAGGGCATTGGCAAAAGGTGGTCCTCAAGTGCTTGAACCAGAGAAGTTTGTAGATCTACTCGAAGAAATCTGGGAAGATGACGATAAATATATGGAATATCGCAAGAAGTCTTCTGATTTTATGATGAAGTATTTTTCATCGGCTAGCATTGTCCCTAATCTCATGGAAAAAATTATGTCATGACAAAAGTCCTAGTAGTAGGTGCCGGATTCTCCGGCTCTGTGGTAGCTCGTGAGTTGGCTAGTTTTGGTTGTAAAGTACATATAATCGACGAGAGGGAGCATATTGCTGGGAACTGCCACACTGAGCGAGATGAAAAAACCAATATCATGGTCCATACTTACGGACCTCATATCTTCAATACAAATATCCCCAGGGTGTGGGAGTATGTAAATAAGTATGGGGAGTGGGTACCTTATGTCAATAGAGTAAAAGCCTCTATAGACTCTGGAGTCTACTCACTCCCTATCAACCTCCATACAATCAATCAGTTCTTCCAGACAAATTTTAATCCAGCGGAAGCTAAAAAATATATCCAAAAGTTAGCTAGCAAAGACTATCCTCAACCAACTAACTTTGAGGAGCAGGCTCTTAGCATGATCGGTAAAGGTCTCTATGAAGCCTTCTTCAAGGGATATACTGAGAAGCAATGGGGATGTAGCCCTACGTCTCTTCCAGCTTCTATCCTCAAACGACTCCCTGTGAGATTTAATTATGACGATAATTATTACAACTCAAAGTGGCAAGCAATTCCAAAGCATGGATATACCCAAATAGTTCAAAATATCATCTCCCATGAGAACATAACTCTTGAGCTGGGGAGGTCTTGGGATATTTCTGATAATGATAACTATGACTTGGTGATTTATACCGGACCTATCGACAAATACTTCGACTACTCCCACGGACAACTGGGCTATAGAACTGTATTCTGGGAGAAAGAATATGGCAGAGGAGATCTCCAAGGAAACGCAGTTATAAACTACCCATCTACCTACCAACTTTTTACCCGTGTCCATGAGCATAAACATTTCACCCCTTGGGAATCTCATGATCAGTCAGTGATATTCACAGAGTTTAGTAAGGAAACAGAGCAAGGCGACATCCCCTATTACCCAAAGAGACTCTCAGATGATCTAGAGATTCTCTCCAAGTACCAAGAAGAGATTGCTAAGCAGACTAAAGTTAAGTTTGTTGGTAGGTTGGCTACTTATCGCTATTTGAATATGGATGCAATAATCTCTGAGGCGCTTGATCTCTCCGATACCATCAAGGCCAGTTTAAAGATAGATACTATGTCTTGATTTCCTGACATAGATGGGTTATAATGATCCCATCGGAAGGTCAATTCCCTCCGAATATTTAACTTGAACATCGAAATTTTAATACTATGACAGCTTCTTCAATTGCCCAACAGCGTGTTGGCAATCAGTGGGAACAGTTCTGTGAGTGGATAACATCCACCAATAACCGTCTCTATGTCGGTTGGTTTGGTACTCTGATGATCCCTACCCTCCTTGCTGCAACTGTTTGCTTTATTGTTGCCTTTGTTGCTGCGCCTCCGGTAGATATTGACGGCATCCGTGAGCCTGTTGCTGGTTCGCTAATGTATGGCAATAACATCATTTCTGGTGCTGTTGTTCCTAGTTCGAATGCAATCGGACTTCACTTCTACCCTATTTGGGAAGCTGCTTCGCTAGACGAATGGCTTTACAATGGCGGTCCCTATCAACTGGTGGTTTTCCACTTCCTCATTGGCGTATTTAGCTACATGGGTCGGGAATGGGAACTTTCTTACCGACTTGGTATGCGTCCTTGGATTTGTGTTGCCTACAGCGCACCCGTGGCTGCTGCTACTGCAGTGTTCCTCGTATATCCATTTGGACAAGGTTCCTTCTCTGATGGAATGCCTCTTGGCATTTCAGGTACATTTAACTACATGCTTGTTTTCCAGGCGGAGCATAATATCCTCATGCACCCCTTCCATATGCTTGGGGTGGCTGGTGTATTTGGTGGTTCTCTTTTCTCTGCTATGCATGGATCTTTGGTCACTAGTTCGCTCGTTCGTGAAACCACAGAAGTAGAGAGTCAAAACTATGGATACAAATTCGGACAAGAAGAAGAGACCTATAACATCGTCGCAGCCCATGGCTACTTCGGACGTCTCATCTTCCAATACGCATCCTTCAACAACTCTCGCAGTCTTCATTTCTTCCTGGCTGCTTGGCCTGTTGTTGGTATTTGGTTCGCTGCTCTGGGAGTTAGCACGATGGCCTTCAACTTGAATGGTTTTAACTTTAACCAATCATTGCTTGATAACAATGGTCGCGTAATTAACACCTGGGCAGATATCCTCAACCGCGCTGGTCTTGGTTTTGAGGTGATGCACGAGCGTAATGCTCACAACTTCCCTCTCGATCTTGCTGCTGCCGATATGACCCCTGTGGCTCTCAAGGCCCCGGCTATTGGTTGACATTACTCAGAAGATCTGATATTATTGTCCTAGAGACTCGGGATTATTCCCCTGTCCCTAGGACCTTTTTTTTTATTTAATATGTGGCTATTCACCCCTAAAGGATTTATTTCTGTTGTTGCAGATAAAAGCAATGTGAAAGGAGACGGATTGCTTGTCCGAGCAAGAAATAAATCGCATCTAGATGAGATTCGTGAATATCTCTCCTGCGATCCGTTTGAAGTCCAGGTTAGTGACTATGCCTGGAGAGCATGGACCACTCGATTGAATATTTCTATGTTTGTTATGTCCCATATTGCCTCGATGGATTATACAAACTTTAAAAACGAGATTCATGACCATGAGTATCATGATGCTTGCCTAGGAGTCTGGGAAGAAATGTGGAAATATCAACATAAACTCTGATAAATCGATTAAGTTATCTAATATAGGAGATTATCTATGCAACACTCTATGTACTATTATTACGGACTTCTTATTGTATTTGGAGTTGTTGCATATATGATCATCGTAGATAAGAACGTAGCAGCATACGTCATCCTTCTTGGCAAACTTGCCAAATTAAAAGTTTCTAGGTTCTGGTTTTGGTTGAAGTTTTATCCACGTCTTCGCTTTGATACCTTTTGGTTGAAAAGAAAGTCAAAGAAAGTATTAAATGCAATCAAATCAGAACAATCCTAGGTTAAAATATTAAGGTAACTTATAAAGGCCATTATGCTCCAAGAAGAATGGATCGAACTCAATGAAATGCATGCTAAAATCGGTAATAATCGGCTTACTTCTTTCTCCTCTGATTTTCTGGAGAGATATTCTGAACTTTTCGCAAAATCTCTCCAAGGTAAGGGCGACCCAATTCCCGGCAATGGACCCAACGACCCCTTGGTATGAGTGGCATTCTTACCTAGAGTGCTGTCAGAGTCTCGGTATACAACCCTCATTGAGAAGATTCATGGCATATAACGCCTATTTTAAGGAGGTAATGGCAAATGTTTAAAACATTATTCCTACTTGGTAATCTATCTAAAAGAATCGATGATATTGAGAAAAAAATTGAGGAAATTCGTTACGATCTCATGATTCTCAATATTAAATCAAGACAAGAACATGAATCACTTAAAGATTTTTTCCTTGGAGAGTAATTATGTATGAAGATCTAAGCGCATTTGAACGTGCATTGGCTCGATTTGGTGATAAAGTAGCTCTTATTGCCGGATTAGAAATCGCGGATAAAATGTCCCCAGAAGACGCCTATCAAGAGATCAAAAAACTCTATAAAGGTCTAAAGAAACTACGTAAGAAAGAACGTAGCATCTGGGAATCGGACAATGACTCTGATGATTTTGAATCAAGTGATAACTAATGTATTCCCTGACTGGAGGATGACCAATGAGTTCCCCTCCGGTCTTTCTTTTATGGAGACATCGGGTAATGCCACTATAGTCTCTAGGACTTGGGACGGAGATGGGATCAGAAGGGCAAGATTATGCCAATTATCCGTCCCAGAAAAGTTTTATGCAGAGACTTTGGTCATTTATCCATGGGAAATGTCCGAGGCGCCTATATTTGGATGCGAATATCTCCGAATTGGTGGGAAAAAGTACTTTGGGGGTATCGATTTCCACCCTCTGGCCCAGACTGATGAGTATTTGAGAGAGTACATTGACAATTATCTCGATGATATGCCCGATACAGAGGCTGAAACCTCAAAGTTTTATGATTTAAAGCAATACTTTTCACAAAAATTTTGGTTTAAGAAGAAAGGATATGATTTTTATAACAATTTTTACTCAACCGCGGAAGAATATCTGGTAAGATATAAGCTTCTACTCGAGGAGATGGAACCAACCCACTCCATGTTAGGACTTCATAAGAAATATGACCTTCATATGGGGGATCATGATCCAGCTCATGGGATCTTAAAGGCTTATTTCTCTGAAAAATTTGCTGATTTTTACATTAGAAAGTTTCTTTTTAACTTAATGGACGAGGATTTATGAAAGTTATTGTACGATCTGATATTTACGCTCAAATTAAGCCTAAAAAGGTCCTCGAGTTACGTGAATTGGTTAATTCACCTGATAAACATTCATATTACTCATTTAAAAACAACGTATCTAATGGATGTGGGTATGATCTCGATCTAGGTGAGCAAGTTTTATACGCTGCCAAGGCTCTTAGATTTACCAATACAGAAGTCCTCGCTTTTCTAGAAAAATCTATTAAAATCGTAGAAAATACAGAACAATATACTGAATATCTGCTTAATGATACCTTTGGAGAGAAAAAATTTGTAATAAATCCTCCAGGGACTATTAGATTTTACTCACAAGATCTAATTTGTTTTTATAATGGAAAAAACTGGAGAAAACTTGACAAATCAACTGTTCACATTTAAGTATCCAGGCCGAGAACCCAAATTTCTTGATGAATTTTTAATTCAAAGACCGGATATATTAGATTTCTATATCTATGATGTGAATTTAACCACAGGGAGTCTTTTATACCAATCTAAGGGCGGAATTGGGGTGACAAAAGAGCCATATATAGCAAAAATGCATCAGTGGATAAAAACATCTACGGTTTCATCCACCTTGTCCCATGCATATACAACTAGATTTAGAGATGATATCGGTAAATGGCGATATATAAAACTCAAAGAGCAATTTAATGAATACGATGATAAATTAAGTACGTGGGAGAGATGTGCAGAACTCTATTTACTATGGGTCGGGTCCAATTTTACTCATAGGTATAGAGATAAAGGATATGATGGTATATTTTTCCCTACAAAGCTTAAAACCGACCAACTTATAAACGCTTCGCTTATAAGTCGCGAGAAAAACCTACTTTTTAGGGAAGAGGATTTCTTTTCCTTTAGAGAAGGTGTGATAAATGATAATGTTATAATATACGCGCATCTTCCAAGAGAATATGGACGTTTTGGGGCCGGATGGATGTGGAATGAAGCCAAATTCCGCCAATTTATAAGAGTTATTAATGAACTCTCAAGCTTAAAAAGGAAAGTATTAATATCCGCCTCATATGAGTTAAGAGGGAGAGTAGATATAGATTATAAACAATATTTTAAAGAAATGGACCATCTAGTAATTCCAGAGTTTAAAGAATCTAGATTACTCGCTGGTGCTAGTAACTCAGATATATACCTTTTTAACTTTTAACATGGGAAAGCATTTTTTACTCAATATTTATGGCGTCGATGCCCTATTACTAACCGAGATGGACGGTTTTATAGATTTCATCAGACCCATGTTAGATGAATGTATGGCAGAGGTTGTAGGCGAATCATCTCATAAATTCGAGCCTGGAGGGTATACGTATCTGGCCCTACTTAGCACATCCCATTTCTCAATTCATACTTGGCCAGAGGATAATTGCGCAGCAATTGATATGTTCTCATGTGGCGAAATACTTTCCGACGCTTTAATTTCTTATGTGGTTAAATATTTCTCTCCAGAGAACTATGATATTAAAATGATCAAACGATGATATAATATATGGGTAATTAATTGCATACTATGGCAAGAGTCACCATCAAAAACGGCAAAAAACTTATTCTAACTGTTCCTAAGTCCACTCGCCAAGGACGTTCACGTAATACAAAATTGGCCGCTACTAGTCGTAACGGCGCAAAGAAGAGATATAGAGGTCAAGGACGTTAAGTCCTATTTTATTCCGCCATAGTGGTACGCATAACGCGTACTTCTATTTCGGCATTATTTGCCACTGTTTCGGAAGTGGGGGTAAGAGTTAAGATAACATTGCCCCCAGATATAGCAGCATCAAGAAGACCAACTATCGAGGAACTATATACCGAAGCATATTCTGTCATATAGACAGTTGAACCTGCGTGAAGAAGTAGGACCTCTGCTGAATGGTAATTAGATCCCTGCTTCATTTGAACTAAATACTTACCAGTTACAAAAGACGTAGAAGAATAAGAACTAATAGTAGAAGTCACACTGGATCCAGCAATAATAGTTACTAAGGAAGTTTGTAACTGTGCGTTTTGCTCATAAGTACCAGTACCATTAGGAGCTGCTTCTAGAGTGATTGAATCTTCTACACTTGCGGTTCCGTTAAAAGTGGCAGATCCTTCTATAGTTAGACTTCCAGCAGCTACTATGTCGCCGTCTTTATCTACACTGAACTTACTTGCAGAACCGACTTGAAGATCTAATAAGAGAGAATCACTTGCTGAAGATACATCAGTTACATCTACCTTAATAGCTGTTTCAAGATTTCCAGATGTAAAGGAAATATTACTAGTAATTTCTCCTAAAGCATCAATAGAGAAGTTCTTTCCTGCACCTCCAGAAATATTTAGGAGCTTAGATCCTGCAGCAAAGGAGGTCTCTGTGATTTGAAGATCAATTCCAGTATATACTATTGAATTACTAGTCCAATCAGCTGATCCGTAGATAACTGTATCTTCAGATACTCCAGCGACTGTTAATGCAGCTTCAATAGTACCGGTGTTAATAGCTAAAGCACCATCTTTACGAACTAAAAACTTAGGTAAAGAACCTACCGATATATTGATTAGTTCAGATGAGGAAGCTGAACCAGAATCTGTAACATTAGCATCAATTAATGAGAATGTCGTTGATATATCATTCCAAGTTTGTGATATATCAATAGCTGGAGTAGATGCAGTTAATGCAGCTGTTGGTTGAAGTTTGATATACTTAACTTCAACACCACCCTTAGTTCCAGTAAAGATAGGGGAGGAGGAATCGGAAGTAGAGGAAGAACCGGAGTAAGTTGCATCAAGTAGGAACGTAAAGTTTCCAGTTGAGTCTTGATAACCAAAGAATCCTTTCTTTGCAGTAGAACTTACGTAATTAAATTCAATACCAAGATCTTGATCTAGATCTCTGAGGGGATTTAAAGTAAAAGAATCACCACCAACAGAAGATTCAGATAATCCTGTTATCTGAGTACCTCCCAAAGATGTAGAGATCGTAATAGTTCTGTAGTTCGAACTGGTCGGATCTATTTCCTTATTAATAACATAATAAGTAGTTCCAGTTGTAAGACCAGTAATATCGCCAGAGTTATAAGTAATTGCATCTCCAATGGCAATATCACTAAATGCTTCGGCAGAGAATTTAATTCTATCTCCTACCAATGCTTCTGTTGCAATAGTTTGACCAGCATTTCCTAGACTGATAACTGGGTCAATAGACGAAATAGTTCTTGTATCGACAATAGTCGACACACCACGTACGGTTAGATCATTTACCGTAACATTTCTATTTCCGTCAACAAACGGTAAGCCATTTACGCTAATACCGTGTTTTACATCAAATTTTTTGTAAGTGGCTGTAGCCATAACAACTTATGCTCTATATCTCTTGTATCTTTAAACTAGAGATAATTATGGAATTTACCTGGTATAATTGTTTAGTAATCTAAAGATTTTTATGTATTTTGCAGCAGCAATCCAAGCAGTAAATGCAGGTTTGAAAAAAAGTAATGAAATTGGTACCAAGATGAACATCGCAGTTGTCGATCGTGGTGGGAATTTGGTTGCCTTCGCCCGTGAAGATGGGGCATGGGTGGGAAGCGTGGATATTTCTATTAAGAAAGCTCGCACAGCAACATTTTTTGACATGGAGACCCAAGAAATTGGAAAACTATCTCAACCGGGTGGTAGTCTGTATAATATTGAACATTCTAACGATGGTCTTATTACTTTTCCTGGCGGGGTCCCTCTAACTACTCCAGATGGTGTTATTCTTGGTGGTGTAGGTGTTTCCGGCTCGACAGTAGAGGATGATTTTGCGGTGGCCCAAGCAGCAGTTGAAGGTTTCAAGACTGCTTTTGTTGAAACAACCGAAAATTAAGGTTAAAGATATGGGACTTTAACGTCCCTTTCTGCCACTATAGCTCAGCTGGATAGAGCAACGGTTTTGTAAACCGTAGGTCGTCGGTTCAAGTCCGACTTGTGGCTCCACGGGATATAGCGCAGCTTGGTAGCGCGGATGCTTTGGGAGCATTAGGTCGCGGGTTCGAATCCTGCTATCCCGATATTATGGAACTAAATAGACGTTACTTTGGTAAAACTATTGTTTTTTGCCTTCCAGGATCTCATTATTCTGGGAGGTTTTTAGTACGATTTACTCAACTCCTACTAGATTGTAGACAAATTGGAATAAATACTATCATCTCCCAAGACTATAGTTCCATGGTTAACTACGCTAGGTGTAAAGTAATGGGTGCAAATGTCACCCGTGGCAAGTACCAAGTTCCATTTGGAGGGGCAATAGAATATGACTACATGATGTGGATTGATAGTGATATTGCATTCACCTCAGCGGATTTTTTTAAACTCCTTGAGCAGGACAGAGATATAGTCTCTGGTTGGTATATTCAACCCGGAGGATTAACTCCTATTGTTGAAAAAATGGATGATGAATATTTCAAATCTCATGGATATTTTGAATTTATCTCCGAAGATGCCATGAGTAAACGTAATTCGCTATTTAAAGCTGATTATGTTGGTTTTGGTTGGGTGCTAATAAAACGAGGCGTGTTTGAATCCATCTCCTATCCATGGTTTGCGCCAAAACTTATAAAAATAGGTGAAGATTTAGAAGATGTATGTTCAGAAGATGTCTCCTTCTGCATCGATGCAAAAAATGCTGGTTATGACATATGGGTTGATCCAAAAATCCGAGTGGGCCATGAAAAGGTATTGACCATCTGAGGATTTTCTGATAGAATATAGAGGTCAATGTCTCAATAGCTCAGATGGATAGAGCATCTGCCTTCTAAGCAGTTTGTCGGGGGTTCAAGTCCCTCTTGAGACGCCTCGCGGGGTTAGTTCAGCGGTAGAACGCTATCCTTCCAAGTTAGATGTCGTCGGTTCGATTCCGATACCCCGCTTGAGAAGAGACAATAAGTCCCTCTTCTCTTTTGTTCTTACAATTATTAAGAAAGTATGAAAAAACTCGTCTCAGCTATCGGTGCACTCGGCATAATCGCCCCTGGTGTTGCCACTGCAGCTCCTCAAGGTCAATTCCCCGATGTCCAGCCGACCAACTGGGCGTATCAGGCAATCATGAACCTCAAGGATAAGTATGGTTGCGCTGTTGGATTCCCCAATGGTACTTTCCAGCCCGGCGAACCTACCACTCGTGCTCAACTTGCTGCTCTGACTAATGCTTGTCTCGATCGCATCGAGGAATATGCAGATGCAAAAGATGCTGCACTTGCTCAGGCTCTCCGTGCCCAATTCGCTGGCGTTGATACTCGTGTAACTAAACTTGAGCGTATTGCTGCTCAAAAAGCCCAAGGTGTTAACAACTACCTAGGTGCTGGCGTTCTTCTGAATAAGCAAGGTATTGATGGCAATGGTTATACTGAAAACCGTACTATCTCTGGTGGTACTGTCCAAGGTCGTTACGCTGTAAAGACCTTTAATAACCAAAATGCTGTTTCTGTCCGTCCTTATGCTAATTTCGTTGGCACTCCTGCCGGTGAGATTGGAGCAGCAGGTGGTGGTCTTCTCTCTTATGACTGGAGTATCGCCCGTAAAGCTGGCGTAAGCGCCGCTAATATCTACACCGGTGTCGGTTACCAAGTTCCTTTTGTGAATAATACCGCAGCCAATTTCCAATCTGCTATTGGTGAAAAAGGCCAAGTAATTCTTGCCTTGGGCATCGAAGGTCGTCTGACCAATTCCTTGGTTGGTTTTGCTGATCTCAAGTTCCCTACCACCAATGCTTCTAATAGCTACGGTGCAACCAATGGTACCTATTCCCCTGTATTCACTACTGGTCTCGGTTTCAAATTCTGATGACCGTTACCACGAATGAATTTGGCCAACAGAATATGTTTGCCAAAGAACCTGAAATGTACATCGATCCTATCATTACAGAACAAATGGAAAAAGAAACTTACCAGACTCATAACGAACGTGCAGAGATGCTTAATGGCCGATTTGCCATGCTTGGTATCGTTGCAGCATTTGGCGCCTATGCCTTAACCGGGCAGATCATTCCTGGCATTTGGTGATGGGTGAAGTTATCTTCACTATAACGAGCATCAGTTTCCTGGTGCTCCTTTTTCACTCCGTGAATGAATTGGCTAAGACCTACTAATTGAGTAGGTTTTTCTGGAGAGGTGGCCGAGTGGTTGATGGCAGCAGTCTTGAAAACTGCCGTGTGATGAGCACCGTGGGTTCGAATCCCACCCTCTCCGTTAAACATAAAAGGTTGTTTGTTTAAAGATATATTCGAGAATAGTTGTATCAAGAGATACTCAAATGGCAAGTCCGTTCCGTGGCTCAGACGTAAGACTGGCCGTATTAGAAGAAAAACTTGATGTATACGAGGAACTGTCCAGAGAAATGCTTTCAAAACTCGAAGCGGCAGTAGATAAGATTTCGGAAGCAAATCAGAATGTAGCCAAGATTCTTGTCCGTCATGAGGAACGTCTAGATCAAACCATCCAATCTGACACAGCAATCATGAAACTTTTGGATGAAATTAAAATCAAACATCAAACAGATATTTCTCATACAGAAACAGAAATAAGTAACCTAAAAACAAGATTTGATGAGTTATCTAAATTTCGTTGGATATTCGCCGGTGTTCTTTTAGTCGTTGGGGTTATTGCCGGTCAAGTAAACGTTCTTGAGTCCATGTTCCCCTCTGTTCCGTCGATGCATAACACTAGATGAGAGGGAAAAGGATCGGGTTCATATATCACAAAACTTGGAAAACTGGTATAATACAATGTGTATCAGTTGACTTCCCAGGTCATTATGCTATTTTTATTGTCAAAGACTCCACTGGCGCAGTTATCCCCGTGGATTCACGAGATGCTTCATACATATAGAGTTGGAATTACGGGGGTCTTAAGTTTCCTCTTGATATTTGTTCCGATCTATGGTATAATGGTCATACATCGGGATTCCAATTCAGATTGATTTTGGGACTGTCGCCTATTGGTTAAGGCCCACTGCTTATAACGGTGTGAACGGAGTTCAATTCTCCGCAGTCCTATTGGGCACTATAGGCCCATATATTCCACAATAGCTCAGCGGTAGAGTCGGTGACTGTTAATCACTTGGTCCCTGGTTCGAATCCAGGTTGTGGAGTTGATAGGGTTGGAAACATCCGATTCTATCAAATTGGTTCTGGGTGGAATTCCCAGCAGTTCCATTTGGGACTGTCCTTTGTAGGTTCGATACCCACATCTTCCTTATGGGAGATAAGAACGGCTATTGGAAACCTCTTATTCACTATCCTCTAATATAGTGAAAAACTAAGTGCCTAGTGGCTCTATGGGTACTCATGGAGCCCCTTCTCCTGTTAGTCTATTGGTAAGGACGGGTGGACAACACACATAGATACTGGGTTCGATTCCCAGCCAGGGGAAAGTGATAGAGGGTAAGCCTCTGCTATATCCTTGAGGTATATTACGCTTACTCCATCAAGCAACACCCCCTAAGCCTATCTCGGGACGCCGAATGATGCTCAAACAAGGGGGTCACTTGCGGATTTAGCAATCTGGTGAATGCAGCGAACTCATAATTCGCCTTAGGCGTGTTCAATCCACGCAATCCGCACCAGGTCTGAGTGGCGGAATTGGTAGACGCCCAGGTTTTAGGTACCTGTGTCCTTGCGACGTGGAGGTTCAAGTCCTCTCTCAGACATTTAAGGTTAAAGATCCTTATTGAAAGAAAATTATGCTTTCTACAGAAACCCGACTGAGGCTAGAGGCAATTGCCGAAAAAATCGCCTTACACAAAGAGGTCTCTTTTGAAGAGATGCAATGGGCGCAGAAGTGGGCAGATCATAATCGCTCAGCAGCTTCGATACTCAATAAGGCCCGTAGAGTATCAATCAATGGAGTTCCTGAGAAGGACTCTCTTGATGAGTTTATGAACGATTTAGATCTTGGCGATCCTGATCCTTCTAACCATCTCATCGGACCACAAGATCCAGACACCTTGGCAAAATGGTTTAAAGCTCCACCATGGCTGAAGAACGATTGATTACCGAGGATGAGTTTAGAGAGTTGATGGAGATGGCCCATCGACTCAAGATACGGGAACTTTTTGAAGAGCCATCTACCTACGAAGATGAATGCGAGGATTGACAAATGGCTCTTCTTTCACGTCAAGATTATGAAATGGTAATCGAAGCTCTAGAGTTTTATCTAGAAGCACATTCAACAGATTGCCCAGATTTCGACCATTTAGGGTATAATAACCTAGTTAATTGGTTAAAGATCTGTGTTTCCAAGGGCGATTAACTCAGCGGTAGAGTGCCTCCTTTACACGGAGATGGTCACTGGTTCGAATCCAGTATCGCCCATGTCAGAAAATCCTGACAAATGCTTTTTTGTTTAAGGTAACCATATGGAAGATATTACTTTTTCAGATAGTTTAAAAATTAAACCCGGTGGGAGCATTAGTTTTACCGGTGATGCTAAAGCTACCCTCATTATTGACGATGAGGTAATCACATTATCGGCATCTACATCATTAGAGACTTATTGCCAAAAACACCCAGGGGCACCTGAATGCAAAATTTACGATGTGTAAACTTCTCTTGACATGACCCCCATCCCTGGAGTATGATTGCTCTAGGGATTTTTTTTGTCATGAACATCTTCTTCCTTGATCACGATCCTAAGACTGCAGCGGAGTACCATTGCGATAAGCATGTCAACAAGATGATCATCGAGCATCTTCAAATGATGAGTGTTGCTCTTGCCCATCATGGATTGAATCCTGCTAGGAAGAAAGACGGAGAGTTCTATAAAGTCCGCGGGTTTAAGAATCATCCATGCACTCTTTGGGTGAAGGAGTCAGTTTGTAACTTTATGTGGACTTACAAACTAACTTACCACCTCTGCGAGGAATTTGAGAAGCGATATGGAAAACCTCACTCGGGGGTTAATAGTCTTGAGTCTATTGATCTACTCGAGGTAAATAAGTTATATCCAAATAATGGCTATACTGAGCCTGCTCAAGCAATGCCAGACTACTGCAAAGTTGATGGTTTCCCGGTTAAAGCTTATCGTAATTATTACAACTGGGCCAAGTGGCGATTTGCTACTTGGAAGACCCAAGAACCTGATTGGTGGGCACCTGGATGTTGCTTAGAGGCTAAAGATGAATACTGAAAAATATTGCCTCATTGGTGATTTGCATGGTCGGATTGATACTCTTGATAAGATTTTAGATAAATCTGAAGGGTATAAATATATCTTCATGGGAGATACAATCCACCACAAACCATTTTTTAAACGTTCTAAAAGAACTTCTCCGCTTAGAATGCTAAGCAAAATTAAGAAGTTAGTAAAACAAAACCGAGCAACTTTAATCCTTGGTAATAACGAAAACTATATTCTTAAAAATCTTCTCCTCCCAGAAGAAGATATCCTGCAAAAAGAAGTTAGGTACACTTTGGGATGCTTACGAGAACTATCTCTTGATGACAGACTCGATTACCTCCACTGGTTGACTACGTCCCCATTGACCTATGAATTCGAGTCATACGGAAAGATTTATCGTTGCGCCCATGCCTACTACAATCCTAACTACACTCCAGAGACCCGAAATAATGTACTCACTGGCATAGGATATCCTTGGTTTAAGACTGATAAGCTCGAAGATCATATTAAACTCGATGCGGAGTATTTCTTTGGCCATTATGGCTATCCGTACTTCCGCAAAAACCTAAAAATCATCGACGCAACTAACTTCGAAGGGGTGGGGGTATATTACACGGATCGTGAAGAATTCTTAATCTATTACTAATAGGCCCCGGCCTATGATAAAATATTCCCACCTGCCATTCTCTTATGTCAAAGTTGAATTCCCTTGGATATGCTGTTCTTTCCGATGTGATGAACTCGAGGGTGTTTGGTGAAGGAACAACTCAGACAGAGCCTGATGAAAAGCATCTCAGAAACGTCAAGCAGGAGATGGAGAAGTTTGGCGTAGAGTTTCCTGTAAAAAATCCCAGCAATTTCTTCATCGAGGACTTTGCTCTACCTGAACTAAAAGCAAACAACATCAAGGATCATTTTGATGCTATCTCCAAAGAAGTCTGTGGGGATAAAGTTGAATTGATGAAGGATTTTGCTTATACCGAAATCGGTGAAGCACCGGATAAAACTAAATTTTTTCTGTATGCTGGTTGGGTCAAGTATCCTTTCAATGGCGAACCAGAAGTTGTCGATGGAATCGAAGAGAATATTGCAGTCTATGACTGTGAGACCTTTGTAAAGGGTAGTGACTTTGGCCATCCCATCTTGGCCACTGCGGTTACTCCTAAGGCATATTATATTTGGATGCATCCCGCGTTCGTAAATAGTAAGACAGAATATAAGCCAATGCTTGTGCCCATTGGAGGCAGGGATAAGATTCTAGTTGCTCATAACGTAGCATTTGACCGAGCTCGGACTCAAGAAGCCTATGTCCTTGGCAAAACAAATTCTTGGTTTGATACGATGTCAGCTCATATTAATGTGAGTGGATTGGCCTCTGGTCAACGTTGGTGGTATTTGCAAAAAGCGGCCAAGAAAGCTACCTATAAAGCCGATCCTATCTGGGCCGATAAGGGATCTATGAATAATCTTATCGATTGTTATAACTTCCATTGCCAGCCAATGGTCCCTCTCGAGCAAGAAGATAAAAAGATCCGAAATATCTTCGTAGATGCCAATTCCATGGAGGAATTTGTTCCCGAACGAGATGATCTTATTGCCTATGCTCTTAACGACGTAAAAATCACCTTTGAACTATATTCCATTCTATTCCTCAAATACCTTCAAAATAATCCGTCATTAACGACTCTTGCTGGCCATTTTGGTATCTCTTCTGCTCACCTTCCGGTAGTGAGTGATTGGGAGAAGTGGTTTGATGATTGTGAGAAGCAATGGGAAACTTCGCTCTCCCGCCAAGAAGAGATCCTTTGCAAAATGGCCGAGGAGGTGTATCAGTCTTGGAATGAAGGAGAGATTACTGATGAAGATATTAAAGCAGATCCATGGCTCTCCCAACTTGACTGGGAAGCAAACTTTAAACTTACAAAGGCTGGGAAACCCAGCTCGAAGTGGTACGGAGTGCCTAAGTGGGTGAGGAGCGTATCTGCTAAAGACCTCATCGATGGCAAACCTATAATCCAAGACATCTCAACCAAAAACCGCCTATCCCATCTCCTCCTCCGTCTCAAGTGGAATGATCAACCTCTGAAGTTTTTCACTGATAAAGGTTGGTGCTTCATGGACGAAGATCTTGGGGACTATGTACGTATCCCTCATACTGATGGGGAAGGAGTTAATGTCGGAGGAGTATTAACCAAAGATTATGCTGAGGATTTCGAATCTGGGCAATTAAGTTCCGATCTTCCTGAGGCAAAAGAACTCATCAAACTTGCAATTAATGTGGCATACTGGACTTCGGTAAGGAGTCGTGTGAGGGAACAACTCGTAGAGGAGATCAAAACGCCACAGGGAAATAAGTTTAAGATGATTGTTCCCGCCGCAGTTCCTCATAACACTTCGACCAATCGCGCCGGGGAGAATCTTTGGTTGACTGTTCCTGATCCGAAATATGACAAGATCGGTAGTGAAATCAAGACTCGTGTCCAAGCACCTGAGGGCTATGTATTTGTCCAATCCGACTTCGACGCCCAAGAGGCAGTAGTTGCGTCGATCTTTGCCGACTCATATCACAAGATTGCCGGAAGCACACAATTTTCCCACTCAATTCTCGCTGGGTCTAAAGATGATGGGACGGACATGCATTCCATGACTGCAAAAGCTATTGGGATCTCTAGGGCTATTGCAAAGGGATGTAATTATGGCATGTTGTACGGGTGTGGGGCTAAAACTCTTGCAAATACAATCCGCAAGGGAAACAAAAATATCCCAATGAAACAAGCAGTTGAGATGGGAAATAAACTCATTAAAATTAAGAAGGGTACTAAGGCCTCTAGTGTCTCTCAGACACTTATCGGTGGTTCTGATTCCTATGCTTACAATGAAATGGCACGTATTGCCAATCTTCCCTCTCCCATTAATCCTCTAAGTGGTACAAAGATGTCCACGGCCTTCCGCCCGACATCTGTTGGCACTGATTTTTGGACCATGCGTAACAACTGGTGTATTCAATCCACTGGTAGTGCTATGCTCCATGCCTTCATGACTGCCATGGAATGGTTGATTGCAGAGTATGAACTGGACGCTGAGTTCTGTATGTCAGTTCATGACAGTATCCTGTATCTCTGTCCAGAGTCCCAGGCTGAGGGGGTTGCAGCTTTGTTCCAAGTAGCTCATGCTTGGTGCTGGGCTTGGATGAGGTATAACTACGGGATCTATGAACTTCCAGTAGCAAATGCCTGGCTCTCTTCTATTGAGATCGATAAAATCTTCCGTAAAGCTGCCACTGCGAACACTAAGACCGTTTCTCAGCAAAAATCCGAACTTGATGGTGAATCTCGAACCATCCAAGATCTCATCCCAATTTTCAACTCTATGTTTACAAAATGAAACATTTTAAATACGGGGCAAATGTAAAGTTCCTAGGCGGATGTAATTATGATCATATTTTGATCAAAAATCAGGTATATTTTGTAGAAAAGACCCTTTCAGAGGGATACGTTATTCTTAGAGGAATCCATGGAAAATTTAACTCAGACTGCTTCGAACAGACAACCAAATAAAATGAGTTGGTGGACATATATCTCCACGCATCTCATCCCTGTATGGCTCAAGTCCTTTGAAGATAACTTCAGGATGTGGAGAGACTTGATGACTGGCAACTATGCCAATTATGCTCTTCTTGATGATGACGATCCGTTTACAGAATGCTATGAGTGGTTCTGGGCGTCTATTAACATGGATGAGACCTATCCGAAAGAGTTCTTGGAGTATCTACAGGACTTATGTGATAGGATAGATAGTGGAGAAGAAGAACTTGTTCCTATGGACCTTGACCAACTTAAAAGAATTGAAGAACTGCTCGAGGATGTAGAATCATGAAAAAATTGCCTTATTTTAAATTGATTGAGTTTGTTCGGAGATGGGATTATGGCCATGAGTTCTATGTCTCGTTCTTTAAAACATCTAAGTTTGTGGTATTGCAAATTGCCATTGACTATAGCGAATACCCAGGTTGGCCATATTTGCAAATAACCTCAGGAATGGGCAAACTCTTTGGTATTTTGCTCAATGTCTGGAAAATTGGCATTTCCTTTGATCTATGTGGTTATCCTTGGAGATTTGTCATAGACGATATGGAAGAATATCCAACTCTTAAGGAACTATGCGGGGATTCCGATGAAACCACTCCCGAGTGATTGGGACTTGAGAATCATGTGGACTGTGGCCACCTCATCCAGTATAGAAGGTGGCCCACCAGCCTATGCCAGGTTTGCCAAAATGTTGTATGATAGTCTTGGTGATGAGGAATCTTCTTATGAACTCTTTGAAAGAAAAGAAAGCCCTTCTCAAGAAACTTGAGGGAGCCTATACCACTTGTTTTGATTGTGGGCGGGAGTATGGAGTATATTCGGTTGGATGCTCGTCCGTGCGGACAGGAGAATGCGATGTTTGTGGGAAAGAATCTCGAGTGACTGAAGCACGAGACTTTGGTTATTTCTCCAGGCAAATTCGCCAACTTAAAAAGGAGATTAAAGATGAGGCCAAACTTTCATAAAGTTTTGGAAATGGCCCTTGAAGAAGGCGTCCGATTCGGTTATAATCGTGCTCATAAGCACGTAGAGAACCCACATGAGGATGCCGTAGTTGATTGCGTGGTTCAAGGTGCTATGAATTCTATTTCTGAATGGTTTATTTTTGAAGAGGAAGTTTCTGAATGAGTTTTTCTAAGACTGTTTCTGTTTGTGCTGCTCTTGCAAGTATCTTTGCTGCTGGTACTGCTGGATGGAAATTGGCAAATGAAAATCAAACGATCCCAGTAGAACAGGGACAAGATGTCTCTGTTTTTGAAGAAAAAATTAATAAACTCGAGGAGAAATTAAAAGAAGTGGAGGAAAAACCTACTCCAGAAGCAACATCGGCTCCGGTAGTAGTGCAACAACCTCCCGTTCTTCCTCCTCTGCCACCTGTACCCGAACCTCAACCCGGAGAAGTTGAATGACTTACGATCAACTCTACGAGCACGTTGTTGCTTATGTTGCCATGCCACATACTACTATTACTGTGCATGATAAACGTCGTGCTTGTTTGATTCTGGGTGCATTTATGGAATTTAACCTTGATTGCCTAGATGAAGGCGTAGATCCACGAACGCTCGATATTACTAGTTTTATCAACGAGAAACTTGACATTTTGGAAGGTAAGAAATGAAAACCTATAATCTCACCATCACTGAAAAGCAGGCACGAGCACTTGTAGATGCTACTGATTTGCTTCAAAGAGTTCAACTGGGTCAATGGAGAGAAATTCAAGATAATCTACCTCTTCAAAAACCTATTGATTATGAGGAATTTCATCAAGATATGAGAATTATTGGAGCAATTCTATCCAAACATATGATTGATGGTATTGATGGTGGTGCTTCCTCACTTGGAGTAGGACATCCAGACCTTCCAGAAAGTAATGGTATTCTTTATGACCTTCATCGGGTCCTTCGTAGGAAACTTTCTATCGAACGAGCAGTAGAACAGGGTATCATTGAGAATGAAAATGTTTCCAGAAATAAAATGCCGATTACTGTAGACTTTGATATTCCTATGAAATGGGGGACTGAACCACTTGCTAAAATGGAAAGGGTCAGTTGAACAACTGGCATAAGGGCATCTCCACAGGTGCTCTTTTTGTCTTATAATAACTTCAGTTCAAATAAACCAATGGACGACCAGCACACTCTTGACGTTCAAATTGCTGACACACTTGAGAAGATCCAACACGTCAATCCTGTTCTGTATGGCATGTGGTATAGCAAGTTGTACCCTCCTCATGGTGATAACAAATACTGGACCACTGAAACTCTCGTCCGTTTGAACAACCTTTTGAAATGATTAGAGCAATCCTCAATCAGTTCCCTGCTCGCTATGGATCTTATTCTGCTGAAGGTAACAAGATCCGCCGAACATTCTCTAGTGGTTTTAGTTACATCGCAAAAGAATGTAAATCACTACAAGAAGCACAACGCATCGTAAAAGATCTCAATCAACTTTTAAGCAAATGACCGAAACCAAAACCTATCCTTACCTCAAATACATTCCACATTTTGTTGCAATTCGGTTGATTGTACTTGGTCCGGTTGCGATTGCACAAGCGATAGCAGAGTTTATTTCTAACTCTCTGGACAAAGTATGCCATAAGATTGATAAATTTCTTCCAGAACCTTATATCGAGAAACAAGTAGAATGGGATCAGTTGCCCAAACGAAATCAAGAAGCGATTGAGTATCTTGCAAAAGCACGAGACACTACCAAAGAACGAATTCTCATTCAAACTGTGAAACCATGACTAGATCATTACCACAAAAAACACATGCAGAGACACTAATCAAAGTCACGGAAGAATACACTCTACGACCCAAAACAGGTGATCGTGCTCGGGTATGTATTGCTACTCTCCAATATCTGCTGGATAACTTTGCTTGCAATGTTGAGTATGATGCTGATGGTTGGGGTAATTCTGTTAAATGTGTAGAAACCGAAGACATCGAACATCTTATTTACCAACTACAAAAACTGAAATGATTGAAATCACATTCACCAGAGAAGAACTCCGCCATCTCCACGAATTTCTTCTCAAAAATCATCTTCAAGTCAAACAATCAGTGATTGATAAGATTGATAAAGAAGTTATTGCCGATGAAATCTTTGAACTTCTTGGTGATCTTGAGTGTTTGGATGCTACTCTTGATGAAGAATGGCAGAACAAACTATGGTATGATGACCCAGAAGATGAGTACACAATTGCTGTAAAGAGAGATCCTAAAATGTGGAATCGCCAAACGATTGCTGAACTTAAAACTCTTATTGGTAAACTGGAGGCAAAATGACCGAAGAAGAGCTCCCAGCATCAAACGAATTCATCACATTTGTACGAATTCAACTGAACCACGAACAAAAACAACAACTCAATCGTTTTCTAAATCTCCATTATCTTGGTGATGTGAATTGTAATGAGTATGATGAAAACTTCAAACTTGTTGCCAAGTACCCAGAGAAAGAAACAGAGGAGTTCAAAAATGCTATGTGGAGAGCAAATATGGTCAATGAGTATCAAGTAAAAGTTGTGTATGATGTAAATGGTAAATGTAAATTGGAGCTGCTATGAAACTCATAATCAAATACTTACTTCAAGTTCCTTTACTTTTCTTTTTTGCTACTGGGATAAACTCAATTGTTGGTGATGACTATTTGATTTCTTTTCTTGTGGCATTTAGTTCTTTACTTCTTTATACTACTGGTGATTATCTTAAATAAACTCTTTCAATACGATAAAAAAGTTTGGGATGATGGTGATACCGACTACACTTGGCAGTTTGGTATCATCAACAATAAAACATTACTATGGGTTCATTATGAAAACCCCAGTCGTTTAGTTTTTAGTGATGGTGGATTACACATCCTATTCTCATTCTTTACTAATTCTTTATTTGGAGTAGATTTTCAAGTTGGTAAGGTTGGTTTGAGTTTTAACTTTTTTACTGAATACTTTGATGGGTGGCAAGAATGAAACTTCCATATAAACTTCAACAGTTCTGGTTGAGACAAAGAATGTGGGAATGGACTTTTTGTGCTTGGCAAAATCTAATGTTTCCACACATTAATAGTGATAATAGTGAAGAGAGAGTAAATAGAATTTGGTTCTGGCAGTATCTAAACAACTTTGATGGAGAATTGGAGAATGACTGATGTTTAACTTCAAAAAAGATTTTGAAGAACCAACCAAAAAAGCAATTCAACAAATCATCTCATACAAAGGATACATTCCATCCAAAGACCTCAACGAGTATCAGTATCAAACCTATCTCCAAGTAGCATCACCCTACGAACTGGAAAAGGACATTATCTTTGAAGCAACGATGCGTAAAGTTATTGGAGGTGTATTATGACTAACGAACAAATTCTTGAACTTGTAAGATTTCACTTTGAAGAGGGTGGATTGAGAGACGATGGTAGTTGTTCTGAATATTTTGGAAATACAAAAGATTTTATTGATTTTGCCCTAGCAATCTATGAAATTGGCAATGAGAATGGTTGGGAAAGTCACCAAGAAAGTGTATCCCTGAACTCCTCTTATCCTACTGATTATAACTATGACTAAACTACTCAAATACATCAAATCTTTAAAAACAATCTATGTTCCTTCACTTTGGTTTGGTGTTTTGTTAATTGCTTTGTTCTTTCCACAGTATGTTTTGTGGTTTATGTTTGGAACTGTTTGGGGAGTATTGTGGATGATTGCTTACAATTGGTTTCACGACAAATAATGACACTTCCCAAACTGTCCACTGACCTCACCACAGACCCTGTGGATGCCCTATAATACTCTCATACACACAAACACCTGATGGACTTCACAGACTACGGCATTTCTCTTGAACCAGAAGAACTCCGTGAGATTATCACAGGTAAGATGGGATTTCGTAAGTGCCCTGATTGCCAAGGTGAGGGTGAGAGTTGGACACTTCATTATGTTCTTGCTGACGACCTTGACCAAAGTAATGAGCAGTTCAAGGATGTAAGTGCCCAGTTTGCTGCTGACTTTGACGAGGACAATCTACCATCACAATATTCTTTTGGTGAATGTTATTTGTATAAATGTGATACCTGTAAAGGTGTCGGTTATATTCCTATCAGTGGTTATTGAGGAGAAAATGTATTATGCCTGACGACCTTCAGCGAGAAGAAGAACTCTTCCTCAAAGCACTTGAAGAATACAAAGAGAAAAAATCGCAAGAACCAAAAGACAAAACCACAAACACTCTACCAGCAGTAATCGCAGCAGTATTATGACTAACCAACAAAAAGCAGAAGAACTCCTAAAAGTTTTCTGGGAGAGTCAAGCACACAATCCTGCTTGGTTGCTTCAAGAAACTCTTCAACAACTTCGTAAGCAACTATCAGGAACCAATAAGATTGATTTTACTGATGAACTAGATGTGATGTTTAATGCTGGATGGGATGAATGTCTCAAAGAGATTGATGCAATTTGTGATGAGTTGGAATTGCTATGACTGAAAGAGCACAAAAAGTAAAAGAAGCATTTTGGGAAAACACAAAATATCCAGATGACCTTGATGAATGGAACCTTGCTAATGCTCTCCGTGAAGTCATAAACCAACTCCAACAAAGCCCTGGTGTGATTATGTGTGCTGATGTGTTAGAATTATGTGAGGAGATTCAAAAACTATGAAATTTGATGGATTTGATTGGGTATTTTTGACTATCCCTATTTTTATAATCGTTGCTGCTGCTGCTGTTCTTACCTATGGTGATCAACAACAACGAGTATTATTCCAACAAACATACAATAAGAACTTGGAGTGTCGTCAAGCACTCAAAGACCAAACAGTAGGAAGAGTGAATGAGATTTGTGGCGATGTTCCTGCTATTGGAGCTTTTGTGAAATGATTGAAATTCAAAAGAACTATAAACTCACACTCACAGAAACACAAGCAAAAGAACTCTATGAATTTTTGAGAGGAGCAAAGGATTGTGGTCATTTATCTACTGACCGAGATTTGGTGCTTGTCTATCACGAACTCAAGAAAATCTTTGATACTGGAATCCGATGAAAGTTTATTCACTCTATTATAAAGACACATTCGTAGTAGCATTTCCAAATCGGGAAGATACTATGGATTATGGTAAGAAGTATTATGATGAGTATGCTTGGGATTGTAATATCCTTGAAGAGTATTTGAATAAGACACCTTATCAAATGTATACTCCTCCTTATACTACACCTAATATTATTCCTTGCGTTTCTCCTAATACTACAAAGTTGGTTCATACTGCTCAACCTAATGACCCAAAGCCTTATTTTGATACTTATAGTGGAGTGAAAGCAAATGACTAAAACTCAATCAGCATTAGAACGAGTTATTATTGAACTTGATAGTTGGTGTGATAATTGGACACCCACATCTTATAATGACCCTCGCATTAGTTTGAGACAGATTGCTGACCGTGCCCGTGATGTTTTAGACCCTAGGAAAAAAAAAATGACTGACTTTCAACCAAAACCACAAACACCAGAGGAAGTAGATCAAGGTCTTCGTGATGCTTTTATACAAGCAAAGGAAGACGGAGTGTTTGATTGGGGGGTAAAATTCCATCAACCAAAATACTCCAACTGGAAATGCTACTTATTTGGTAATCGTCCTGGTGGAAATGGAATAATGTATGTTCCATCAGAAGGACGAGTGCCTAATCGTTTTGTGAGGTTTATGATGAGGATCTGTTTTGATTGTTTATGGGTAAAGGACACTTGAAGAACTGACCCAGGAGCATCCCACAGGTGCTCCTTTTGGTCTATAATACTCTCATACACACAGACACCCGATGATTGACATCACAACTCAAATTCGTATCCAAAACCACGCAGATTATTGGTATACTGCCGAAGATCTTAATGTTGACTTAGGTTGTGAAGGTTTCACCGTTTCCTATTGGGAAATTCGCAAGGGAGAAGGAGATAAACGAGTTAATTTTATTATTATGGATAAAGAAGAAGCACTCGCACTCGCAGACGCAATCTACAAACTTTTTAAGAACTGATGCACTACGAAACTGACATCATCATTCATCAGTATTCATCCGATGGAGATTTTTATTACAAACTCAAAGTCACAGATGTAATGAATATGGATTACTACTATGATGGTAGTGCTTCTACACTTGATGATGTTATGGAATGTATCCAACTTCACCTCAAACAACACCAGAACTGAAATGACTATCAAAGCAACTGAATTTCTCAAACTCTTTACCAAAGCAGAAAAACTTGATTTGAGTGTTGAGGTTTGTGAGGACAAAGATGGTGATTATGTAATTCGTATCTATGAAATGTTCCGTTCAGAAGGATTTGATGAAAAAGTAGTCATCACTCAAAATGGTGAGAGCAACTGGAACAAAGGATGTTATAGTTTTGATTGTATGATGGATGTTCTTGATAATATGTTAGAAGAAAAACTATTAGAGGAAATCAAAGAACAAAAACGACAAGAACTTCTTGCTCGTTTGACTGATTTTGAAAAGGATTTGCTTGGAGTAAAATGACTGAACAACGCAAACTGTGTAAAGATTGTCTCCACTATAAGAAAAGTTGGTTTGGGCATCTTTTTGGGAATAACTCATTTGATAGATGTTATAATCCAATCATAACTGGTGATTTGGTGACTGGAGACAAAAAAAGTGAAAGTTGTAAAGATGCCAGACATTTTGAGATGTATTGTGGTAGAGCTGGTAAGTATTTTGAGCAACTATGGGGAGATAGGAAATGACTATCAAACGCATTCAAGTTAAAGAAACTCAACGATACTGGGGAGATTTTGAAGGTTCTCTTGATAGTATTATTGCTTCACTCCAGAGGGAATTGGATGCTGGTTGGGAAGGTATTGTGATTGAATATGAACGAGATTATGGTGATTGTCACGACCAAGAAGTTCCTTATCTTTACAAGCATCGGGAAGAAACTGACAAAGAGTATGAGAAACGAATGAAACAACTGGAGAAAGAAAAAGCAGAAAAAGCAAAAGCAAAGGAACGAAAACTTCAACAACTCAAGAAAGACCTTGCTAATCTAACTGATGATGAACTCAAACAACTTGGAGTAAAATGATTGAACGAGCAAAATTCACACACGTCACACGAGTGATTGACCCAAAGACACGCATTCATTATCTGGATGCTGTTGATGAGAATGGACGACACTGGACTGCCCAGATGACACATACAGAAGAGCCTTGGATTATCTACAAGGAAGTTTGGAAAGAAGACCCACAGCAACCTTACATTCTATGACTGAAACCGACATTTCAAAAGTTCTCATTGAAGGAGAATACGCAACTATTATGGGCGTAAAGTATAAGAGAGTGGAAGAACCAAAACCAAGAATGAACTTTCTATTTGATGGAAAGTGTGAGGTTGTTTCTTATAACAAAAAATCTTATTATCGTTTTGAATTTCTTGATGAGATTTATTGGTATAAGAGAACCAGTCATGAGACCTACTTAGATTTGAAGTTAGAACGCATTACTGATGGTGAAACTCATCGTCTTCTTGAAGGTGTGTGGTTCAATGATGTAAAGAAGGGAAAGTATGATGAACCTTATTGTCCCGATGAACCAGAACATTATGATGAAGTAGAGTGGGATGAGAAGGATAATCCCCAGTATCGTATTACTGACGAAGTAGTTGATAAATTAATCAAACAACAACAAGCACAAAAACTTTTTAATAGATTGGTAGATGAACTTGGTTATGATTTTGATGCTTGTAATGATGTTGTAAATTTGGTTGAGGACTGGTTGCCGAAAGAGCAATCAGCAGCAGGAAGTCAGAATGTAAATACTGAATTGCTTGTAGATGGATTTAATGATTGTTTGCGTAAAATTAAGGGGATGCTACGATGAGATACAATCCAGCAGATTGGGACACATACACCCAAAAACAAAGAAAAGAATGGTATTATACACCAGTTGAAGAACAAAGAGAGATTGTAAACAAATCATATCTCTCACTGATTACTGATGATAATGGAAATCTTGATGCTTTGAAAATCGTTGAGATTATTATGGATTTACAAGACCGAGTAGACGACCTTGAAATTGAATGTGTGAGGAAAGAGTATTACTAATGACTACTAAACGAAACTTTACACAAGAACTCCTATACACATATTATAATGATATGGAAGGTGGAGACGATATTGAAAGCATTGATTATCGTTCTTTGATTCACATCATCACCGAACTTCATAACAGGATCGAGAAACTTGAGGCATGGAAAGATCGCGTGCAAAAAACTGCTAAGGAGATCAAATGACTGAAGATGATAAGTATGCTCTTAAAGAGTTTCTCCGTGCCGTCGGTGTTACTGCCGGTGTCCTTATTATCTTCGGTATAATTTGCCTTGTGATTATTAGTTTTTCCACAGACGGTGATAAACCACTGAACTCCTCATTATTTGAAGTGGTTGACAAATACAAAGAATGTGATATAGTAAGGTATGCTCCGCATCAGGCAGCAGAATACAAATACTTCCTTTATTGCGAGAAGAACAAATGACCCATTCTGAGCATTACTACGACTATAACCGCAACGATCCCTCCCGCCCCAACCCCTTCGACTCACTCCCCAATCCTATGGCCGAGGGGATTATGGACATCTACTACAATAATTTTTCCGACCTAGATGATAGCCCCTTTGATCGTAAATGCATTGCCGATATCCTAGAGTACACAATCAGGCAACTCCGAGAGCATCAAGAACCAGGGCATGGTCGCTTTATAATCTTTTGTGAAGATCTCTGGGACGTGGTTGATACCTTGAGAAGAGAGTCCTATAATGAATGAGGATATGCCATGGGTCAACTTGACAGACAAAGAAGTAGAAGAACTCCGCGCCAAAAAGCACGAGCTCACCGAGTATGGTAAACAACGACTGAAACAACTCATGAGGAACCAAGAACCCTATCCAGACGCAATGTTTGAAGAGGCAGAGCGACGCGAGGCAGAGCGTAGAGCCCTTGATGCTGTTGATAAACTTTACAAAGAGAATGGTGATGCTCTAAAACAACTTGCTGAAATTGAAAAAGAAGAATGGGAACGCAAAGAACGAAGTGATACTGTGCTGGCGCGGTATAATGCCTTTTATAATGATGAGTGCTCTGGTATGCCTCATGGCACACCAATCACACCGGAGCATATGCAAGCAATGACTCTGGAATGTATGATTGATGCTCTCATCTGCGAAAATATGAATGTGGAGTATAATGCGATTGCGATTGATGATATCAAGGATTTGATTGAAGGATTGTATCGGCAGAGTGATGAGTTTTTAGAACGAGTGAGAAAACTTAAGGAGGAGAATAATGGATAAACCATTCTATCGGTTTTTTGTGATTGATTATTGTGCTACTGGTGAAGGTCGTTCTATCTGGTTGCAGATCTGTCGCTATGACCTCGACGGAGAAAGAGATTATGAGTTCGCAAAATTTGTAAACTTCGTGAACAATGATTATTATCTGCGTGGATGTGATGAACTTACAGAGCGAGAGTTTTTGGATAAGTATACAAGGTTTATGCCAAACCTGATTGCTGATATGCTACAGAAGAAAACTATCGGCACATGGAAAACTCATTTGCATTTTAACCTATCATGAGTCGATTTATTAAAAACCCAGATGAGATTATCCTAGAGGATATTAAAATGGTACATTATGAAACCATGGAACAAGGCCGGGCTGTATGGCTTGGAATATACCTCAATAATGGCCAAATCTTCCATCTCAATATCGGAGGAGATAATCTCTATGTTAATTATTCAGATGAAAGCATGGATTGAGGAGGCATGGTGGGCGTGGGGTAATGGTGTCTCATTTCGATTCATCAACTACAATGACAACATTGACCGCCTCGCTTTTTTCGAAGAAATAAACTGTGGGTGGTACCAGATGTACATCTATCCCTACGACGATTGGTTTCTCCCATCTCGATCTCCAGAGCGTAAGATACGACTAGAACAATGAACCTCCCAACTTCTCTAAATAAGTGGATCATCTCAAATAAATTTATTAAGCATACCCCATTCTGGTGGTGGTATCGTCTGATTTCCCATGACAGATTCCGCCTCGGTGACTATCACATCTACCCAGAGTTTTGGCATTCTTTAAATGGAGGATGGGAACACATGGAATACGTATATAAGTTCGAGGAGTTTTGGGGTAAAGATTCCTATCCACCAGAATGTATTACTGTCTCTGAAGAGGCTTATGATGAGTTGTTACGACGTATCCACTCTCCCCCAGATCCTGTTAAAATAGAGAGGTTAAAAGAAATACTGAATCGTAAAGCCCCTTGGGAGGATTAAAATGAAACCTGAATTTTCTCAACGTCAATACAAACTCATTTACCACGCCATCCGCCGATACCAAATCGAAAAAACCGTGCTTAATAGTTCTGAATACCATGACTGTAATGAAATTCTTGACGAACTCTTTGACCATGTCTACACCCAGCACAAGGAGCAAGTAACATGATTGAGTGCATAGAAGAATGTGATGGATCCCTAACATTCTCATGGGACGAAAACGATCCAGTTGAAAGAGTCTTGAATACTTGGACAGAGCAAGACTTCATCGATGCCATTATGGCCCAAATTAATTGCTTAAAGGAGGCAGAAGTTAATGGGGATGTTTGATTACTTCCGATCATCTTATGACCTTGGAGAACCCTTTACCGAGGTAGAGTGCCAGACAAAAGACATGGAGAGGGGCATAGGTGGCACTATGAGTACCTATTGGCTCGATCCTAGTGGGAGGTTGTGGCTTATTGACACCCGTGAAGCCTTTGACTTTGGTGAGGATCCAAACTGGGTCGATGATGGGAAAAAAATTTCCGCTCTGTTTAGGTATAAATTTTTACCAAATGGCAAGCATGGGAAGGTAACTCTTCATGACATCACAGACTACGTCTGCGTATATCCTGCTCGATGGGACGGGGAATGGGAGGACTGGCCAACTTGCCGAATACATTTTATCCGTGGAGTATTACAGGGCTATGAAAACATCTCTAAAATGGACTCGTATAAGTCCTCTGATTAATCTTGGATTTAAAACTTTTACTATATTTTCCCTCATTACAGCATTTATATATTGGGGGCTTAATAACGCTTACCAAAAATGACTAAATTTGAAGAAATAAACGAGTACTTTATGGCAGAGCATGGCTTTGCCTTATTCCTTATCGAGGAACCCTATCTCATGATGAGGAAACGCAAAACAGCAAGATGGGTTGGATCTGCTGATCCAAATATCACATTACTTAAACGGAATGGGAAGCCTACCACTCGTTATCCCAAATCCCGTGGTATAATTATGAACGGTGGGTTCAGGCCTATATCTCTGAACACTCTGGTATCAAATCTTAAGGACAACCGTCCTCTCTATTCCAAGATCTGATTTCAGTTTAAAGTTAAATTCAACTATTTATCAAGCCTCTGAGACTTATCCTCATGCTTAATGGGTAGTTGTCATGGTATCTCTAATTCATCTATAAACAATTGCAGATTGCAAAGATGACCCTGGAATATCGTGTCCATTACATCGGAGCTCATGAAAAAAACTTTAGTTACCCTAGCCCTGGCTAGTCTTTCTCTTATCCCTCTTTCTGCAAGAGCAGGACAACAATGCGGAGAAGCAAGTTATTATGGATTAGGGGACGGATATCAAGGTGGAATTACTGCATCTGGTCGAAGGTTTGATACATGGTCAAACCAGGCAGCTCACAAATGGCTACCCTTTGGTACTGTTGTTACTGTGACTGCTAATGGCCGAAGCACGAGAGCAGTGATCACCGACCGCGGACCTTTTGTCGGCGGAAGGGTCATCGACTTATCGGCTAAGTCCTTTGGCGATCTTGGTCCACTCTCACGAGGAGTACACAATGTCTGCATCTCGTGGAGATGAGATAACTAACAACTGAATACAAAGTTAGCCCCGAGCAAGAGCCTGGGGCTTTAAAGTATCAAAGTTCTTCTAAAACTGAACCTAATAAATACTCAATAGTGTTACAATCGGAAAGTATATCCTCTACAATATTTACTATTCCGTAATTGCGTCCACTCTCCGCTTCTTCTCTGAGTCTTTCCAGCCCTTCTCTGAATTCTCCATTAAGTCTTTGAAGTCCATCACAGAGATCAGACGCAGTGGCCCATGTTAGTTCAGGCACGGAGTTAAAGATGGATGCTCTGATCTCAATCCTTGCACCTCTTGCTTGTTCGGCCAAAATATCTACTTTTTCCTGTACCATCTCGTAGATCTTTTCAAAGAGTAGATGGAACTGATAAAAATTTGTGCCAACAATATTCCAATGTGCTAATCTAGCAGCACCTAAGAGATTATTTTGGAGTTCTAAAGCTTGGAGGAATAAAGTTTCCATATTTAACTATTGTAATTTTTATTAATTCCAAAGGGGATTTCTTGGAGCGCGGAGGTTAATGGATCTGAGTTAGGCACTGTTCCGGCCTCATTTCTCCATAGTCCAGAGTCTATCTTTAACTTAAACCAATCTGGGTAAGGATTGACATTCCCCTTATAACATTTCCAAACTTTTTGTAGATTACCCGACGTTACCTTGGTATTATCTACTACTCGAGTACCATCATCGTCTATTGAATAGGCAATTCTAGGAATAAATTCGTAGGTAGCTGTGCCATCCAATTCCTCAGAACATTCCAACTCAAGAGAATCTGATATTCCTCGTGGGCATCTAGGATCTTCTACAATATACTCCTCTGTATATTCTGTATTTATGACCCGTCTCCAAACAGCCAATCCAGTAAACTTCTGATTAGGGTCTAAAAGACATTTACGTTTTGGCAAGAAGTCTTCGATAGAGATGGGGTCAAATGCAGCACATGGTTGAGAGTAAAATCTTCCATCAGCAACTAGAACCTCAACGGAATAAGTTTGTTCGTAAATAAACTGAGATGCATCAGTAACTTGAACAAATCTCTCATTCTCTAATTCAAATCCGGTTTGGAATTCAAGACCCGGCACCTCTGGTACCCATCCAGTTACAGAGTCGGCAATAAGATCGAGGATTGGGAGAGAAAAACTATGTCCTTCTCTTTGGGTTTGCTTCTGGATGAGAGTTATAGTATAAGTAAGCTTTCTATTCCTAATAGTAGGAATATAGGCGCCTTTATTTGGGTTATTTGTAGAGCTGGATGAAAAACTGACAATAATCATTGCCTGTTCAGCAACTCTTCCCGACTCATCGATCTCCTCAGCAAGACGAATCACCACAGCGCTCTGTCCAAGAGTCCCATGGACCCTCTTATGGAGTTGATTCTCAATCTCTAAGAGCATGGATTAAAATTCCCCGCCGCTAATAAAATCTTGAAGTTCCCAGAAGCCTGTTGTGTAGTTATATAGCAAAGCATCTCCAGGTTTTACATTACGAATAAACCGCACATTGGCAAGATCTTGGATCTTACGATTTGCTTCCAACTCGATTACATATTGTCTTAGAGAGGCCGCATCTTGCTTATACTCACTCCCATCTGGGAATACGCCGATCCTGCCTCCAAGAACACCATACTGAGAACCATAATAACATCCACCACCAGACCCATCTGCCACAAGGTAAAATCCTGCTCCGTCAGGAGCAGCGGGGTTAAATGGATCATAGCCATAAGTCTGATTTGCCATTAGAACGTGTCTCCTGTTTGTAATCCGTCGTAATTATCAAATGTACCATCGGCAGTTTCCGTGGTATTTATTGCGTTAAGTGTATCTCCGTCTTGTGGATCAACAGCATCTGAAGTATTTGTAAACGCAGAGAGATCTCTTGTGGATTCAAGTGCATCTACTAGTTGATTAATATCAAGAGCCGATCCGGGCATTGTTGTTTCAATGCCAAGTGCGTTTCCATCAAGAGCTTCTGAATATGTCCGTGGTGAGGACATGGCTTCTTTACGTGGGAATTGGAAGAAACGATTATTTCCGCCTTCTCTTTGAACCCAACGATTTGTGGAATTTTCCGTGAAACTTCTACCCCTTCTATAGGAACTCTTAGTCATTGAGCAAGCACCGCCCCAATAGCGATATGCTTCTTGCCATTTAAGTCCGGTGGATGGAGAGGCTTTAGCCGCCCATAATTCGAGTTGCTGAAGAGCTTGTTCAGCAGCATCAATTACTTGTTGACGTGGGCGGAGAATATCTAAATACCATCGAGCCAAGATGGCCTGGGTACGACGATAAGACCCAGCAATAAGAATCTTCCCTTGAGGTGGGGCCGTTAGTATATAATTATTAATTAACGTCGCAGCATCATTAAGAGCAATTTGGATCTTATCAAAATTGATATTATTTCCTGTTGGATTGTCAATATTTGACAACTCCACGGCTTCTTGATATCCAAAAACCTCAATAAAGTAATCCACAGTTGCCGGATTACAATTATCCGCTACTCCAAACTTGTCTGGATAAGGAGAATTCGGCATAATTTAAGTCTATTCCTACTAGAACTTTAAACTATGGTATAATTATGCGTATGAGTCTACATAGCGCCTATCTTAAGTCCTTAGAATTAGCCTTAAATAGGAATATAAGAACAGATACATTCGTAATTAGAAGAACTGTATCTTATCTTAAAAAAGCAGTTTCAGATATCTATGATTCGGATCCTAAGATTGTCCGTCAAATCTCCGATAAACTCGATGAGTATTTAAACTCAACGGTCCATCTTGAGGTACAGTTAGAGACACTCTTTGGAGATAATAATGATCCACTAAGCAATAGAATTTATGAAGTAAATATCGCAAAACTTCACGAACTCAAAGCTAAGGTAGATTTTTTCTTATCACCATAAAAAAAAAGAGGCCCGAAGGCCTCAAAGAGATTATAGTGATTAGGCTCAGGCAACAGGATTGTTGAAGATGAAACCAGAACCACACTTGCCATTTTCACCCATGCCAACGAGCTCGAAGCTACGCTCAACAAGGATGTCGCCGGTGAATACTCTGCGCTCGATGTTGAAGCGCTCAGGAGTGGCGATAGGATAGCCACTGAGGGTATAGGTATAGGCGAAAGCAGGGTTGCCATAGTTGGCATCAAGAGCAGGCATGAAGCCATCGGTAGCTCCTGAAGGATGGTAGAAGAGAACAGCAACGTTGTTGTAGATATTCTCAAGAGTACCATCAGCAGCAAGCTTAAGACGACGTGCTACGCGGATCTCGTCAAGACCAAAGATCTGAGCGAGGGTCTTCTCATCAACGAGAACACCGCGCTGCATGAAGTCACGAATACGCTTGTTACGCTTGAGGGCGTTAAAGGCGTCAGGTGAGATAACCATCTTGTTAGGATAGACACCGATCTGAGAGCGAACTTGCTCTTTGGCGTCGTCCATGAGGACCTCAACGTCAGCAGTTGGGCTATTGAACTGATCAGCACCACCATTATAGGTAGAAAGATCAAGAACATTACCAGTCTCATACTGGGTAGAATCGGTTACAATAGTAGCAACCTGAACTTCCCAAGACTGCATGAGGCGGTTGGCAGCGTCCTTAGCAGCAAACTGACGAAGGTCAATTTGAGCAGCGCCGTTCTTGGCTTCAGCAGCGACTTCTTCGGCGATTTCCCAGCTGATCGCTTCCTGACGGAGAGCGAACGAACGGGTTCCGAATTCGTTCTGGATCTTCTGGATGTTAGTTCCAGGAGCGCGGAGGAACGACTGAGCCGCAAAAGCCTCCTTACCAAAAACGAGTGTGCGTCCAGCTCTGGTATTCATAGATACCGAGGGAGCGAAAAATGTAGCTACACCTTCAGCATTTTTGTAGCCTTGGGCGAGTTGCGTAAGAATTGGGTCAATTACGCGGACCTGATCTAGATTCATCATAGTTAATTACTCTCCTTTAAGTATCTATCAAGCGCCAGCTTCGTTACCGAGCTTGACACGAATGTACTGACCTGCAGTAGCATTCACAGATGTGTCAAGAGCACGACCAAGAACAACGCCAGCACCGGCGGTCTTAGAAGCGGTTCCAGTAGCAGTAGCATACACAGCGTCATCTACACCAAAAGCGGCAGAAGCGGCATCGACTTCAACAATTACGATACCGGAGGTAACGATTGAAAGAAGGCCTTGGTAAGGGAATACGCTAGTTTTGAAAGGGGTTGTGGAAGGATTGAGTTGACCTTCGTAAACGAGGGTGGATCCGTCATCAACCTGATAGCCCTTAGCGGTGAGTTCACCTTGGCCAGGGGCAGCATAAACGCTAACACCAGCAGCATAAGCGCCGGCAGCGGGATAAGCACCATTACGCTTTACGAATCTGTGAGCTTCAACAGCGGCTGTTGTCTGCACAGTTTCAACGTACTGGTGGTCAAAAGACATATAACGTGGGTCAGTTGCCATTTTAGTTTACTCCTTATGAGTTATCTGAGATAATTGCCTTCAGAGCTACGGTGTATTCAACGCCTTTACTCTCGGCATACTCCAACGCTTGCACGTGGAGATCAGCGGTTGAGGGGTCGTAGATATAACCATCAGCTGAAGGTGTGATTGACTTCTTAGCTGCTGGAGCAGAAGCCTGGGTTGCGAATTCTTCAAAACTTACCATTGAGGGTAGATTCTCAAGAACATTTTTAAAGAAATCAAATTGTGAAGTCTTACCTGACTCCGAGAAGTTCACGGAATTCTTATTATTAAGAGTTTCCATGAAACGTACTAGATCAGTTTTAGGAACGATTTGCTGAGTAAGCTTGCCATCCCCATAGAGAGTTTCGCAGAAATCAGAGATTTCCTTCTCTCTCATCAACTTCTTCTGTCTGGCAAGTTCTTCTTCCAATTCGGCTACCCGAGCTTGTAGATTGCTCTGAACTCCCATAGCTTTTTCGCTATGATCCAGAGTTCCTGTAGCCTCTTCTGGTGAGGTCTCTTCTGCCATATCGCTCATTTTCTTTTTCTCTTCTTCATCCTCGTCCTCTTCATAGCTCTTGCATCCTTCACCATTATCAGAAACTTCAGTTTCTTCCTCTGCTTCCTCTTCGGCGTAAGTTTGCTCTCCCTTAGGTTCTTCAGCACCCTTTACTTCTTTGGAAGTGGGATGCTCAGCTTCAGATGGCTTTTCACCTTCCTTAACCGTTTCACCCATATCCTCGGTTTCTTTCTCTTCATCTTCATCTCCCCCTTCATTTCCTTCCTTTTTAGCTTCAATAGCCTTTTTAAGTCCTTCGGGCATTTCGCCATAAGACATTCCATCACCTTCCATCATGGAAGCAGCATCAGTTTTAAGAGCTAGAGCCTTGATTAGCTCATCAATTTCGTATTCTGAGGCGAGTTGAGCGATCTTTTGATCATCTCCTTCCATATCTCCCGACACGTCGTCGGTTTCCATTTCAGGACCCTCATCTCCACCTTCTTCAGCAGGCTCAGCCGGTGTATCAGCACCAGCCGGAGGCATATCTCCACCTTGGGTATCGGTATCTGAATCCATGGCATCTGGAGTTCCGTCGCCATCATCATCAGAATCCATGGCATCTGGAGTTCCGTCCCCGTCAGCATCGGTGCTATCAGCATCGTCAGTAGGGGGCTCATCAGCCATACTCATCATGGGATCTTCGGTGGGCATCTCTGCATCCATGCCATAGTCCATGTCATATTCAGCAGGCGCGCCGGTTTCAGAGATCTTATTTCCGTTATCATCGTATACATTAGCGCCAGATGTACCTCCGCCACCAATGTTAATATTAACAGTCATTCCCCCTTCGGAGTGTTCGATCACCGAAGTAGGAGTTTCTGTTTTGGTTCTTTTCCTGGCCATAGTTTGATTTTTTCCTAAGTTTTCTTTAAACGAAATAGAAGACTCCCCTTCGGAGGGGGTGAATGTGATAGTTTCCGAATCGGAAATTTCGGAAAAAGCGGTTAGCCCTTTAACCGCTGGGATTGAAACCAATCCAAGATGCCTAAGGGCTAAGTTCCCAGGTGTGGGATTTGTTTCCGCTTCTGGTAAGTAAAATGAACTACTTACTTTTTTAAAAACTCCATCTCGTATTAGCTTTTCGGCCTTGGGGGTAAGTTCGACCTTACCCCAAAGCTCTTTGCCTTTTCTCCAGACTTTACGTACCCAACCAAGAGCGGGAGTTCCGTCATCTTGGTCATGGCCAATAATCAACGGAGCTTCATGCTGTTCTGGATTGTATGTATTTACAACCTGCTCGAGATCATCCTCAGTAAAGACCATTTTCTGGCCAGTTGAGGAGATCTGAGGACCAGCCCTAAACATCTCAATAAATACAACCTTTCGGGGTTGTTGAGATGAAAGAGGCTCTTTAGAGTTAAGTACGTGTTCTTTCATTTATCAGAATACTGATGCAGTATTGAGAAGATAATTAAATCTTTCTTCATTTCTGGAGAATGAGTCGCTCAGTTGAGCCACTTGTCCCGCGGGGGTTCTTACGATAGTAACGAGTAGACGTTCTAGAGTTGGGCTTGTGGCCACATAGACATCGAGTCGTACAGATCCTCTTTCAAGGTCTTCGTTAGTATTATTAGCTGAAGAACAAACCACAAGATAGGCCTGTTCTGGTCTCGAGCCAAATAACGCGCCTTGACGGAAGAATTGTCCACATACCTGTGAGGCAATAGACTTAACTCTCGCGTATACTGTGCCCGCTGAATCAATCTGCTCAAATAGGATGTCGTCAAAACTACGTCCTAGGACATCAATGAGAACATTGAGAATAGCACGAGTATTAACAAATTTAAACAGAGGATTGGGGGAAAGAGTTCTAGCTCCCCAAGTTACGATACCGCGGTTAGGAAGTGAACGAATTGGGTTCAGACCTAAGGCATAAGTAACTTCTTGTTGCTGAGCAGAAATTTCAAATTTCAGTCCAGCTGCACCACGTAGTGGATAACGAGCGCCGGCGGGAGGTTGCTGGAAACCTTCATTGACATATCTCGAACAGGCAATACCTGCTACATAACTTGAAGGAGCAATATAGCGATCATCAAGATTCTTCACATATGGGGCATAGAACGCGCCATGGCCATATGGAGCACCAGCGATACCCTTGAGATAATCAAGTTCATCTTGGACATTGGTGAGAGAAATCTCATCAGCTCCGCAGTCGATCAGAGCGAGATGTTGTGTTCCAACGATTCCTTCAGTAGAACCGAGTTTACCCTCTGCAGCCTTAAGAAGGGCTTGAGTAACTTTAACCCGCTCTTGACGAGCTTCGGTTTTGCTTGCAAGATCACCACCAGCCTCATATGTGAGAACTGTATAAGCCTCAGGAGCCAAGAGGAAACCAGGAGCTAATACTCTAGAATCCATACCCTGTTCGATGGCATAGACAAAATCATTTGCCTTTGCATTTAGAGTGTACTTATATGACTCATAACCGGGGTTCTGATCAACTGAAACTAATTTGATAACATTAGAGTCGGGAAGACCAGCTCTTGTTGTTCCAGGATTAATCGGAGAACTTACGCCATTACGAGAAGTTACCTTAACCTTGAGTACATATTCATGCGAATAGAAACCATTAGGAACTGATTTATCAAGCGCGTAAGAAGCACCTGCTGTAATAGTTACATTTGCGGGTGTTACAGTGGCTGTGTCATTATCTGTTACGCCAGTAACAGTGAATCTAATTCCATTAGCAGTGAAGATATCACCTTCAGCGAGTTCAGTTGTAAATGAGGTTAAGGTTCCTGTTACGGTACCACCACTAATTGCAATTGAACCAGTGAGTGCAATTTCATCAAGTTCTGGACGAAGATACGGAGCACCTGCATCGGCTGTAAGAAGAGCAACTTGGTGACCATTGTTAGGAACGTAGGTGTCCCCAGAAACATTAGTTCCAGTAGCAACTGCTTCAACTTCATAATATCCATCAAGTTCTTTCTCGGTTAGGATTGCTTGAAGTTGGTCTCTAAGAGCATTAGCTAGATCATCTGGCTTAGCTCCATTAACAATGATTACGCGATCTTCACCAGCTACATTGACATAAAATGCCTGAACTGAGTCGGGAAGATATCCATTGCGAGTGGTTATGCCACCAAGAGTTGTAACTTCGCCACTTGGAACTGCATCTTGTCCACCACTTTGAATCTTGGCAAAAGTCGTAGTGCCGAGGTCGTAGGACCAGTAAGCAGCACTTGCATCAGCCCAAGATGTAGGAACTGTGTTTCCGGTGGAAAGATCCTTAGAAACAGCAACGATCTTATTATCAGGGATAGAAGCAGCATCTGCGTACACGTTCTGATCGATTAAGAAAGCCTTAACGATAGCAGACTGATCAGTCGCGGGGTCATAAGCGAGTTTTCTAACCGTTACAGCAGTTCCAGGAGCACCTGTAATCTGTACAAATGTGCCTCCAGAAGATGTTGCGAGTTGAATCGCATTTCCAGACTTATTAACTACGTAATATACTGAATTAAGTGTAAGATTTAATGTTCCTGCATTTGTTGTTTCAAGAACAACCTTATCACCATTGGCAAGTCCAGTTGAACTGTCTAATGTTACAGTGTCATTAACCGAGTCAAAAGCCGTAGTTCCGGCATTATATTCTGTAGAACTTTCAAGAAGGAAAGAACTAAGTTGACTTCCAGATACAAAGAGTACACCCTCCCCTGTAGCTTGGTCTCTAGATACACAACGGAAGTTAATCTCTTTTACCGAAGTATAAAATTTAACAACAGACTGCGTATTAAGATTTAAAGGAGAAGCGTAAGTAGTATCGCTAAATTGATAAGCTACAAACTTATCAATCTGAGGAAGACTTCTGGTATCTTTAGAAAGAATTCTAAATTTACCCTGAGTTGCCTCGGTGGCATTCTGCTCAATGCGATAATAATCAGCGAAACCATCACCGTTCCCAGCGAGGAAAAGGTATAGATCACGAGCGTTATCTACTGCATCAAGAGCAGTTGTTGTGATTACACGAATTTCATCACCCTCATTATCGTTAACTCCGATCGGGGTTCCGAAATACCTACCATTAATCTTAATTGCAAAAGCGTTATATCCAGCGCCAGCACCTGAAGCGGCGATGTCTACAACGGTTTCAGGAGTTGGAGTTACTCTAGTAAAATAGAGGATACCATTAACACCTACATTATCAAAGAAAGCTCTAACAGCATCGTATGATGCAAGAGCACCTTTGTTCCCTACAGGAACACTTCCACCAACCTTCTCAAGATAATCGGCAACTGAACCGATTTGAGTAGGGGCGTAGGGCTCAAGAGCAGAATAGGCATTAATAGCGTCTTCTCCATAATAATCTTCGGTGGGTGTAGTACCAAAGATATATCCCACTGCATGAGTTGCAATGGGCTGCGGAAGAGAGCCAGTTGTTGCCTGAGCAACAAAGACCCCCGGCCTATTCAATGTCGCGGCATTGATTCTGATTGGATTGGCCATAGAGATTTGAAGACACTATATCTTTCACTATTATCCTTAAACAAACAGCGAATTATAACTTGTTTATACGATAATATCTTTCTTGTATAGGAGAAAAAGCTCATTCATCAACCAGTCTGGACATGAGCTATGGCCACATCTCTTATACTCGAGAAGTTTCATTGATTTACGTAAAATTTTATTAAAATCATTTGTGTCTACGTATCTTGCGCATACTTTTACAAAAGACTTTAATTCAGTTTGATCCTGCTCGATACAGATAGAGCATAAAATGATAATTAATTTTAGCTTATCTGAATCAGTCATTTTTAATAGAATCCATTGCGTCCTTATGGATCTGTGTCATGGCAATAAATTTTGTCATTGGAACTTTCTCCATTTCTAGCACATTAACAAATGATCCATTTTGTATACCATAACAGGCTTTTAACCAGGAATATTTAGGGATATAGTTGCATAAGATGTGCTCCTTTACGCAATTAAATATCCCGATGATTATTCTCTGAGTAAAAAGTCCAAAATTTATCCTATCTATGCTCAATAGAGTGAGGATATTTTGAATATCATCAAATGATACTCTTTTTTGTTCTTCATTTATTTCCTGCCCTTCATTATCTAGAATGAGATCTAAATATTCCAGATCTTGCCCAGTTATATCTCTAAAAAGTATTTTCCTTCCTTTGGAATCTTTTACTGTAATTGTGTAATCATGATTACGAACTACTTCAAATTCATGACGTTTCTTCATCTCCTCCAAGTCCTAGGAGTTGATTAATGGCCGCTCCAAGCATTTTAAGTTGTCTTGCACGAAGTCTTTTTGCGTCTTTCAATGTAAGTCTTTTTTGACCAGGAGATGGTGAATGAAGAATACAGATAGTTTGCAACGTAGCTTCTACCTCAGAGATTTTTTTATCTTCAGAGATACGTGAGATCTCAATAAGATCATCAGCAGAGGGTTCTTTTAAACAAAGAAACTTACCGGAGGCAATTTCTACCGGAATTACTTCAGGTTCGCCAAAGTCAAATGCGTCGTCTTCAAATCCCACCTCTTCATCATGAGAGACTCTTGACATTTTGCTTATTGCCATAGTGTTTATATAATGTCCAATTCTTTAAACCCCTTTGTTTAAATTTAAAATAGAGAGAAAAATCGGTATGGCGGTAAATAATAATCCATATGAGTCTTGGCAACGACTCCGTCAAAATTCCGATTATAGATCTACAGATACTCAGATAAATTCTTTAGTTCGTCAACAACTCTCCCAAGAAGAGTATTTAAGATCCTCTAATAGAGTTAATTCTGGTCCTAGGCAGATTACACGGGCCAATATGGCAAAAAACACTCCCCAATCTCCGCATGTCTTAGCTCCAGAGGATATGTGGGGATGGCAAAATTGGGCTAATAAACCCTCCTCTGCAGAATCACCTTTGGCAACTGGATTAAGAGAAGAAAATACTACTACTACTGATATTCCCGGCGCCTCCTATCCTCCTGGTTATAATGTCGGTGGAATGACTGGTGGATGCAACTCATGTCGCAGGAGAAGATACTAATGACATATAGACGTAAAGTAAAAAATCAAAAAGCAGAAGAACCTGAGAATAATATTGAGTTGTTTTCTGAAGAAAGAACTCTTCCAACAATTGAAGAAGTAGAAGAAAATATTAAAAAGGTGATTGAAATAGATAAAATGATTGAAAAAACTTTAGAAAAACTTGACGCGCTTCCAAACGTCTCCCAACCACCTGCCCCTACTGGTAAAGTTTTTATAGGCGAGGAGGATAAGAGGTTATTCAAACGTTTCAATCAACATATTATTAAGAAACTCGGGATTACCGGAAATAGATCCTTCAAACTCTGATATAATTGTATCAGAGATAACAATTTTATGAAGCCTGAATTAATCGATGCTTATATGGATATTGCAGAAAGATTTGCTCAGGTTTCTAAATGTAATAGGCTTAAAGTAGGTGCTATAATTGTTAAAAACGGATCGATTTTGGCTCATGGGTGGAATGGAACACCTAGTGGATATAGGACTAATTGCTGCGAAGATGAGAATGGAGTAACATCTCCATTTGTTCTACATGCAGAGCAAAATGTCCTTGTTAAGATGGCAAAATCAACAGAGTCTATTGAAGGAGCCGAATTGTTTTGCACCCATTCACCGTGTTCTGAATGCTCAAAGCTTCTTGCGCAGAGCGGAATTAAAAAGGTATATTTTAAACATAAGTATAGAATCACAGAAGGGATCGAAGTTTTAAACGCACTTGGTGTAGAGACTCAGGAGGTCCCATGAATTTCAATACAGATGAAGAAAAACAAGCACTTAAAAACTCTCTGCTTAATACAGAAAACCTTAATGAAACCTTAGAGTGCTTAGAACATGTCCTAATTCATAGGACGCCTTTTGCTCTTTATGTTGCCACAGCTGATAGGGTGGATTGTATGTGGATATTTGATCCAGATACAGTCTATGAGATGGTTGGAGGAATGGATAAATATATCTCTGTTTATGATGAGATGTTTCCTACTGACGAAGATAAATCGGTTGGTGTAGTATTTTTTATATTAAAAAAAGTCGGACCTTTATACTCGATCCGACTCAGTATTGAGATTATTGAAGAGATTATTGAAGAATTATACGAAAACGTTTAATTTTTTAAGCGCAAAAATTACTTCATTGATCTTTTTTGCAATCAGTCTATTTATATCTCGTTTGTAAGAAGATCCGGCATTTACAGTTTTATTTGTTGGAATAACAGCTAATTTTGTATCTGGAGTAGCAGTATCAAAAGCAGTAATTTGAAACTCTACATCAAATCCATTAGCATCTTCTGCAATAAATATATCACCGAGATTTAACTCTCCGGTAAAATCTGTGCCACTTCCAGTAACAATACCACCAGATATACTAATAGTACCTGAATAATATAAAGAGTTTTGCTCAATCTCTAAAACGTCGATTGCTTCAGTTTGTGACTCTGGAGTCACTGTTTCTAACGCTAATACTCTAGACGCAAGAGTCTGAATATCTACATCATGGGTATTAATTCTACTTGTTAAATCATTCTGATTGATTGTAAGCTCTTGAATTTTTTCCCTTTCATTACTAATGTTACTTTGCAAATTCTCCTCTAGGGTGTTAATATCATCCTCTAGAAGTTGGAATGCCGTCTCAAGATTTGATATTGACGTAGAAGTTGCCTCTGAAAGAGCTGATTGAGCAGAGGCAATTGCAGTTGTAAAAATTCTTAAATCGCGGACTTTAGCGTATGTTCTGTCCGCAAAACGAACATTAACAAGTCCCATTTCAGTTGTAGGATCAACAGATTCTGCCAGGCTTACACCAAGCTTTAGTCCAGTTTTAACCCCACTACCATCTTCGACAAAGATCGTTCCCTCAGTAGTTAATCCATCTTGGGAAAGAACTTCTCCAGTTGTTGAGATTTCCTGCCTGGAGATATTTAATAACCCTCCGGCATAATCTTCGATAAAACGAAAACGTAAGTCAGCCATAATATTCTTTAATCAGAGATTCTTCAAGATTAGTGGTAAAAAATGCGTACATCTGGGGAGGGATTATTGACACCGGAGGCGGATTGTCCCACAAAACAAGCCAATTGTTACATAGCAACATTCTGATCTTAGAGGCAATACGTCTATTCCCCCAGTCTATCTCAGTTCCTCTAAGATCCAAAACTGTCTCATAGGTTTTTCTAAACATCGAAAATTGTCTATTCGATGAAGATGTTTGCACTGGGCGAAAATCTCTGAGAAGTCTTTCCTGTAAAGTTGAAGATAAATTACAATTTTTAGCAATTAATGCCTTTATTCCTTTATTATTACCAAGATTAATAACATCAAGGGCTTGACAATTTGAAATATTTAAAACTTCTAGATTTGGAGCATCTGTAATAAATACTCCTCTCATGTTTCTATTACCTTCAAGGTTTATATACTTCAACCTATTCCGCGTTAAATTAAAATTTGCGTGGACTAATGTATTCTTTTGGAGATTGATTTTTTCAATTTTAGGGTCTATGATGGTATTTGTTTTTGTATCTATCCAATGATCTTCCCAAGTTAAAATATCTTGGTTTGTTAATTTGAGTTCTTTTAGCGGACCATCATATCTGTCATCTATATTAACCTCAAGCAAAAAAGAATCGTTCATTTGCTTGTAAAGTTTTGCTGAATTATTTACATAAGAACCAGAAGGATCTGGCATCTCAAAATAATTAAAGTTCTCAGGTGATTTAAGTCCGAACGATAATGTTTTTATGTCCTTTGAAGAAACTTTAAAAAATGAATGAAATTTTTTCATTTCAGTCTGCCTCCAGCTAAGGTCTTAGGACAAAAACCTAGAAAATAATTACCTTCAAATGGTATAGAAAACTTCTTACATTTAATAATATTCATACAAATTTGATATTCAAATGGTGAATCGAATGTAGCGCAGTTAAATTCTGCGTTCTTTTCAAGTTTTGCTTTTATACCTTCAATAATTCCAAACTCTGTATTATTATACTCACTAACTTCTCCTCCTCCAGAATTAAATACCAGTGGTAATCCACCAATATTAGAAGAGATAGGTTCACCTCTATTTCCAAACCCTTCTATATCCGCGCCAAGTAATGAAACATATGCCGGTGGAGTGTTATATTCTGAAGTAGAAACAAAAGCCTTGGATGGCTTAAATTCTAAGAAAGACCCTAATGGACGATCTATTGAGATTGTTTGTGGAGACAATCCAGGAACAGTTTTATATTCTTCTGGGAATAGAGACTTATTTATTTGATTAACACATCTTTCATCTGAATTTGCATATAATGCTTCGCAGTCTTCTCCACCAAATCTTCGACAAGAAGCTATTGGATCAAACGCAGAAAATAACTCAGCGGGGATGGGAAATTGATTGGAAGGTTTTTGGATATATGATACTCCTAATACGTTAGATTGTATAGGGGAAGTTAATTCTTCATCTGCATATATACCTGGGACCTTGTATTCTATGGGTGAGACTATTAAGTCTTTTGGAGGAGTTTCGTAGGAAGTTGCAGGTTTCCAAGAAATATCCCTAGATAAATTTCTTGTGATGGCAGATGATTCATCAGTTTGATTAATTAGATTAATTAATTTATTCTCCTCTGCAAATTTAATAAAGTTATTAACTAGATTAGAAGTAATTGCTTTGGGGATCTGTGATAATACATTTATTTGAGGATTCTGAGAAAATAAAACCCGGTATTGTTCTGGGGTTATTGAGTTTATTACTGGGATACGATTAGGTATTCTGGAGTTACCAATACCTGGAGATTCAAGAATTGGAGCATTTCCAGCAAAACTCTTGATAGAGATAATATTTTCTTCGTCAGAAGAGGATAATAATTGAGAAACAACATTACTCAACGACTCATATGTTTTATTCTGAGCATTTAATAACGTTTCTAATTTATCATTACCTTCAGATGTATATGTGTAATCAAGATTAGATTCGAAAATGATATTAATGATATCTGTTACTTCAATAATACTTTCTAATCCATCTATGAGTGAAAGAATACCTATAGAAGATGTACTTGGACTCAACTTAAAATTATTTAGTTGTGATGAATTTTTGTAAAATCCTAACTTTATTCCTAACCCAGTTATATTAGCGTACTGAATAAACTTTGTAAAATTACCTCCATTAAACCCATCCAACATCTGCCCTAAAGGAGTTGTTGGGGACGTTGCACCTAAAATAGAAACTAATTCTTTACCTGTTAGACCTATGGATTTATCGTAGAGATGTCTAATCGTCTCTACCGACTGAATATTACCCAGATTATCTCCAAGTTCTTTTGTCCATTGTTTTAAGGCAATAGGAACTACTTTATTAGCCTGAGGATAACTTAAGTCTGGGGTTAAAAACGGATCCGAATAATTACCTTGTATTACTTGGTCTATAATTGGTTGCAGAAGTTCGATATTATCTTTTGACTTTATAATATTCTCTTGGCCTGATTGAAATAGATATGTAATCGACTCAAGAAGAGTGAGGTTATTCTGCCCAAGTAACTTTGTAAACTTAATAAGTTGATTCGGATCGACGGCATATGTCAATCCGATCAATAATCCAACTAATTTTGGATATTGATTTATTTGGATATATGTTGCTTTTGATTTATCTTTTTGTGCAATTGCAAGAATATTCAGTAATCCGTCTATGTCTGATGTAGAATATAAGAATGAAAGATACGCATTAATACCATCTTCTCCCCCAATCTCATATATTAATTGCGATAACTCAAATCCCTTAAAGAAAGATTTAAGATCATTAGAATCTGAAAGTGGAGAAAAAGATGTAATTAGTTCGGAGAAACTATTAGCATTTAATAAGCCATTAATCTCTGAATCCTTAAAACCTAATGATCTTAAGAATGAGATTATTGCAGTATTTTGGGATTGGAACGATTTTGTCCCAATATTCGGTATATAAGAAAAGGAGGAAATACTTAACTTTTTAAGTGTATCTACAATTGTTTTTACTTGTTCGTTAATAACATTTGATACATTTAAGATAAACTCTAGAGACTTACCTGGCAGTTGAGTAAATATAAAAGTATTTGAGAGTCTTACATACGAGTCTATCAGATATCTAATATTTCCAGAAAATCCAGGACCGACACCAGAGGGCAAGTCATTTAAAAATGGACTAGGAGGAAATATTCTTTGAATTTCTTTTAGTTGAGGCTCAATAGAACCCAGACCTTCATACCCACTTAATTGACCCCTTGAATCTAATGAATTTAAAATAGATCCAGTTAAGTCACCTAAGTATAGGCATCTGTTATATAGAGTTTCTAAACCTGCTAGTAGAAGATCTATGCTAGGATTTATAGTATAACTATCTTTTTTAGATTTTGGCGTATAACGATCTGCTACTCCATTCCTAAACTGGACAAATATTGGATTATATGTAATTGTTTTTTGAGCAATATTAATCCCTTCTGGGATTTGTTGTCCATGGATAAAAGTCTTTAACTTTAAAAATCCCTTTAAGAAATTAAGTCCAGGGATTCTATTTGTTGTAATTTTTGATAAGAAAAGAACATCAAATCTTCCAAATGAAGTTTGATTATTGATTATTTCAAATGCGTTACTCTTATTACGTCCGTAAGCGCAAGCAAGAAGAAACTCTGAATATTTAGTAATATATTCCACACCACCAAGCACTGAACCTTCATACCCACCAAAATAATCGGTGAGAAGTTTCATTCGTTTGATTGTGCTAAATAAAGTTTTTCCCTCACCACCAAAAGTCGTAGTAAGAAGATCCTCATTTACTGATACTGGATCTGAATATTCAACGATCTTTGAGTCTGACGAGATAGCATTAATATCAAATCCATTATCTAAAAATCCTGCATAATACTGCTGGATATTTTTGTCGTAGATTTCTTTAAAAGTAGCTAATGAATTAAGTCTTTTAGAAGTATATTTTGTCCATTGTTCTTCTTCAAAAATCTCACGATTAGGAGAAGTTACATTCGAATTTAACTTATATAACGAACCATTATAAATGATCAAATCATTATAAGTAATATTAATTCTATATTGTGATTTACCAATTTTTCCAGCTACCCTATTATATCCTAAGGGTGAGTATGAAGTAGCATCAGAAAGTTCTTTAAATACTTCCCAATATCGTTCTTTAGGAAATAAAGTATAAATTTTTCTACTATCTCTATTGATTTCTTTAGGTGAGAAAATAAATTGATCCTCTGAGTACTGATATTCTTGAGGTGTTTGTAAAATATCGAATACAGATGAAGATGAGAAAAAATTTATATCAGATACACTAGTTTTAATAAGTTGGCCATATTCTTTAATGGTACGTAAAAACTCAATGTATACTCCAGGCACTTCGTTTACATATGACTCAACTACTGAAATAATCGAGTCAAACAACTCAACTGGGTAAGGTTGACCTATCCCTACTACAAATAGTCCCTCAAGAATTATAGATTTTAATGGCTCTAGTAGTACCGGATCTCCATTCTCAATCCGATCAATAATCAAAGGTAGGAGTTGGTTGATTAGGGCTGATAACTCCTTTCGTTGTTTATCTGTATTAAACGCACCAAATTCTCTCTCATACAAGGAAAATCCTTGAGAGATGATTAATGGAATTCTCGGTTTTAGTAACTCTATGAAAGGAGAACTCATCTGCTACACATACTTTTCTAAACTTTAAACTTTGAGTTTAAAGCTTTGAGACTTAAATAGATCCGATGCAATCAAAAGTTTCTGTGCTCCTTCTTAAGGGTAAAAATGTCGATGAGATGTCCGACATGAATAAGATGGCAGTGCATCTTGAGCAAATGCTCACAGAAAAAGATGGGGTGGATTTTAAAACTCGTCAAGGACTTACTGACCCATCGATAAAGTCTTCTGATTTTATTGTACTTTGCGGATATGACTGTGGAATACTATCAGAACTTTTTAAGGCATTGAGTGTTATTGAAGGAATGGATGGAGATGAAGGTCCTATAGTCTTCTTGTATGAAGAACCAGGCGTGTCTGTATATGAGCGAATTAACTACATTCTGACCGAAGGAATGGATTTAAGGCGTATATCTCCAAAGGTTTTTAAGAAAGTTGTTGACACTACCTCCTACCGTGATATAATTGGGTATATCGACGTATCTTTGCGCAAACTTGGAACTGCAACAGCTGCTTAGTATTGCCACGGAATTGAGAACAGAGCAGGGATCTCCATTGCTCTCAAGTGAGCTTATCCTTGAAAGGATTCTTGAGTACGATAAGTGGAAAACAGAAGCCACATTTAGTCACGAGTTACAACTTGAGGAGTTAAGGCAATCATCCTCAACTCCACGTAAACAAACCGCATTTAAGTCCGATCCAGAATTCTCCGAAGAAGATAAAAAATTTAATATTATTAGTTCTTATGGAACATGTAATGAAAAACATCTAGGGCTAATATCTAAAACAAAGGTATGGGAAGGGGCTAATGAACGTTCCCTGAGGTTGTTTGAGAACTGGTATTCACACATCCAAGATAACAATATCCTTCCATTAAAAGACCTAAAAGAAGGGCGAATTAAAATGCTTCTTCTGGCATTTTTATGGGCTTCTGGATGTGCCCATAGGGCCCACAAATGGCCTGATGCTCCAGATATTTACTATATCGATGCTCTCAAAAAAGATCTAGAAGGACGATTTTCTAAATTCAGTAAGCATAGTATTGTTGCAGCATATGAATCTCTTAAAATCTTTTGGAAAGAGATTAATGACTATGAACAATGTCCTTTTAACATCACTCTAATTGGCCATATACTCGACGATGCTTATATCTATGTATCGGAAAAAGCTACCGAAGAGAATAAACTTGATATTAAAAATTCGCCGTTATTCTCTGAATTTGAAAAAGTTTTCCCCTATGTCCCTTTGGAAATCTTGGAAAAATACTATACGAAAAATCGTAAGAACTTTGTAGCCGCTGGGGTGGCTGCTCTAAGAAAAGTTTTCACTACTAGACTCCCTGAGGAGTTAGAACACCGCTACTCAATCGGAGAATGGCCTAAAAAATGGCATCTCCATATCGCCACCTTTGAAGAAAAGTGGCAACAACAACTTTACGATATCACTAATCAAACTCGCGAGGAGCAAAAACAATGGAAAAAGGAGTAAATATCCTTACCCTAGGGCAAAATGTAATTGTCGAAGGAGCCGAAGAGGCCATTGAAAGATATGAGAAGGGAGAAATCACTGCTGATGAACTCCGCGATATTATTCTCGATCTTGATGTAGTCTATATCGATCAGTCTAAGTTTAAAGATAAAAAAGATAATAGATCCTTAGAGTAGGTAATAGAATGGCAGACGATCGCCCTTCGATAACAAAACCAAAGACCGGGTATTATGATAGATACTTTAGTCTTGGTGTGGGTCAGGGCGGCCTTGCGGGGTATAAGGCCGATCCTTATGCCTTTGCGGGTAATGGATACATCACAGGTGGCACGATCCTTCCTCGTCGTGATGATATCCTTATTGAGGAAGGTGGTGGCGGGCCTCGAGCAATCGAGAAGTACATGCGGCTGTTTAACGACAGCCAAATTATCTCTGCGTGGGAAAAATTAACAGGAGAGATCGTTCAGAGAAAGTGGGAGGTAGATCCTGCAAGTCCATCTGACCGTGATGAAGAGGTAGCAGAATTTGTCCGCCAAGTGCTTTATCGCATGGGGACAAATACTCGTCAGGCCTATGGCAAGGAGATGCTAGTTACATCTAACTCAGCATTTGATACTTTTATCCGAGGAATGTGTGAATCACTGATCCTAGGAATCAGTATCGGTGAGATCTGCTGGATGAGACAGGGAAACTACATCGTTCCTTCTGAAATTAAAATTAGAGACCCAAGAAGATTCCTCTTTGTACTCAATGAAGATGGAACTATATCTCCGCGTCTTCTCACAGTGGAGAGTTCGGTAGAGGGTATTGCTTTGCCCCTCCGCTCCATGGTCATCCATAGGCACTGGTGCTATAGTAACTTCATGGATCCATATGGCACAGGACTTGGTCGCCAACTCTATAGCCTTGTGGAATTTAGACGGACTTTAATGTCCTTCTGGTTGCAATATGCCGATAAGCATACAACACCCACAGCAGTTGGTAAATTTAGCCTTGGCACCCCAGAAGACGAGGTAAATTCACTCTTTACTGCGCTCCAACGTCTTGGCCAAGAGACAGCCATCGTAATTCCTGATGAGATGGATATTAGTTGGCTTGAAAGTCAAGGCCGTTCTGAAGTGTATGAAAAACTCATCGAGTATGTTGATCAGCAGATTAGCTTTGTAATTAATGGAGAGAATACTGTTGGCCAAGAGACAGGAAATGTTGGTTCTTATGCCCGAGATCAAATCTCCGACTCGGTACGTATGCGTAAAGCTAAAGCGTTCTCAGAAGAACTTGATGAGACGCTCAATGCTACTCTTATACGATGGATTGTTGAACTTAATTATCCAGGGGCGCCTGTACCTAGACTTCGTAGAAACTTTGATGATCTAGAACAACGTGAAGATCCAGTCAAGATTGTTCAAATGCTTACTCAACTCCAGGCTATAGGATACGAGGTCAAGGATATTGACTGGATGAGAGATAAACTTGAGATTCCTTCCTTAGCGAAGATGGAAATGAATCCGATGATGGGTGGTGCCCCAGGTGGAATGCCGCCCGGCGGAGCACCTCCAGAGGGTGGTGGTCAAGCACCGATGTCTGAGGACAAGAATCCAGAAGATGTGAAAAATGGTTCTATGGGAGCCTTCGGAGCCGATCCTAATGCCCATCTTGAGTTATTTGATTTCTCTGAATTCGATGAGGAAGGCGATCTTGAAGATGAGAGTCAGAAAGATAAGGTTGCTAAGATCATTGCCGCTAAATTTGATGGTGGTCTTGATGATGTTGGGTTCCAGAGAATTATTTCTACGGGTGACTCAGAGGCAGACGCATCTAACTCTAGGTATCATATTGATGAGTATACCTCGCCAGGTGAAATTGCTCATGCCGCACGAAGACTTATCGAAGAGATCAAAAAGGCTCCTTATATCTCTGTAGAAGACTCGATAATGAGTAGTTCATTTGAGATGGAACTTGGGCCTATTGAAGGTCAGATTAGAGTCGATATGGTGTCTGAATGTGATGTTGAAAAACTTATTGATCTATATTCTAAGATTTACAGACTAGATCGTAAAGTGGTATATAAAGAATGTGTAGTGGTGGATTGCCAGAAGGCTGGGTATTGGAAGTATTTTGCACCATATTTTATGTAGTATGGCTTAGTTTAAATATACATTAGATATAACGTTTAGTTATCCCACCATGCTAAATTATAAGCCCGTAGCACAATCACAATTTTGGATTCAGGCTTCTCCCTTTGCCCATTATTTCACAAACTTTAGTGGCATTAGAGACACTGCCGGAACATCTCAATATGCAGATGGAGTCAGAGGTCGTATCTTCAATCTCCGTGGCCCCCGTACCCTCTCAGAAGTAACCCTCTCAGTTCCATTTGATCCTGAGAAGCACGCTGATATCGTTGACTTTTGGAAGGCCTATGGTTGTGAGTTTGTAACCCTCACCATCACTCCAGTAACCTGTGGTGAAGATCCTCAGCCTCTCGGCCAACGTACAATCACAATTCCTGATGCCCAGATGACAAGCCTCAACTTCGGCGCTGCTGATCGTACTTCATCCAACCCAGCCACCATCGAACTTACGTTCGTGATGGACACATTTACCTACAACTGATTCTTACTAGAGGAGGTTGAAGTATGTCTCTCTCCAACCTCTATTTTAGAGGGTGTTTTGAGCAACCCTCTCAAGAGCAGATTAACGCGGTTGAAGGGATACCCGGTGGTGGGGTGGAAGGGAGCGTTGTCGATAAATCTTGTGCCCGTACAGATTTAAATACTTGCGGGAAAACTATTCAAGAACTTTTTGAAGAATATCAGATATATTCTACACAAAAGGGACTATATAAAACTTGGGGGGAGATCGAGTTTCCTTGGGAAATCTCTTCCCTTACTCCAGATTTATTTTTTGAACTTACAGACGATAAATGGGCTGTAAGTACATATAGAAGAATTACTGCATATACTGAAGGCGCAAAAGTCCTGCTCATAGAAGATGATGGGTATGAGTTAGGATTATATGAAGCAAATCAAAATATACTCTCGATCTCTGGGCCATTTGACTATTCTAAGTGGGATAAAATTTGTAGTATAAAAACAACAATCCCAGTTGGCCTACCAACTCCAGAAGAACTCCGTGAGAGATACGCCGAATACGCCTTGGAATATTTCTATGATGAGTGGGAGGAGATAGATAGCACATGGTCTGAGGGAACATATGAATTGGCATTACAAAATTGTCAGTCTCAAGGTGGAACTTTGGGAGATTTTGAGAAATGCATGAAAGATTCCAGTTCAGATGTATGGAAAAATGCCCGGGTTAGAAGGGAATTTTTCTATAAGCGAGGGGATACTGTTAGAATAGAAGCAGAATGTGGTGACACAGTATGTATTTGGATCGCCATTCAAGATATGCCGGCCACTGAAGCAATATATGCTGAATATGCTAACTTCAAACCAGGGCCATATTGGCAAAAAATCTATTGCGTAAATACTAAAGCAAATAGATGTCTTGAGTATCAAAGACGTAAAGAACCGGCTCTTGGTTACGATGTAGTTCAGATTGGGTCACTTGGGCATTATGTTGAGGTCCCGGTACCCTATAAATTAAAACCGATAATACCGGATCTTAATACAAGGGCTGAAATCCGTCCTGCTCCGGCAGTTTTAACACAAGAACAAATTGACGCTTTAGATCAACCAACGGAGGAATAAGACATAATGGCAAATGTATTCGGCGGAGGTGGTAACTGTGGGACAGGGGGAGTTCAAAAAGTACTTCCTACGTCTCCCGATGTAACTCAATCTACACAGACATTCTCTACTCAACCAAATATCTATTCAAAACCCCAATCAACTACTGAAAATATAGATCTTCGTGATTTTTATACAAAAGTAGAGATTAATAAGGTTCTTAAAACTAAGGCTAATATAGGTAGCGTGTATGATAAAGATACAGTAGATTCACTTATTCAAACTCTCGAAGGGCAAATTAACTCTTCTACGGCGGGAATGGTTACCGATGCGGAGTTATCTCAGCAACTTCTTTCACTATCTCAGACTCTATTAGGTGATATCCAAACTAATTATTATGGAAAGTCTGTATTATATACCAAATATGAAATAGATGAACTTATTGCCGAAGTAACTACAGACCCAGATGACTTTATTACTAAAGCACCGACATCTTTACTTCAAAATACAATAAATCCTTTAGCAAATGAAGCTATTCCTTTAACCCTTATTGCATCTTCATCTCCTGATGTAGATGTAGTTCAACAGTGGATAGATAACGAATCCAACTCGATTGGTCGGATTAGAACCTCTGGGCAGATTGAGTTCTATGGTAATCTATTCTTAGGACAAAATATTGAGTCTTGGCGCCCTGCTCTTGACGTGAGCGAAAGGAGAATCGCGGGTGTAGCTGATCCAATTCATGTTTTGGATGCAGTAAATAAAGGCTTTATGGAAGACTATATTACGGAAGTTATTGATAATGTAGTCCAAGGAGATGATAAGAACTACATCATCGATGCATTAGTATACTAATTATGGCAGATCTTAGAGACAGAATTTATCACCGTCGTTCACCGGTAATTTCAAAACGTCCAGAATTAATTGATATCGATGATGGCGAGTTAGCCATTAATTACAATGCAGATGAACCTGGTCTATATTTTAAAGATCTAGCAGGTGATGGCACAAGAAAAATCAGAAAGATTGGTCCGATTCATGTCGGTCCTACTCCTCCAAATACCTATGCTGCTGCTCAAGGATACCCCACTGAACTTTCTAATGGAGAATGTTGGGTAGATACTAGTGGTGGTGAAGATTTTTATATATTAAAGGTATGGAATTCTAGTTCTTCTCAATGGATCGAGGCTTCTAGAATTTATGCACGTACCGATCTTAATCTTGATCAGTTTGTAGATGGGGAAGATGGGGATGATTTTATCCACACTGATGAGATTCGTCTTAAGATTAACAATAAAACTGCTTTAGCTGGATTTTCCACTGCTGATGGTGATAAACTTATCATCAACGAGGATAACGAGTTTGCCAATGGAGTAGAGTTAAATGGAAAATCGTTTCTAATTACATCTGAAGAAGTAGAGACGATTAGTAATAATTTAGTTTTTAAGCCACATCAAGGATATATTTTTACTACTGATAGCGTAGTAGGAACTTCTCAAACGGTATTTGAGTATTCTACTCACGGATTATTTAATGGTGAAAAAATATACGTATTTGGAACATTAATTGATGGAATTACTCCTTCTCCGGTACCACAAGGGGAGTATTTTATTGCTGATTCAACTATTAACACATTCCGTCTAAAAACTATTAATGGAAATTATGTTAATTCAACAGGAAATATCCATATATCATATTCTCCAGAGATCATTGTTGATAGAGACAGGAACGTAATCCAAGCCGGAAACTTCGGGATAAAAAGCGTTGATGATATTATTGAATATACTAATGGTTCGGGTCAGATTGCTGAAAAAACCTGGGATGTTTTCCATAACCCAACTAATGGAAATGTAAGAGTTTTTGCTAGAGTGGGTAATGAAGTAAATCAAATAGAGACATCATTACTCTCAATAGATGTTAAAAGCGCTGAACTTTCAGATACTATTTTAGCTGGGGACCCTGTATACTATTCTGGTCAAGATTTTGCTAATCGATTGGCAAAAGTTTCAAAAGCAAAGTCTTCAGATAATACAAAAATGCGGGCTATTGGCGTAGCTTTAAAAAACATATCCCCAGGATCCAGAGGTGTTGTTGTCCTTCTTGGTGAGGTAGGAGGGTTTAATACTTCTAATCTTCCCGGTGCATTACCAAATAACACTAGTAATCTTGGTAGAGTTGTTTATGTTGGGGAGAATGGGGGCCTAACATTCTCACAGCCTAATACGTCTATTGGAGACATATCACAACAGATAGGAATTTTAATTAGAGAAGATGCAACAGATGGGGCGATTATGGTCAACCACCCCAGTTCTTTTGTTTCTTTACCATCTCTACCTGAGAATTATATTTGGGCAGGAATCACAAATGATATTGCAATTGCTCATTACCTACTACCAACTACGTTCCAAAGAACCTATGATAATTTAACTGATACATGGAAAATAGGACTTGCTGATAATATTGAATTTGGGGGATATAGATTCGCATCTGACGGAGAAAATTCTTCTAAAATTGAGACATTTGTAGATACAACTCAGGTCCCCTTTGATTCCTTTAGTCCATTTATTGTCGAGAAATTTTCTACCTCGTATCGTTCTGCGAAGTATATTGTTCAGGTATCTGGCTCTAGTGCAGATGGAACTGACTCTATGGTCTATCAAGTAGGTGAGATACTTATTGTCCATAATGAAACCAATGCTTTTGTAGTTGAATATGGTATGGTAAGTACATACCTCGATGAGAGACTGGGTCAATTTGATGCGTATATAGATACTCAATCTTCAGAAGTGGTCCTTACATTCCAGAAATTTCCTCTTGTTGTCGATAATGTAGAGCTTAAGACAGTCCGTACCTCAATCTTAGTTTAAAGCCATATATAGATTTCTATTATTGCTCGGGGGAGCTGTGAACCCGTATGGCTACAAATCGTAGGTTTAATGTGCGTCATGGCCTGTCTGCTGGGACAGGTACTCTTTTAAAAGATGTAGTTACAAATAATGGTACTTTAGTAGATGTTGGAGAATTAAGTGGTTTAGATACCTCTTCGAGATCGACTATCGTCCAGGCTATAAATGAAGTAAATACTATTGCAACTGATACTTCACAAGCCCTTCAATCAGCCGGAGAACCTAACGGATTTGAGAATAGACTACATTCTGAGATTTCTTTTCAGAACTCAATTCGTACTTTTACGATTTCTCCAAACTCAACAGACGGACATACTTCCTATTATGTGTGGGCTGGGGGTGTTAGAAGGCAGATCGTTAATAATTTAACAATTTCTCTACCCACCACTACTGGTCTTTATTACATATATTTCAATTCCTCTGGGAATTTAAGCCATAGGACTTCATACTTCGATCTAAAGATTGATACTCCAGTAGCTTATATATATTGGAATGCTGTAACTGAAACTGCCGAATTATTCGGAGATCTCCGCCATGATGCTACTCTGGACTGGAGTACACAGAGATATCTCCATGATACTTTTGGCGTAGTAGTTTCTTCTGGATTTAATCTTCAAGGTTATACTCTTGAGGGTGATGGATCGCTAGATTCTCACGCCCAAGTTGGTCTTGCCAATGGCACGATTCATAATGCTGATATTGTTGTAACTGTAACTCATAGCGCAACTCCTGTCTTAGGTGATTTTGAACAGAAGTTAAGTTTCCCTGCTGAGATCCCAGTGATGTATCAGAGCGGAGCCACTGGTATATGGACAGTGGATGGAGCCACTACATATCCCATCAAGACATCTGGTACTACTATTCAGTATAATGTAAATAACGCCGGAGCATGGTCCACTCAACCACTTACCAGTGGGTACTATATGTCAACTTGGCTGCTAGTATCTACTAATTTAGAGTATCCTATTCTCTCACTTCTGGGACAAAATCAATACGCAACTCAAGGTGAGGCCGAGGCATCAGACTTTGACGACCTAGACCTAACAAATATACCTACTAAAGACCTAAAACCTATTTGGAAATTAGTATGGAGAAGTGATTCAACTTATCCTAACTCACCAAATGCTATATTAGTTAATGCTATAGACCTAAGGTCCACTGTAGGTAAGGGGGTAGGAGACCATGGTCTTCTCACAGGTACAGATGACGATGATCATCTACAATATTTACATGTCTCTAACTCAAGAAGTGGAATCACAGCGAATATTTCAACTTCTGGCACATTACAAACTTCTAACACTACACAATCCTCCATTTCTACAGAAGGTGGGGCATATATTGCAGAAAAATTAGGCATAGGAGTTCTTCTACCATCTGTAGAACTAGAGGTAGATGGAGATGCAAAAATTGACTCCTTAGGGCTTCTTGGTAATAATTCCTACAGAACTTATATCAACTCAGGTCAGTCTCTTACAAGTGATATCACTTATGACCTTCCATCTAACTACGGTGTTAATGGCCAGACTGTGGTCACTGATGGTAATGGCAATCTTACTTGGGGATCTAGTTATTTTGCTGGTAGCACTTCTATCGTAGTATCTGCTGCTGATGGAAATGATAACAATGACGGAAGTTTACTCCCAGTTAGAACTATTAAAAAAGCTTGTCAACTTGCAGCAAATAAAGCAAAACCGGTATGTATTTTTGTAAAAGCTGGTGATTATACTGAGCAAAATCCTATCATTGTTCCAGATGACGTTTCAATTGTGGGGGATAGTTTACGATCTGTTATTATCCGCCCAGCTATTCCAAAGGCAGATATCCTTAGACTTAGGAATGGTTCTTATCTAACAGGTCTAACATTTAGAGACGCTCTAGATGAGGAAGGAGTACCCGACTTTACTTGGAGATACATCGTAGCATTTGATGATCCATTTGATACCTCTGTTTCTAGAGCAGGATACACTGGTCTTCCATCTACCAAACCTACAATCACAAGATCACCTTATATCCAAAACTGTTCCATTATTTCATTCTTGGGTGGTAGTGGAGTTATTGTCGATGGATCAAAGGTAGTCACTCCAAACATCCCAGATAATCCAGAAGAGGCAGAAAGACCCACCATTGGAGCAGTTCCAGAACAAGGTAAGTCTATCGTTGCTAACGCATTTACAATGCTTTCTTTCGGAGGAACGGGATGGCGCGTTGTTAATGATGGTTATACCCAGGTGGTATCTTGCTTCCAAATCTTCTGTAAGAATGGTACATATTGCCAAGGTGGTGGTTATGCCTCTATCACTAACTCTGCGACAAACCACGGACTTTATGCTCTAAGATCACAAGGATACAGAGCAGAGTCATTTAACTTCGATAGGGGATATATTTCTGCTCTTTCGATCGTAGATAATAAACAAACCATGCAAGTTCTCGGTACAGGCCGAGAAGTAATCAATCACTATATTCTAAAATTCTATAATACTGGAACAAATACCGAGATAACTTCACAATTCAAACAGACACCTATTGAAAAAGTATTTGATCCTAATATTGACGTAGATTATGCTACTAATGTTATTACGTATAACAACCATGGTTATATCAATCGTCAACAAGTAATCTATAGCGCTAATGGTGGCGCAGAAATTACCGGATTATTCGATGAAACTGTTTATTACGTAAATGTAATTGATCCGAATACTTTCAAACTTTTTGACGACGAAGAATTATCCTCAGAGGTTGACCTCGAAACAGGGACGTATACTCAAACTCATAAATTAATTACAAACCTTGAAGAGTTTTTTGTAGATGGAGTCATTGAGTATCATAACTTCTACCAAGAACTTACCCTTAGCGCTGGATCCTATACCTTCAATAAAGGTGAGATTGTAATTGGTACGTCTTTAACTACTACGTCATCGGGTACTGTTTGGAGTTGGAATTCATCTACAAATAAACTTATTGTCTCTGTTAATAAGGTCTTAGTTGCTGGGCAACAAGTCCGCCAACAATTCACAAATGGAATGACCTTACAGGACCACTCTGTGACTCCTGTTACTGCCACTGTTAATACAAACTTCCGTAGAGAAGATCTCTATACCTCATTATTTAAGACTAATTCAACAAGCCCAGGTAATTCAATCCAGAACTTTGAGAATCTAGAGGGTAAGGACATTCACCTCCATCGCCCCTCGATTGTTAACTCATCTGCTCATACTTGGGAATATGCCGGATCTGGAATGGATTATAATGCTCTGCCTCAAAACGGAGCAAAAAGCATCCCAGCCTATGAACAATTCCAAAACCTTCCCGGTAGAGTCTATTCCTCTGGTACGAATGAACTCGGGGACTTTAAGATCGGGGACTCGATTGTCGCTGAGAATAGAACCGGTAATATCTTCTTCAAGCAGACAGTAACAGTTGGTGAACTTTCCTCACTGAAACTGACCATCTCCGATATCACCATTGAAGAGATTTCCACCGATGTTGGTCTTGGTGATAATGAGGTGGGTGGAGCATCTAATTCCAGGTTATCCACTCAGTTTGCAATTAGGGGTTTCTTAGATCAAAAACTAGGTTCTTTCCAAGGAAAAACCGTATCAACTAACTCTATTCCTGGTTCGGTTGTACAACTTAACTCCTCTGGTAAGATCAACCTCGACCTTATTCCAGCTGTTAGAACTTTTAATACCTATAAGTTCGAAGGGCAAGATTCTAGACTCGAGGCTTATCTCGACGTGCCCCCAGTAGAGGTGTTGGCTGGTGATTTTGTTACTGAGAGTGTTAGTGGCAGCGATACTACCTATGTGCTCCAGAGTGATGACATATCTCAATATATTGTTATTGATCCTGCTGAGACTATTAATCTCACTGGTATTACTCAGATCCACGGTGTTATTTCTAATGCTGATGGTATCATCGATACAAGTTTTGGCACTAATGGTCTAGTTAGTGGAATTGTTAATAATACTTCGATTACAAATGGTGGAAGTTTATATACCCCGTCCACCGGAACAGTTACTTACAAGAATATAACTCTTACAAATATAACTGTAGCTGGAACACCGTCAGGAGCAAAAGCTACCATCATTGTAACTGATGGAGTAGTGACCTTGGTAGATATGACCAGAGGCGGATCTGGTTACGCCGTTGGAGACATTCTATCAGCAAACTCAGCGGATATTGGAGGCACAGGAGCTAACTTTAGACTTACTGTAACAGGTGTCGAAAGAAGACTTTATATTGATCTTGCTGGAGAGAAAAGAAAGTTTGTAGCTAATTCTGTTGCTCCAGACTTCATCTCTGACGCGGACTCTCCTTCTAAAACTCTAACAAATACCTATTCTTCTGTTACAAATTTTAGCGCAGAAGCAACACCCACAGGCGCTATAGATGTAGCAAATGATCAATTTGTTATTACAAATCATGGATTCACAAATGGGGACCTGATTTTCTATAGTTCTGGAGTTAATATCCCTGTCGGAGGGTTATTAAGTCAGACTTCCTATTATATCAAAGTCATAAATACTAATACGATAGAACTATTTACGAGTTATGACTTAAATCCTTCTAATAAGGTTCAAATTTCGTCCACCTCAACCGGAACGCATTCCTTTACGGTATATGGAGTAAGCACAGATAAAGATACCATTTATCTTACCTCTCACGGATATACTACAGGAGATGCCGTAAGAATCACAGGAACTGGTTTACCGGCTGGCCTATTTAGTGGTAATTATTACTTTATTGGAAGTATTACTACAAATACTTTTACCCTTCATGAATCTAAATCCGCGGCCCTTGACTCTATCAATGGTGTAACAAACTCTGAGGTAAATTTCACATCCCAAGGTACCAGTACAACAACTTTTAAATCCCTTGATGTAAGAATTATTGGGGCTCTTAATACTTCCTGCAAGGAGTCGGATAATTGGTCGTTCCTTTCTGGTGCAAATATCGATGCTAGCAATATTGTCTCTGGTACTATTGCAACTACACGACTCGCCACTTCAGGCACAGCCAATACCGACACTTTCTTAAGAGGAGATCAAACATGGTCTTATGCTGTTCAGTCTGTCTATATCGACCCTAATAACTCAAATGGTCTTCAGCTCTCCAATGGTGGCACTCATCTCATTACAGGCGGAATTACAGCGTATCACGGAAACGTAAAGCTAGAGATCGATAATGTAAATGGCACTGAAACTCGTACTGCAGGTTTTACTAATATTGGTGTCGCTGCGTTTAACACTGAGCAGTTCAATGTCTCTGTTGTTGGTGATGTTTCTGTCAAGAACGGCGTTATTGATGCTGGTACATTAGACGGCCAAGATAGCACTTACTATCTCGATCCATCAAACCTAATTAGCGCTATTCCAGTCGATAGAGGTGGCACAGGTCATAGTTCATATACTAATGGCCAACTTCTAATTGGTAACTCTAATAACACGCTCACCAAGGCCACTCTAACTCCCACAACCGATCAAACCACAATTACCAACGGTTCTGGCTCGGTTACTTTGGGTCTTGCAACTAACGTTACTACGTCGAGATTCACCTCGACAGTTGCCTCGGGCACATCGCCTCTTACGGTTACATCCAATACTTTATGCGCTAACCTTAACTCCGATCTACTTGATGGACAAGAAGGAACCTATTATCTAAACTACTCCAACTTCACCAATACTCCAGACCTTACTAAGACCTTGACGATGAACACGTCTGGTATAGGATTGAGTGGAAGTGCTACCTATTCTGCCAATACAGCAAGTAATATCACCTTCACGGTGACGTCTAACGCTACTGCGGTGAACACGGCAAGCACAATCGTTTCTAGAGATGCTAGTGGGAATTTTAGTGCTGGGACAATTACAGCTAATCTAACAGGAACTGCTTCGTTAGTAGGGATTACTGATGATACATCAACTAACACTACGCATTACATCCACTTCGGTGATGCAACTTCCGGTGGAGATAATGTAAAGGTCTCTAGTACCAAGTTTGTATTTAACCCAAGTACTTCAAGAATTGGACTTGGTACTCCCTCGCCGGAAGCTAAACTAGATATAAGAGGCGACGGGAACGTATTGAATCTTGCACCAGATACTAGTGGAAGTTACACACTTATAAATTTCAATTCCAGAGTTAACTTTGGAAGCGATAAGGGATTTATTCTAACACAAGACGAAAGTTCAAACTGTGTTGGAACAGGCAATGAAGATCTACGTATGGTCATTGGTGTTCACAATGACTTTAGAAGCAACACAACTCACTCGGATGAACTATGGTTCCAAGGTGGCGGAAGATTAGTACAGAATGTGGGGTCATGGGATAGTGAACTTAATACTATTATAGGAACACCGGGAGCAGGAACTGCAAATGGTGGTCCTCAATATGAATGGAGAATTAACAACTCTCCAGTTATTAACATTTTAAATAATGGAAATTTTGGTATTGGGATTCAAAATCCTGGACATAAATTATCTGTTAATGGTGATTTTAGAATTTCATCTACAGCCAATCTTGGAACAACTGCGGGTAACTCATTAACTCTAGGAGATATTACCTACTCCAATGGCAATCAAAGTTATTTTAGATTTAAAGCAACAAGACTAGCGGACGGAACTAATTGGACTACAGCTTCTAATAAAATAGTATGCGTTACTGATGTTACAGAGCAAGGTTATATTGAATTCAATCCACCTAATGATAATTACGGCATTGGATTAGGTCAAGGATCTAATGAGTACCTAAGGATAAAAAATGGTGGCAATGTTGGTATAGGAACTACAAATCCCGGCTATAAACTTGAGGTCAATGGGTCATTTGCTGCCACCACTAAGTCGTTCGTCATCGATCACCCAACCAAACCCGATCATAAACTCCGTTATGGATCACTCGAAGGTCCTGAAAATGGCGTCTATATCCGTGGTAGGTCCAAAGAGTTTGTCATAGAATTACCAGAATACTGGACAAAACTAGTCGATCCTGACTCAATCACTGTCAATCTCACCCCTATCGGCAAAACTCAAACGCTCTGGGTTAAAGATATAAGAGATAATAAGATCTATCTCGGATCAAAATGTTCCGAGATCAATTACTTCTACATGGTGCTTGCGGAGCGGGCTGATGTAGATAAGCTTGAAGTTGAGATTCCTAATGGCAATAGCTTATAATCCTCAGATAGTTACAAGTGGTTTAATACTCTGCCTGGATGCAGGGAACACAAAATCCTATCCTGGCACTGGGATCACTTGGATTGACTTGAGTGATAATAAATACATAGCCACAATGAGAAATCTTACATCGTCAAATTGGGTTTTAATCGACGGACAAAGGGCATTTGAAACAAATGATACACCTAATCAAGGATTTACTATATCCAATTTTGTTAGACCCGGTACTCAGAGGACATATAGTATTTGGTTAAAATCAAAATCATTTTCTATTGGATGGCAGACTTGGTTTGATGATGAAAATGAAAGAATTTTATTTGGAACTCAAACAAATACAGTTCATATTTATCCAGATGTTAATTTATCAGCAAATTTACAAATTAATACTTGGTATAATTTAGCATATACTTTATCAGGGACAACTGCTATTGGATACGTAAATGGAATTTCTATAGGAAGTGGAACTTATACCACGGCATTATCAGGTGGAACAGGAAATTTATGGATATTAGGCGACCCTGGAGGTGAGGTTACAAGTTGTTATTGTTCCTGCGCCTCGGTCTATAATAGGGCACTTACAGCATCTGAGATCCAGCAGAACTTCATCGCTCTCCGCGGCCGTTTCGGAATCTGAGTTTAAAGACACTATATATAGCGTATAGTGTCACTCCATGGCAGCATCCGACAAGAATATTTTAATCTCACCTCAAAGGGGTTCGACTACTCAGGTCCCCTCTATTGTCTTCACTGGAGATGGTAATGATCCGATTACTCTTAGAGTACTTGATGGGGTTCCTGGTGCCTTAAGCTTTGAGGGAGGTGCAGGGCAATTATTTAGTCTCACCGATAATCTTACCTCTGGATCCATCTTCTCTGTTAATGATGTCTCAGGGCTTCCTAGTATTGATGTAAATGCTTCAGGTCTTATTCAAATCGCCCCATTGGGGGGAACTGTAGCAATAGGTAAAAGTACTGTTGTAGCCGGAAGAACCGTTGATATCAAAGGAAATACACATATCGATGGTACATTAACAAGTACTGATATTAGATTTTCTATTATCTATGATTCTAATGACTCAGCTTATTATGCTGATTTTAATGGAACAACTAGACTTAATAATCTCCATTCAAACATAGCTACATTTGGTTCTAGGGCTAATAGCTCAAATTTTGGTGGGAATACTGGCGGTCTGTCTGGTGTATCTCAGGTACTCGAAGTTAGGGCTAATGGAAGTATTCCATTAATGACCTGGCATTATGAGAACATAGCTACAAGGCACATAGGTCTAGACTCTTCTGGATTCTTACAAGTCTATAATCCCAATGAAGCTGGGGGATCTGTGCTTCAGGCCAACTCGAGTCTAAGAGCTCCCATCTTCTATGATTCTAATGACACTGGATATTACATCGATCCCAACTCGACCTCAAACTTTGTTAGACAATACTTAACTTATAATAGCGCCTCTGGACTAGCTAACGGCTCATTCAATGTCTCTTCTGCCACTATAGGTGGATTACATTTTACAAACGGAAGCGGTGTTAGTGGAAGTGGTAATCAAGCAGCTATAACATTTATGGGAAGTTCAGCTTCCCAGGCTCAAGCGGGAATCTACGTCCATAACAATAATTCCGAAGGAACTCACATGGCTCTCTGTACTACAGATAGCTATGCGACTGGACCACAGATAGGACTTAGAATAATGAATAGTGGTTATTCACTATTCCCTAGATCCTATGTTGAGGCGACCGGGTCATTTAGAGCTCCGATATTCTATGATTCTAATAATACTGGTTACTATGTCGATCCAGCTTCGCAGACTAATCTCAACTATCTGAGATTAGCAAATAATAATTCAATTTATTTCTCAACAACATTAACTGCCGAATTCAACCACGACAGTGATTCCACTCCTGTCGCCTTTAACATGATCAAGAGCGGAAATAGTATTACTGATAGTAATAACTATGGAGTCCTTTCTCTTGTAAGAAGAAACCATAATAACTCTGCAACTTCCGCCGGTGCTGGCCTCTACTTTGTCCTCAAGGATGATGGTGGCACTGATAGAGAATACGCCGGGATCTACGGAAAGAAAACTGTTGCTGGGGCGTCCGGTGGCGAGTTAGTGTTCATGAACTATGGCAGAAATGAAGTTGCCTATTGTAATTCTGATTTCTTCTCGCATACTTCGGATATAAGAACACCGATCTTCTACGACTCAAATGATACAGGGTTTTATTTAGATCCAGCTTCTAAATCCAGATTAAACACTCTGTCCCTATCTGACGATAGAACCCTCTCCTACCCTGGAATCCTAAACCTTGGCAGCATCTCATATAACTACAACTTCCTAAACGGATCTTGGTCTTCCTCTATCACGGCTGGGATCATGGCGCATTGCGCCGATCAATGGGAAATTGCTATCCATGACTCCGGTACTAGAGTAGTATCTCCGTTCCTATTTGATGGAGGAAGTAATCACCGATTACTCATGGGTCGCGACATTGGATGGGGAACAATGTATATCGAGGCGGCTAATTCATTTAGAGCGCCTATTTTCTACGACTCTAATGACACTGCGTACTATCTAGATGCCGCTAGTTCTACCACGTCGCTCTCGATCGCTGGCGCAATAGAGCAGGGTCCTAATTTCGCCCATCCAAACATCGAATGGAGCGCCTCAGGAACCTCCACCGGAATGGTGATTTTCCGTCTTCCTGGTGGAACTGGGAACTATGGCATGGTGCATATGGTATTCGATTATTACGAATACAATAGCCCTAGGACTGCAACTATTATCGTTGGTGGACATAACTGGAACGGAGCTTGGTATAACGTTGCATGTAATGTTGCAGGATTTATTGATAAAATAGTACGAGTTGGAGTTAAGGACGGGCAATATTGCGTTGTATTTGGCGAAGCAGGAAGCTCTTGGAGTTATGGCACTATTAGACTAAGAAAGATTCACAATGGTTCTTTCTATAATAATATTATGGATTTAGGGGGCGTTTATTCGGCTTCCCAAACAACAACCGAGTCTTTTTCTAATATTTCTGCGGATATAAGAGAATCAAGAACTTCTGGGGCATTTATTGCATCTACAATAACTGCTTCTACGTCTGCTTCGGCTCCAATTTATTACGATTCTAATAATACTGCTTATTACACTGATCCAAATGGTCAATCTTCACTTTGGGGCGTCGCAATAAGAGGGGACTATGGGTCCACGAACACTGATAATCAAATTTTCTTTTGGGGCGCTGGAAATACAACTACTTCTGCGATAGGATTTAAAGCAAATGGCGGATCCTTTGGAAATCCTACAGGAACCGGTGATGGATATAACACGTACTTTACCATGGATACCGATGGTAGGGGATGGGTGTTTAGAAGAGGAGTTGGTGGAACTGATTTCAATTCTGCCTACAATTCTGGATGGATTTTAAATAATGGCGTTTGGCAAGCAAATAGCAGCATGAGAGCGCCAATATTTTATGATTCGAATAATACCGGATATTATACAGACCCAGCTTCAACATCAATTTTAAATTCATTAACAATAAATGGTACATTAAATGCATATTCAAACGCAATAGTTGTTAATAGAATTAATTTTAGAGATACTTCAGGTTCGGCCGATAGCGATCCATACTGCCTAAGATGGATGGATGAGAGCGCCAATGGTGGATTGAGTTGGTTAGAACTTCAGATGAATGATGATTCTAACGAAGAGTTCAGAATCTACGGAAATTCTTGCAGTGGGTATGGATGTGGAGAAATATCAGGAAATCTTTATCATAGATTTAGAGCGGATGGCTGGGCATGGCATTCTAACTATGTAGAGGGAGGTAGTAGTGTAAGAGGACCTATTTTTTATGATTCCAATGATACTGGGTATTATGTAGATCCAGCATCCACAACCCAACTTAATGTAGCTAGGTTTGCAAGTGGTGGATATACAAAAACCTATTCATTTACCCCAGCAGGTACAAAGGGATCAGGTAACTATGTTTGGGTTAGAGCCTCGATGGGTGGATTTAACGCAGGTGGGGATACTGTAAGATTCACAATAACCCGCTCTATTAATGATAATGGTAATGATCCTTATGGTGGTTGCACGGCTGATTTCACTGCTCACTCCAGAGAATGGCATGGTGGCCAAGAAACTTGCACAGTATTCTATACACAACATGGTAGTGCTCCATACGGTCAATATATTACTAACGCGGGTCCAAGAGATCTAGCTGGAAACGGTTATTGGTTCTATATGAGGGTCCTTCAAGGCGTGACCTATAAAGTCTATGTTCACGCTGAGTCGGGGCCAATGGGTAATTTTGATCCGGCTTCTCAGACTGACCCAGGAAGCGTACCAGCTGTCTATACTGGATTTAATATACTCGGAAGTGGTGGTAATTCTGCAGATTTTGTAGCCCAGAATAACTCTTTTGGACTTTCTAGTGTAAGAGCTCCAATATTCTATGACTATAATGATACCGGATTTTATGATGATCCTGCTTCTACCTCTAATTTAAATCTCGTACAAACCAGGGATCTTAGAGCACTTGGTCAGATCAGAGCTACTGGTTGGTATAACTCAAATAGTGGATCTCATACTGGTCCCGCTATTGAAATTGGAGTGAGTTCTCCTGGTAGTAGCAATGGGTACATTCTCGCTTATAATAGAGATAATAGTTCATATATAAATATGAATTTCAATGCCACCGCATTTAATTTCGGTGGGCAGAGCGGCGGATTTCTTAACTGTGATACCAGTATAAGGTCACCGATCTTTTACGACTCTAATGACACTGGATATTATCTCGATCCAAATGCAGACAGATCCACAAACATCAATGGATTCTCATCCAGAACTGTAGAATATACAAAGGGAACGTATAAATACAACACTCCAAGACCAATTCATACTTCCGACACAAACTATTGGACCGGGACTATGGGTTGGGGTACCACCGATTTTAATAATGTAATGACCTGGGGATCTGGGTTCTTTGATACCTGGAGTTCTCCGTCTAATAGTCCAGGCGATACTTCACATTGGGTAGGTGTTCAGGCTTACCATTATGTAAATGCGGCAAATAGCGGATATGGTTGGCAACTTGCTGGTGGAGTTACTGATTCTCTATGGTGGAGACATTCTTGGCCAAATAATAGTTCTTGGTTCAAGGTTGCGATGTATAATAACAACGCAAATACATCTACATTCTATTCTACTCTTTATTATGATTCAAATGATTCAGGATACTATCTAGATCCTAATTCAACTAGTGACTCAGCTCTTAGGATAAGAGGAGGAGCTCTGCATGGTCCTAACTCAAGTTGGGGAGCATATTTACTCGTTGGAGGGGACGGTAGACAAAATTATACTAATAATACTACCACGGCCTCAGTATGTACTACAAACGGAAATCTCCATATAGATGCTGCTAGTGGATTTAATACATATATCAACCATTATGATGGAAACATAATCTATTTTGGTAATGGTTCAAATGGCAACTGGGGAGAATGGTCGGGTAGTAATTTCATAGCATATGGACCGGTTTACGGAACTATATACTATGATCGTGATAATAGTAGTTATTACTTAAATCCCCATAATGCCTCTAGATTAAATCTTCTTACCTCAGATTCAACGATTTCTTATAACGGTTATGAAACAGGTTACTCTGGTTCTAATAGTAACTTACCTAGAACAAATCGACCTTATGCTTTTGGTTTCCAAGAGAGTGGAGCTTGGTCTGGTACCTATCCAGATCTTGTACTTCAATATCATACCGGAGTAACACTTGCTGGTAATGCGAGTTATGACGGTATAACATTTAAGGCCGATTTTAGCGATGATACCGTAATCTTCAGAGTTAATGGTGGATCAAACTACCTATATAAATATCGGTGGATGTACACTACCTCAGATGGTTTCTACTCCGATACTAATAACGCCCATTGGAACCCGAACGTATCTAGCAGTTATGGTTCATGGAGAATGATTGGAGGTAGAAATGGTTGGACTGGTATCTATTTTGAGAATGCTGGAAATCAAGTCAATCACCTCATGTTTGATACCAGTAATAATGGTGGATTCTACTCACAAAGTTCTGCTAGATGGTGGTTATATTACAATTACGGGAATAATTGTTGGGGAGTTGGAACCTCTACCACTAATTCTGCGTACAATATCTATTGTCCAACAGGGGTTTATTCTGCAGGACGTGTAGATGGATCGATCTTTTATGATAGTAATGATACTCAATATTACATCGATGGAAATAGCGAATCTAGACTTTATAGGCTGAGAGTTGGTCCATATGCTGGATCTGTTCAGAGCGGAGGTCAGACTGGGCTCGAATTAGTTAACACCGGAGGTACTGGAGATGGTAATGTAGCAGCGATGTCTTTCCATTGCTCTGGATATTATGCAATGCACCTGCACCTCCGGCACGATGGTTACTTCGGGGCCGGCGGATGGTCTGCTTCCACCTGGCGTTGGTACGTTAACATGACAAATGGCGATATGACCGCCGTGGGTAACGTTACAGCGTACTCAGACATTAGACTCAAAGAAGAGATTGAACCACTGCAAAACTCTCTAGAGAAGTTAATGCAGATAAATGGAGTATCTTTCAGATGGAAAGATCTGCCGGAAGTTGTTGGTCACCCAGGCAAGAAGGACTTCGGAATCATCGCGCAAGAAGTCGAAAAAGTATTCCCAGAGGTAGTACATGAGTCGGCTCACGAGTCACCAGATGGTGATTCATACAAGACAGTTGCGTACGATAAGCTCGTCCCGGTACTTTTAGAGGCAATTAAGGAGCAACAAAAGCAAATCGATGATCTTAAAAAAGAGGTTGAAAGATTAAAATCTAAACTAGGAGAATAATAATGGCCCTTATTAAGGATTTTGAGATCCCAGACACTGGATTGGTTATCAAGGATGCCTATCATGTGATCACAAAAGTCGATACTGAGAAACGTCTCAATGATATCGCGCCTCCGCCAGACTCTTCTACTTCTACAGGTTATACCCACCGTAATAATTCAGATGAGTCCCAATGGGTGTATTGGAAGGCCGGATATATTGGTCGGATATCGATAGAGATTTACACAACCAAGCAAGCACGCGAGGAGGGAAAAAAGCCCATCGGAGCGATCTGTATCAACCCTACCGACGTTCAGGTTAACGGGTCCCTTACTACGGATATCAAGGATTTCGATTTGAGATTTTTTATAGATCCTACTAGTCAATCGAGCATAATTGACCAGGCCTACCAACATCTTCTCATGTTAGATTTTTATAAGGGCGCTATTCCTGATTAGTTGGTTTAAAGGTTTATATATTTTATACGGATTCACATATGTCTATTACGTATTCTTGGAAAATTACTGGTATTAAAAAAGTTGATACCAAAGATGTTCAAGGTGTTATTTTTCAAACTTATTGGAAGAAAATAGGTGAGGATACCGAAGGTAATATCGGCGAGTTTGTCGGTGCTACTCCATTTGATCCTAAAACTGTCGATCCAGAAAACTTTATTTCATTTGAGAATCTTACCGAAGAACTCGTACTTGGTTGGATTCAAAACATCGTTGTGGGTGATTATGAACGTCATGTAAATGAACGTATAGCAGAACAGATTGAAGCTAAAAAGGTTAATATTGAAGAAGTAAATGACGGTGCTTTACCATGGCAGCCTGGAGATACTCCTGTGACTCCAGCACCGACATCTGTTGCAGAATAAATTGATTATTTAATATGCCTCTAGTTTCATCCGGTCAAATTAGCATCGGTGGATCCACTGTCGGCCAATCAATTAACCTAGAATTAGCAAAATCTGCTACTGCTACTTCTTCTCTTAATGACGCAGATCTGCGATCACTTGCTGGAATTGGCAGTGGGACTATAAGCCTTAGTAGTTTTTATGGTAAGTCCCTTATATCCGCTGGCATTACCTGGGGACTCTCAATTATTAGCGAAGATGATAGCGGAATAGCTTATTCATCTACTGGAGCGGTATATGCTGCATGTTTTTTAAATGGACAGATATATACAAGTACTGATAGAGTTAATTGGACAAAGAGAGTTAGTCCGGTCGATGTCCGTCCAATACCATCCACTAATATGCCAATTCCAAGATCCATTGCTTCAAATGGAGCTGGAAGGTTTGTCGTAGTTGGTTCAAGGGGTCTAATACTAACTAGTACTAATCAGGGAGTTACTTGGACTAATTACAGTCTTGCAACAACCAGCGCATTTTTTGAAGTAAAATGGTTATCTGATCGATTTATTGCTGTAGGTTCTTCTGGTCTTGCTTACTATAGTACAGATGGTATTACTTGGATACAACTGGGCCTTGGAACTACCCTACCATTATATGGTGTTGCCAGAAATGGATCTCTAACTGGGGTCATTGTAGGTGGTAGTGGGGCTATTTTATATAGCCAAAATGCTATTATTTGGACATCAACAATCAGTGGAGCGAGTGGTGCTTTTGCTGGTGTAGCAAGAGGAACTAGTTTCTTCTTGGCTATTAATGGTACTGATAGACGTCTGTATAGAAGTACAGATGGTATTACTTGGACGGCAAATGCTACGGCAGCTCTTAATCCAATTATAAGAATTGAATTTGCAGCGGGAGTTTTTGTTATTACTAGCAGCAATAACTTTATCTATACTACAACTGATGGGATTACTTTAACTCTCAGAACAACCGGTAATAGTCATGTAAATGCCTCACAAATTACATGGGATGGTACCAGATTCATAAGAAGTGGCATAGGATTTCAATTATTAGAAAGTACCAATGGGACTACCTGGACTAATCCCCGTGGAACGGATAGTAGTAGGATCTGGCAGATACTTGGTATTGCTAACAGTCCCACGGTTTGGATAAAAGTACATTATAGTGAGAGAGGACAAGGTGGACTTATACAATCCAGCCCAACTGGCACGGCCCAATGGACAACTAGAGTCGCCACTACCGCTGGTATAGGATTTTTTGGAGTGACTTATTCTGGGACTACATTTGTAGCTGTTGGGACAGGCGGAGTAGTTAGAAGAAGTACTGATGGATTAACATGGACTTCTCCTAATAGTGGAACAACGTCACAATTAAACGCAGTAGCTGCAAGAACAACAAGTAGTATGCTCATGGTAGGACTTAGTGGTATTGCATTTACTAGCCAAGATTCTGGTTCTACTTGGACATCACAAAGTTCAGGCACTTCAAATACTCTTAGAAGCATAGCCTGGGGAGCTAATACTTATGTCGTTGTTGGAGATTCAGGACAGATTAGAACTACCCCAGATGGTTTTACTTGGACATTTAGGAGTAGTGGAACAAGTGTAAGTAATAATTTTACTAGAGTTAAATTTGTTAATAATGTATTTATTGCGGTAGGAGATTCTGGACTAGTTCGTACTAGTACTGATGGCATAACGTGGGTTACTAGATCCGTTGGTACAACTCAACGTATTGAAGACGTAGCTTATGGAAACGGGAGATATTTATTACTAACAAGTAAATCTGTTTCTTCAGATTTCACTGGTTATTTTCCAACAGTAATTATATACAGCACCGATCTATCGACTTGGGGATCTACTGAAGCGGTCGGAGTAAGAGTTATAGAAAAAGTTTTACATTGGGATGGAAGTAAATTTATAACCGGAGGAGATTTTGGTTTAATGAGTCAATCACTACCACCAGCAAATGCCCAAATTTGATAAAATAGGTTAAATAATATTGTATTAATAAAGAAAATGATAGTACATAACATCCACTCAATGAGCTGGGGAAACCTAGAAAAAACCGGTGTTGTTTTAGTGGCCGATACTAATGAAGGAAAGAATCTTACAATAGCAACCCCTTATTCAGAGGATTCTATTATCTGGGAATGGGTTAAAGAATTTCCTCAAGATCAAATTGCTGATTTTGAGTATAAAGAACCATCTCCAGAGGACACATTGGCGAAAATCCAACGGTTTTTAGACTCAAACCCAGACGTGGTAAACCTACTAAAAGTAACTCAATAATAACATTTTTTGCCAAGAATCACATTTTCAGTTTAAAATAGATACGTACAAGCATACAGTAATTACGCATGGATCCTAAAGAACTTAAGGAAAATTTTTCCACTCAACTAGAAAAACTGGACCGTGAAATCGGCCAACTTCGCCAGGCTCTAGCCCAACGTCAAGAACTTGCAGTTAAACTCCAAGGCGCTATTGAGGCTATGAATCTCCAACTCGGAGAAACTGTACAACAGGGTGCTGAGCCTGAAGCAGTGACAGAGGCCGTAGCCGAGGTTGCAACTCCTGAGTCTTGATTGACTAATTAATTAAAAAAAAATGGCGGGAAGGAAACTTTTTCCAACCCGCTTTTTTATTGCTTAAATACGATTTCAGGGCTGGAGTTCTTAGGATTCCGTCTTCCTTCTGCCAAGAATATTCGCTTAATCTTCATCCCAAGATCATAATACTCATCAAAAATATCCACTCTTCGCCCTTTGACGATATCAGTTATTTCCTTGCCCCCTTCCTCTTCTGAGTAGGTAATTCCATAGCAGTCATTGGTGAGATATCTAGGATCTACTTGGGGGAAGTTAACATCTTCCCCAATGATCTTTATCTTACTTTTTGACATCTTTCGGATACCTCCACAACCCTATTGATAAATCTCTCAACAAATTTAGGATCGGCAGGTACCAGATCATCTGGCCCATAGTCAGTAAATATACTCAAGTCGAAGATGGATGGAAGGTCAAAACGAGCGCTACTAGAATCAGGCCAACCACTAGAGATATATGAAAGAAACCCTTCTCTCATCGCCCGCGGTAAAAATCTTCCCCCGATAAGTTGCCAAATCCCTCCATCATAACAGAAAATATCTCCATTAGCAAGTACAACTACATCCCCAGGTTCCTTAGACTCTGGGAATTGAGCATTACCTCCACGGAGTCTGGTGATGATCATTGCATTTCCCATCAGTATTCGTCAGGTGACTGAGTAGATTCTATCATAGGTGCTTCGGCATCGGCACCAAAGACCTCATCAAGGGCCTTCTCAAGTTGGGCGATCATGACCTGCGTGAGGTACTTATTCCCAGAAGCCTTGGCATCACTATAAGCATCAATGAGCGTAGCTAATTCTTTCTTTCCCATGATTGCAATTCACTCTGTCTTGTTTAAAGTTACTTAGACCTATAAACTAAAACCTCGAGGTTTATTACCTGATGGCTCTCAATATTAAAGATTTTGAGATTTCAAAAACGTTTAACAACGTAGTTCTCACAACTGTAACAGGTTCTCCAGATACCGATGGAGTCCCTACTATCTCCATCCCTTCCCTACTCGAGGGATATACTCAACTCCGCGCCCAAGGCCGACTCCAAGATGGATTTGGCACAGCGATCCCTCTGGTTCTTTCACGTAACCTTATTGAGGTGGAAGCGGATCCTCTTTCTGCGAACTCCGTAATCCGTAGGCGCGATATGCACGCTATTCGTGCTCAACAATACATTCATAATCTTATCTGGAGCTGATCTACCACCATGGCAAACATTCTTCTCCCCGCAAATATCTCTAGTAATGCTCTCCGTTCTCCGACAAATATCGAGAATGCAGAAGCAAATCGTCTTATCACTGTTCCTGCTTCAACCAACCCACTCACCGAGGCTGAACGTAATTTTGCACTTGTGACTTCATTAACAATTGCTAATAAGACTCTCGGCGCTGTTGAAGTAAATGCAAGAGTTGTTAATTCAACAACTTCAGCTTATATCCTTTATGCTGTTAGTATTCCAGCCGGAACTGCCTTTGAAGTAATCCAAGGCAATAAGTTTATCCTTAAAGAAGGAGATAGTCTCTATGTCTGGCACAACTCCACCTCGAGTAATGTTATTGATGTAATGGCTTCTTATACGATCCACGTCCCCAATAATCCATATACAGTCTGATGCATAACGATCCTCTTAGTTCGGTGTATAAAATCGAGGGGATCTATGCTGATCCCTATGACGTAGTAAAAGCAATTAAGTCTACTCCGCAAGAACGCAAGCAAGAACTTATTGATGCAATCAAATCTGGACATCTTGATGCCAATCCAAATGTCCTAAAAGAAATTAAAAAATTTGAGCATGAAAGAGATTTGTCTTCCTAGAAAAAGTTTAAAGTAACTAAGACTAGCTCTTAGACATGAGATACATACCTGATACAGGAAAGCAATTTGTCCTTCAGGTCCCCGAGGATAAAAATTCTTACATTAATGTAAAAAATTATGATGCTAGGGGACTCTCCACGGTATTTACTGGGAGTATTTTTTCTGGACTTGAAGACCAACTATCGATTGGATCTATTTCCGATGGTGAAGGAAAGACCCTTCAGCAATATCTAGACGTCCTTTCCGTCGGAATTGAACTCCAAGCGCATATTTACAGAGGTGTAGGATCTGGAGGAGGTGATCTTCCCATCATCTCTGTGTCAAATGTAAACCTACAAGGGGTAAATTTTTCTAGTTCGAATGTTACATCGAATCTTATTCAACCCCTTAAGTACTATATCTTTGGCTACGATACCTCCACGGGTAAAATGCCAAATGCTGTGCAAATTGTAGGCGCAGAAGGTCAATATTCTAAGGTCCTTGATCCTAATAATTGGAATCAAGATCAATATGTAGATATTAATTTTACAAAAACAGGTCAATACGTAGTTCCTATTATCTACAGAGTTTGGGGAACTAGAGTTGAATTCCTAGGGATGATAGGCAATGCCAAGATCGGCTTCCCTGGGGCATCAGTTCTCACCTTTAGAGATTATGGCCTCAAAGAAATCCCAAGTTGGAATAATGATCCTGACTATTGGACACCTGATTTTCTTGATAGTGTAATCTCCATTCTTGGAGGTGTTCCAACACAACTCAAGAAAATTGTTGGTAGAGAGCATCTTAAGATCATGCCACGCATCGAAGGTTCTCAACCAAACTATATTCAATGTAAGGCTGTTCCTGATGGTTCTTTGATTAATCCCGAGGATTATCAATTTGGCGATGAGGTAAAATTTGTTATTGATGACACTCAGCCTATCCGCAATGCTATTAACTTAGCTGCTCAAGGTAATATCAAAGAGATCTTTTTCCCTGCTGGAACTTATCACTTTAGAAATTCCTCTTTCATCAATACTGCTTCCACAGATTATAGCAATATTTCATTTAGAGGAATTGGAGAAGGATCTATAATAAAAAGATTGAGATCTAGTATTTCTGGATCAATTAACCCTGGCCTTATTAACTTTTCTGGACAAGGTAGTTCGGCAAGTGTAGAAGGAATTAGGTTTAGATCTTTGGTTTTTGATGGAAACCGTTCATCAACTGCGTCACTAATCGGACCTATAGCAGGATCTATCGACCCTTCGAGATATATTGCTGAGACCCTCATATTTTTAAAATACGCAAATAATATCTCAGTAACAGAATGTAGATTTATTGACGCCGGAGGAGCTGGAGTTCATACGGAGTTTTGTTCTGCTATCCTGCTCACTAATAGCATATTTAGTCGTCTTGGTAGATCATATGAGCCAGAGGTTCGTCCTATCGAGGTATATGAGACATCAAATTCTATTGTCCAAGGAAATATTTTTGAGTTCTGTACTTCTGGCCCATATTTCTTTAGCGTAGACTTTTCCACAATTAATAACAACATCATCCGTTCTTGCGGAGACCAAGGAGTAGTTCTTGAAACTTCGTATCAATGGAACGCAGCCAATAACCTAGCTTATTCAGACACAGACTCCTTAATCCGTTCTGTAGATCAATATAATAATGAATACTCTAAGGCTCCGATTGAGATCCGTAGAGGCACTGCTCTTGAACCAATTTACTTCACCGTAACAAATGGTGGTGAAACTATTGGAATTAAGAAAGACACTATTATTGCCGATATCTACGGGTTAGACGCTCTAGGTAGAAAGAATGCTTCAAATAAAATTGGATCATTTAAAGTTATTCAGACTGCCGACCAACTCGAAGCTGGAATCTTTTCAGTTACTCTACCTGGATTACAATCTGCCACAATCGATGGCAATACAGTTCCTTCTACATCAAGTTTCTCTCTTCTAGACCCGGGTAGTAATCAATTTGGGTATATGTATGAGATCTCAGGTACTGTACGTCTAGGATCTTCTGGCAGAGGGTATGTCCCAGTAAATATCCGAAATGCAAATATCGGTGGTACAAACTACCTTGCAATTCAACTCAGAAATTCTTCTGAACTACTCTCATTCTTAATTTTTGATGCGGATAGTGCGGAGAATGACTACATCATCATTGAAGGATTCTCAAATACCGATCTTGATGGATGGGATCAAAATTCTGCTTATAGAGTTGTTGGTGTAGACATCAATAGTAATTCTCTCCTCATCGATCCAATCCCCAGCTTATCGCCAGGGACCACCGGAGTAGATTTCCTTGGAGGTCAACTCTATATCCAACGTTCTAATTACCAAATTGCCGACGGCAACATTATCGTAAACTGATTCACTAATTCCTCTTTACCATGGCAAACAAAAAGACTATTATCGGAAAAACAGCTCCGGTGCCTCTTGGCCAACAAAAAGCTGTTAACTCTCTCCCTGTTGTTTTTGCTGAGGACCAGCCACCGATCCCTGTAGAAGAGCAGAATAAAATTCAATCAGAAGTTGCCCTAAGCCTTCTTGGTATTCCTAGAGCTGAAGTTGCTCTTGGTATTTTTGCTGACGTAAACACTTATGATATCAACCCATCAGAGTGGTCTCAATTCCCTATTGAAAATGAGATTGATGGAGATGGAAATACAGTAACAGGTTTAAATCACCTAGCAAAGGAAGCCGGTGCTGAGCTAGTCGCTGAGACCGGACGTACCACCGTCTTAACCTCTAAACGTTTCTTCCGTTACCAACCTGGTCGTGTGTCTTCTTCCACCATGGGTGTGAAGATGAATAAGACCGCCTCGACATACGATTCATCAACCCCCAACCGGGATATTATGAAAGGAGCCCCCTCTATCAAAAAGTGGGGAATCTTTGATAAATTCGATGGATACTACTTCGAGATTGTTAATGGTGGGGATAAAAATGACTTCCGTTGTGTAAGACGTACACAAGCCCTTGTATATACTCAACCAGCCGGTGTGGAAACTACCGGTGATGGATGGAATAAAATTGCCACTGCTGCTACTGGAACAAGTAATATTAAAGCTGGTAACTGGGGTGTTGTTGGAGAAGATCCAGTAATTTTTAGAAATGGCCTGGCGTATGTTGCTGCCGCTGTCTATGACCCCAGCCTCTGCTATAGCCCGGATGATGTTCTTGCTGTTGAGAACGGCGCCGATCTTAACGATTATGAATTTGAAGAGGGATACGCTGTAAGACTTGCTTATAGAAACGCTGCAAACAACTTTGTTGAGCATCTCGCAGGTCGCCAATTCCAATTCCCATTTGACCAGAAGGACATTGATAAAGCTAGCGCTGACTATCTTAACTGGAAGCAGAATGATCTTTTCCTTAAGCCAGCTTCTGAATACATCCGTCTTGACGCCCACTGCAAATGGCAGGATATTGTCACTAATTTAAGTCGTGGTGGTGGGGCCACATTTAGCCCAGAAATCGGCATCTCTGGTGATTCGATCCTTGCTAATACTACCGATGCTAGATTCGGGTTTGATACTGATCCTTCTGAGACTAATAGCGGGGTAAAGATTTGGAATTTACTTGTTAGCACCCAAGGTGCCACTCAAGTTACTCAAACTCAATTTAGAAATAGATTTGGTGTAGATTCTCATCGTTCTTCGGCTAAAGAATACGATCCTGCATCTGAAATTTCTGATGCTGGTAAGAAAAATATCACTCTTAAGGAATGGTTCCATCTTTGTGTACCTAAGCAATATCGTCTGGTATATGAATGGAGACCAGTTAGAGCTATGTTCTCTGGCGACCATCTTAATGGACAAAATAATGCCGTCCGTTGGAGCGATGTATCAACAGCCAACGTAGATCCTACAGATATCTCTGTTAAGCGCCCTGGGGATCCAGTCATCCTTGATGGAGCAGTGCTTACTGACCAATCTGTATATGATATTGACTTCACTAAGGTAACCATGTGGAAGATTGAATTCTCATGGTATGGTGCTGTTGGTGCTTTATTCCTCTGTTATGTCCCAGTTGCTAACGGTGAGGCTAGATGGGTAAGAGTCCATCACATGAGGGCATCTAACCAACTTGATGTTGCATCACTTGGTAATGCTACTCTGCCAATCACCTACATGACGCATGGAGGTAAGGCAAATAATTTACAAGAAGGTAACAGACTAGTTAAATACGGTGCTTCATATTACATCGATGGTGGAGATAAAGGTACTGTAAGACTTCTATCCAAGGCCTCTGATTATCCTAAGAGTTCAAAATATGGTGCATTAAATGCAACTGTTGCTACGGTACCGGTATCCAACTCTTTTGAGATTACATTTAACCAGGCTCTTCGCGATCAACTGATTGGCTCATATCTAAAAACAGATACTACCACGAAGGTTATCTGGGTTGAGAACAGCGTTACCGCCGGTCGTGTAGTTCTCTACTTTAATAGAAATGTCTCTGGATTCTTGGCGTTAAATAATACCATAGAGTTAATTGTTCCACGTAGACAGAGAGCTATGATGGCTTTAAGGGCTAAGGATAATGTCATTAACACATCTGGCGTCGGAGTAAGAAACCGTATCCAACTCTATCCAATAAAATATAGCCTTGGATTAACTGATTTCTCTGGAGAAGATAATATTGTATCTATTAACTTTATTAAAAATCCACTGTTAATTACAAATAACCTAAATAATACTGGATTAGCTGCTACGGTCGACACCCCCATTTATACTAATTCTTCCGAGGCAAGTAAAGGATTCGAACTTGGTTCAGGAACCGTACCCAAGAAGATTTTATCAGGTACAAATATTTCTTCTGGAAACTATTCCACACTAATAGGAACCCTTAACGCCGATGGGAAGTACTTCTATGCCTATATGCGTTCTAAGCCCACCAATGACGTTGGAAGCGGATTCCCAACCACGCCGGGCACGGATGAAGGAGAGATGCTTGTAAGGTTCTTTAATAAAGGCGGAGTTATTTACATTCAAAACTATGAGGCCCAGGCCACTGACATCAGTGTATTTGGCAACCTCATGTTTGTGAAGATGTATACCTTTGATACTGAGGGTAATATTACGGCCTTAACAGGAACAATTGGCTCCTCGGCATCTAACGGAAATCATAATAAGTACGAGAATCAGAAGAAATGGGATGCTTCTGAAATAGGAACATGGGAGTCTATTGCTTCCCTTTCCGGCGCGAAGATTTCCCAAGACTTCCGTCTTGCCCCAGTTGCGAATACAGGTAACAATATCTTCTCAATCTACGCTAATAAGGGTGGGGCTCAGTACGATCTGACAGATTACTTCTCATATAATAAGGAATATATCTCTTTCCCACTTACAAATGAAGTAGATATTTTAGGAGTCTATGCTTTCTGGGAATCAACTTCCTCCGCCACGCCACCAACGACTTCCGTTGATATCGTCAATTCATTAACTTGGGAGGAGCAGTGATATGCCAGAGTATACTTCCGGTTCTTCAATAAGGGCGGAAAGAACTCCGCCAAGAAAGTCTGTCTCAAAAAAACAAATGGTGGATTTTAGGGGATTTCCCCTATCCACCGAGGAAGGAAACCCTTTAACTACTAGTAAAGAATCGTATCCTAAAGCCGAGTATGGAGCAGATAATGCTCCCTCGGTTGTACTTAATAGTGATTCTTATCTAAAAGACGGGATTAGTTCAGCAAACCAATTTAGCAAGAGGAATCCAGCTGCTCTTCCCATGATCGAGCAGTTTGCAGATACTTCAGAAGTTAGTCGTTCTCTATTAGGAATTAATCGTGAGACTACTCAACAGGGACTTTTTGGGAACGTAAGTACCTATGGCCTTGATGAGAAAGACTGGAGGGTAGATGGAACTCCGAATAGAGATCCATATTTCTGGTACTCTAGACCCTCTTCCTCTGGACCTTATTTTGAAACAAAATTTGAAGAGGACACAAAAAATTCTGCATTAGCTATCTCTGTATATCCGTCACCTTTTACCCCACCAGGCAAACCATCTCTCCAAGACCAACTAATAAACCCAGGTGGTGCGGAGAGATATAGAGGATGGGGACAATATCTCAACTCTATCATTGCTCAATATCTTATTGAGTATATGGTAAAGAATTTTACAGAAGATCAACTTGCTGAGTTTAATCTTTTATACCTTCTCAATAAATACCCTCCTAATATCCTACCCGATGGTTCTTATGAGTTCAATCAACTCTATTGGGATAAAATTTGGTTAGATATTCAACAAACAAGATTTGGTGCTGTATCAGACTATCCACTGATTCCATCCGGCCGTGCAATAAATTTTGTTCCAACTTCTACAGAATCATTACTTCTCACACCGTTTAAAAGCGCTGATTTATGGGGTGAAGATGGAGATGATCGAGTTATCATCCCTCAGGCAGATGCAGCTGTTCCGAACACCTTAAGTTGCTCATGGGATAGTTTCTTATTTAGTACGACAAGAGTATATTACCCAGAAGGTAGTTCAGAAGATAAAGGCCATTATCGGATCAAAACCAATCCTACCCCAGAACTTTGGAGTAAGTATTTTGGTCTAAATTGGGAATATTTACGTCAAGATCTTAAGGACTGGAGCTTTACAATTCATAACTCGTCCTCCACTGTAACTCAGGTAGAGAAAGATCTTAAACTTCCGCATTTTATTCTTGATTCTCCTATCGAAGCAAATCCAAATAATATCTTCAGTTCTACGTGGCCGAATCAACAGTTCGGAGAGGCAATCAACCTACCTACTACAGAAAATAAGATAGGCGGTTCAGCTGGTGTAAGTTCAGAGATTACAATCAAATCTATTAGGGCCTTTAGATACCAACCTGGACGGATTAGTGGATTTACCTACGGTTCCAAAGCATCTGAAATCGGTGCTGGTCCTGGTACCACTATCGAGTGGGGAATAGAAAATGATACTGATGGTTACTTCTTTAGACTCCGTGATGGCGCTGATTTCACAATCGTTCGCCGATCAATCATCCCTCTTGAAGAAACTGATTTCCTAGCCGATTCTGGATACGCTGAAAATACCCGTGAGATTTTTTATAATGGTCGTAGACAATATGAGACCATTATAGAACAAAAAAATATGAATGGTGATCCTCTCAATGGCGAGGGGGAAAGTGGATATATTCTCAATCCAGATACTGTCACCATGTATAAGATTGAGTTTGGTTGGTATGGTGCTATTGGCGCTAAGTTTTATGCATATATTCCAGAAGAAAATGGAGAATGTCGTTGGGTATCATTACACACTCTAGTCATTGAAAACCAACTTGGACAACCATGTTTAGGCGATCCTTTCTTCTATTTTAGATATAGACTAACAGTATCTGACTCATCAACGATTAGATTGGATCAGTACCTTTATAAGTTTGGCGCATCATACTATATTGATGGTTATGACAAAGGTACTCTATATTCATCATACGCAAAGTCTAAAAAACGTGATTTAGTTGATCCCAAGTTTTCTGTCTCTAAGACATATCTCAACGCGATTGATTGGACAGTACTCATGGGAGTAAAACCAAAGCAGTATCTATATAATAGATATGGTAGCGAAATATACAATAAAAAAGAAATTTTCCCTAAGAGCTTTTCTATCTTCTCTCAAGAAGATTGTGAGATAAAAATCATTCGTCAAGAAGCTTGTCCAGAATTTGCTTATACTCACCAAGAAGGATATACGTGGGCCTTATTACCAGAAAACCGTAGAATGAGGGCAAAATTTAGTGTTAATAATTTTAATATTAATGAGTCGTCCTTAGGTATTACATTACAAGACGCAACTTCTCATACAGCGACATTAGCCTATGCTGGATCGCTGGAAGGAGATTGGAGATCACCTACTAATTCGCAAAATTATTCGGTCATAGGATCAGAGTCAATTAGAGTAGTGGGTGATGATTTATTCCAACTTGTAATGACGCAGAAAAACCTCGCTGGGGTTAATAGCGTATTTAAATTAAAAAGAGTAGAAAATGGTGGATATTTATCTTCTAGAAATAGTGATCTTGAATCGGACAATGTCTATTTACCATTTACCTATGCTCAAGTAGGCGAATATACTTCTGGATATGAAGTAGAATTTGACTATTATCGCCGGGATCAAATTCTTTTATCATCAGTAAATATTATCTCTGATGAGTTTTTTATTTTCTGGACCGGAGGTAGTCGTGAAGGAATAGACTCCACTCATGCTTCAACGGTTAGATTTGGATTTTCTTGGCCCGATGTATCAAACTCATCAAGTCTTATCCATGTAAACAGAGATGTTAATTCTTGGGGTGTAGAGCTTCCAAGTGATGATCTAGATGGCCTAGGAGATGACCATGTTAAATACGACAATGAGAAATTCTATGAAGGTCTCCCTGTTGATCTTATAAAGGACTATCCAAGTAACACTCTATATGTAGAGACTAATACTGACCTACATATTAATACATACAATCTTGAAATTGAAGAATATGATATTCTTAGCGAATTTTGGGATTTAGGAGATGATAGATTAGCAGTACCTGGAGTGGAAGGTGGAGAATGCAATGGACTTGGTTGTAAAGCAGGTCGGGAAATAAGAGATGCTGAGATTGTAAAATATAATGAAGAACTAGGAGATGGAAACTTTGCCGATATCTTCTACCTACAAAGTACCTCTCCATGGCCTTCCTTGGGCCAAGCATATTCAATAACTATTGACCAAGGAAATAATAGTATTACAAGACAAGTAAATAACCCAATTACAAAAGTTGTCGGAGAAGCTATAGTTTATTTATTACCTTTGGGAACTTCTTTACCATCTCCTCTAGTAGAAGGAGACGCCGAAGCCTCCTATAATATTATTTATATAGCTACCATAGACAAGCAATCCAAGGTACGTTCTATTCTCGCATCAAAAATTGCACCTGGTAATATCCCATATATCAGGGTATTTATGCAAGCTAGACAAGGAGCGACTATGGGAGGAATGTGGATAGGACAAAAAACTCCAAATGGTATTGTTCTTGATCCATTTACCCCACATCGCTCTACTGTTAATATCAAGGATGGCGGATCGGAATCTCATGGGGAAAGTTTCCCTGCTCCAAATACTAAGACTGATGGGGCTATTAAATTAATTAATACCTACACTCAGTTTGATGAGTTTGGTAAATCAACGGCACCTACTATTGATATTACAACTACGTCTTTAGATACATATAAATCGATCCATACTAACCCTCGCAAATGTGGAAGTTTCTTATCCGCTGGTGGTACGAACGCTGCTGGTATTCTGACTCCGACTGATTATCCGATTAGATGGTTAACATCTAAGTCCTCAGGATTACCTCTTGGAACTTTTTATGTTTCAAAAAACCAATCAGTTGAAATTTCATTAGAGGATATTTTTAATGTAGATGCTGAATCTGTTGTTAATTCAGACGATGCCAATTTGGCAACTATATTCATAGCACGTAGTTTGAATAACCACAATCCAGAAGGATCTGCAAAAGAAATCTACATGACACTTAACTACGACGAGCAATAGAGAACCACTCATGGCAGAATTTTTAGGATTCGGACAATTAACCCGTCCAGATATTGGTTTAATTGCGGACGGGGTTCAGAACCTCGCTGAAATTTATACATCGGACCAGCCAACCGCTCTAAGGAATATTCGTCTTGCGCCGGAAGTTTTAGATATTATCTACAACCTCTCCAAGACTATCTCTAGAGAAGATCTTAGAGCAGTAAGTGGACTTTCTTCACTATTGCTATCTACACTTGACTTACAAGATGAAACATTCGAAAGAATTAATGATATCTTGTATGTTCAAGAGAGATACGTAAGTTCATCAAAGCAAATTGGTATTGATGCTAATCCCTCCTTACGAGGAGATCTAGTCAAAGTACCAAATATAATTGTTTATAATGGTTCTATTCAATGCCAAGGTGTCCAATATCGCACTAAAGTCTTAGGAGAAACAAGTCTTTACTCAGGTGGAGAAAATAGACTAACCTCTGTTTCTACATCAAGAGCCAGTCTATTTAACTCTGAGAAATTTGGTGAGAATGAAGCAAATACTGGTTACTTTAAATCCGCATCCTATCCTTCTCTGATAAGAGTACGTCGTAGATCTCATCTTAATAGAATAGTAGTTAATAAATCTACATTTATCCCACGTGCTCCAGTAAAAGAAAACCCCTCCCATGAGATTTTATGTCATGTGGATAATGGAGATACTGGAACATCACAGCCATTAAAACTTCTTGCTACAAAGAACTCACCATTGAGGATCCCATGTCGTATGGCATCGGGAAAAATTACGTTTACTTTTACTGAGACTGGAGTGTTTTTCTTTGGATATCAGGTTCAACCACTTCAATCAAGAACCCTTGGTGAAAAACCACAATTCCTCCCATTACCTCCAAAATCACAACTTATCGCTTCAAACTCCTTCACCCTGGATATAGATATCACCACTACTGGATACCAGAATTCCTATGATCTGTATCTATATCTATATATAAACCCTGAAAAAATTCGTTCCATAGATATTAGTGGGATAAACGTTTCAGAGTTTGTGGATGGTAAGGATATCGGATTAGTAGGATTCAACAATCTTACTTCATTGAGGCTTTCTGGCACCTCTATTAAAATCCTGCCTATTTGGCTAAAAACTCTAAATACAAAACTTCAGGTATTAGATCTCGCCTCAGATGGCGATACGTATAGAACTGGTATTTTAAAATATTTTGATTATAGAAACGCTACAGAATCCCCCACGTCCTCCACACCGCTCTATACTGTTACAAGTTATTTAAGTATTCCTAAAAAAGGAGCGATTATAAACGAAGAAGGGAATGGTTGGAATGATACCATATTTGAGAAATATATAAAGTCTCAAGTACCCACATTAACAAATAGAAACGATCCTAGTGTAGTAGCAAGAACGGCTAATACAGATTTTAGAGAATTTGGCGCAATGAGAGTCCTAAACCTAGGAGATAGGTTTTTGGGAGTTAATCCACGTTTAGACGATGTATTCCCCGGCCTAACTGAACTCCTATGGAGAGGATACGTAGGTAGAGGAATTTGGCCTATCTCAGGTACACCACCTAAGATCAATAATAATGGCAATGTATTCAGTAGCTATAATATCCATACTAGCGGGGTAAGTGGAAATATAACAGATATTGGCACATCAATCACTATTGGCGATAATACCATCAATGGACCAACTCATATTTCAAAATATAAAATAGATGCTATAGATGTGGCTGGGGAATATGACTATGGTCGACAAAACATCTCTGGTAGTATCGCCACTTCTAATTTTAGCGAGTGGGCAACATGGTTTACTCAAACAAAGTCAATCAATATTTCATGGAGTTATGTATCCATAGGTCTCCAGCCTACTGGATATGTATGGCAGAATCTCCAAGGACTTGGTACAGAATACTCGGGTGGTATCGTATTTACTCCAGCAGTAGGTACAGTTGCTGATCCAATTAAGGCACCAAATATCACCGGTCTTTCTGTATATGGAACATCTTCCACAGGACCAATTCCTTCATTAGGAACAGATCCAACTCAGCATACTGCAGCAATTACCTATGTTCAGTTTGGTGGTACTGAGACAATAAGCACTGTTAGCGAGAACGGATACCCATATATCCTGCCAAGTAACTTTGCTCCTGATCGCCCATCTTCTCCCCATAGATTAACTACATTTGCTATAAATGACACGTCAAGGGTGGGAAGATTTAGGGCCAATGACTTTAAATACCTTTATGAGTTGAATAGACTTGACCTGAGAAGATCCCCCGGGTTATGGGGTAAATTCCCTATCTTCCCTACAAGAAAGAATCCAGAAACACAAACAAAAAATATCTCTATTGATATTGCCGAAGGATGCCGATTCTCAGATCTTAGTACATTAGATATTACACCATCGAATAGATATATCGCCAGAGACCTAATCTCTTTAGATGCTTGGAATCAAAATATCGCAAGAGGCGGATGTAAATTACCCTCCCTAGAGGGCATAGGTGGTGTTGATGCTACACGTGTTGAGTATATTCATCTCGGTAACTCCCTTACCTCTACCTATCCATCCAGCTGGACTGGTACAAATAAATCCCCCGGCTCCTATATATTCGATACAGATATCTACTCTTCCGTTTCTGGAATAACTCCTGGTCGTCAAATTAATTCTGATGACGTTATTTATTTTATGACCGGTGCCACTGATTTTGATCGTAAGGTACTTGTTAATGATTCTATCCACTCTTCTACCACAGGAGCAGAACTTGCTAGGGTGGTTAGTGTTGAATCTAATACTATTTATCTGGATAGAGATATTCCTGGTAGTTCTTCTGGAACTTATTTCTTTAAACGTAATACCCAATCAATCAATACATGGTTCCAGAATGGATTCACAAATCTTCTTCGCCTAAGACTTAATGGATGCCGATTAAGTGGTTCTATTAATATCAGATCTGGATTTGATAAAATTGTAGATGATAATTATTTAGCCTTAGATCTATCTAATAATTGCATTACAGGTTATACTGCAGGATTCAATAGAATCTTCTCAGGTGGTAATAGAAAGATAACCATCGATCTTTCATATAATAATTTTGCCACTGGTGTAGTTAGAAATATGCTCAATGAACTTCTAAATATAGAGGCCCAGAGAGTCTTTACTAATGTAGAAATCAGACTTAATAACACTAAGTTATCAGCATCTGACACTTACATCAACTACTCCCAAGAAGAACTATTTCCTACAACGATTCAAAGCGCATCTAACCAAACAATCTCTCTAACAAGAACAGAAAGAGTTAAGATCTATTCTGAAGTTACTACAACTGATGCTAGTGGTACAACAACCACTACCAAAGTTGTAACCGGATCTAAAGATATAACAGTACCAGGGGCATTTATTTCCTCACTAAATGGTTATTATAAGACACAGACAAATGGCCGTCAACAGATCGTAGAAAATAGTTTAGGAGTTAGATTAAAAGGAAATAGAAACTGGAGAATTCTACTAGGATTTACCTATCAATCCCCAGATACATCGCCTACAGTAACAGGGACTACATATTCCAATCCAACAACCCGTGAGGCATCTCTGGCCGAATTAGGTTACACCCTAGCCGATCTCGCCTGATTAAAGTTATTTAGAAATATAAGTATACCATGGCCGGACTTTATAGTAAGAAAAATCTTGGTGAGGTACAATTAAACCTCAAGGACGCTTTACAAAAACTTTACGCTCCAGGTATCCAAGAGGATATTAGATTATTTGCATTTTCTAATTCGCTATATTCTGAAATCCGGTCTGGTATTACAAAGATAGATGCGAGCACTGGGGAAGAAATTGACGTACCTAATGAGATCTTTGGTCTAATCAACGAACCATTTACAGATGATAATGGTAATGTTATTAATAGAACAAAGTTTATCACAAACAGACTAACTTTCTCTAGTAATAACAGAGTATTTTTTGAAACTATTTCCAATGCAGGATTCACTTTTGATAGAAGAACCTCTTTTACCGAAGGTGCTCCTATAATAGTATCAAGAAATGGTTCGATTGTAAACTTAGAAGTTATTGGATCTGGATCGCAATATGAGGTTATCTCATCTGCTGGACAAATAGTACCAGGTCCTGTAACTATTCAGGTTAATGTACGTGGTAAAGAATCCGGTGCAGAAAACGCAGTTGTTGAAGTAACTATTGATGCTAATGGATCTATTTCTAAAACCTCACCACCATCTGTTATTTCTGGTGGCTCTGGTTATTTTGAAGAGGAGGACCTTGAGTTAATAACTCAATGTAGAACTAATAGATTCGGTCAAGAAGAAACCCCTAGTTTACATAAATGTAAAAACTATCCGACTTCTGGTAATAGATTATTCCATAGACAATTTAAATATACCGTACCTTCAGCTGGTCAACAAATTGATTATAGCACCTCCTCGTTAGGATATCTTGCTACATTACGTCAAACAAAATACTTCTATCTTACAAAAGATGCCAGTGAAGAGGGATTTTTCCTATTCGACGAAAGATCTTTGAAATGGGTTTATCTTGGTGATTTTTATGATCAGCAATACGCTATAGAATTAAGGACATCCCCTCTTCTTACTATGAGGAGATATGATACTATTTCTTCATTAAATTTACTAAATTTAGATTCTTTAGACTCTAGTTCATTCTTCTTCTCCTATAGAGAAGGGTTTGGTGTAGCTGATAATTTAGGATCTCAGATTAGGGCCTCTTCCCAAAACGTAGAAAGTATTAGAGACTCATTTAAGTATCTTTTACAAAATAACAAACGGCAACGACTAGTAACAGACGAAAAAAATACCCTAGGAACTCAATTTAATATCTTCGAAGGTAAAAACTTTGATAGCACTTTTAGGATGATTATGCGTGATCCTGATGGTGTAGTGGATAGGAGCGACGTAGAGTTTTTTGAATTAAATTCTCTCGAAGGTCCAGATGAGGTGGAGTTAACTGCAGGGGGTGTTACATATCATATCCCTGGACTTTATCTTAATGTGGGTGGAGTGTATAAAAGAGCTTTTAGTACAGATGATAAACCTTTCTTAAGCTCTAGAGGAAAAGTATATATCAGTCCTTTGATTGATAAAATCAATGGGTCTACTAATTACGCGACTGGAAGTTTTGTACCTAGAAATCCATCTGGTGATAATAAGTACTCTATTTCTACTGCCTATTTACGCTCTGGTGGAGAGGTGCTTGTTGGATTTGATACAACTATAGGAACATTGGTGCAAAACTTATCCTCCTCAAATAAAAATGGAGGATTTGTGTTCCATAGAGCTTTATCCACACCCACAATTAATTCTGGTAGTGGGATACAGGGATGGCCATTATTTGACTATGAAAACCAAGGAGTAATATACTCCCCGGTTATTTTAGGCTATACCTGATAGTAGAGGAGAGGCAGAGTTGAGAGGATTCTGCCTTGCGTTAACGAATAAATAATAAGTATCCTTTACCTTTTCTTGATTACCAATATGGACATATACATCCTCATCAAATGAGGTTCCATCTTGTTTGAAGATAGGAAGTTCAACTTTAATTCTATGGGTGTAGTCAGACTCCGCTAGAGTTTTAGATGAAACAGTGATAATACCTGTTGGATTATCTGTTATGGAATAAGAAAATTCGATCTTTTCTGAAACATTGAGTCTTTTACCACCGAGATCGGACAGAGTATGATCTCCCCAGAAAACATCGTAATTACCAACCGGCGTTGATGCGTTGTATAAAGTCGAGTCACTTACTGCTATATCTTGTAATAGTACATCAGATATCACATAAGGAGGATAGCAGATTCCATTGGTATAGTTTGTAGGTTGGTCGTATCCAAAAGGAGTGACTCTTTCCGCAGGGACTTTAGGAATCTCACTCTGAGAAGATACAAAGTTGCCGGATTGGTATGTTACCTTTAATGTATCAGAGAAACTAATCGACTCTCCAGTATCTACTTTGGCGAATTGGAATGCTATATCTGCCTCTAAAAAGAACTTAACAAACTTTGTGTCTAATGAAGTCCGTGCTGGTTCAAATGGTGTTCCAAAAGCTAATAACCAAATCTCATTAGTTCCTAGCACCCCATCATCAGCCAAGAATGTTTCTGTTGATGTGTTGTATTTAACTCTTTCTACGCTTAGAACTAAAGGAGCAACAAATCCTTGGACATTTGTAGTGAATGCCAAATCATCCGCATTAGCAATTGCATTGACAATAATAGGTTTATTCCAGTCGCTCTCACTTGCAAAGGCAGGTAACCCGTATGTAGTTGGGTTATCTGAAACAGTGACTATTGTCAAATCCGCGTGAAGATAAAAACGTGGGGACCCCTGCGTTCCTTTCCAATACATCCTTGCAATACGCTCTGTTACATTCCCAGCAGCAATTGTCTGATGATTTGGACTACCACCAAGATCATTTGCTCCAAGAGCATCAACAGAATTAAACAGGGCATTATTAACCGGAATACCAGTAAATTTAACTATGCCTCCCTCACCTAACAAATTAGGCATTAGTCTCATGCCTATATAGTTCGACGATGAGGCACTGGTGGGATATTTTGCCTCACCTAAGATAAGGTTTGGTCTGGAGGTATATGTTGCAGGATTTAGACCATTTCCGTAGAGTCCTATTCCATCAGCATTAGATTTAAGAACGCTCTTAAAGCTATTATTAACAAATCCATCGATAGGATCATTAGTCTTAGAGATAGGTTGATCATAGAGATATCTATTTCCTTCACTAACCTTCCACCATTGCGGGCGTGCATCAAACTCGTATTTATAGATACTCGGTTCGAAATTTATATTAATGAGATCGTCATAGCCATTATAATCATCCTTAGGAGATACAATGGTAGAGCTCCAAAGAGTATATCGTGAGTAATTATCTCTGTTGGGAACTATTTGAAGTACGTAGTTACCTGGTCCATTTACTGGAGCCAAGGGATTACCACTTCCGTCAATAAGATAGATTACATTGGATACTAGACTTAGCCTAACATCTTGAGGAGTATTTAAAGGGACTGTAATTGTAACTGTTTCTTGTATAGGATTACCATTATTATCCTCTCCAATAACCCTTGTAATTTGCTGATCAAATGCAACTAACTGATATCTGACTGAAGAAGTGCTATCTAAAAGAATAGCCTCTATGTCAATAGTTGCTTCTGAGTCTGGAGTAACAATAGTATTAGGAGATACTTCTGAGATTGTAACATCAAGTTCTCCAGAGTAGAATTTATCAGTGATATTAGGAGTTGTTTCTGATACCCCATACTTAATGAAAATATTAGGTTCTGTAGGAACTTCTAATTCACTATCAGCTTTATCTGCCCCGCCATTCCACATTCTAATGGAGATGGGAACGTATCTATACCCTGTTGAACCAGATGTATTTGTTTGATATATAAATCTACTTGGAAGATTATCCAAGTTAAAACTCACACCTGAGATATATCTATCTCCCTCTTGAATGAATTTTGCGTTCTTATTTTCATCGGAAGAGTTAAATACTTCAGTCCATACTGGTACTGAATTTGTGCCTCCATTAATAATATCGATTTTTAAAGAAGTATTTGTTTCAACTTCAAAAATATATTTCTTATCTACGCTATCATTATCAAGACGTAAAAATCCGTCCCATCTAACTCCCCAGTTATCTTGATTATCTCTTAGCACTCTTGGAGGTCTTGAGAACCTCATGTTAGAGTCTTTGACTATGTTATTTCCGTCATATACGTATCTATCGACAACTGGTATCCGAGTTTCTATATAGGATCCTGAGTTAAAATATTCCTTTTCAGAATAAAGTTTAAAACCACCCTGCCTAAATTCTAATAAAGATAGAGATGTTACTGGGTTTATGTCATCCGCGCTATAAGAAACATTATTTCCAGAATCGTTAGGAGACTCTAGGAACCAAAGTGGTGGGTTTAGGACAGAATATGCTCTTGAGAAAGTATATACAGTATTAACAAATTGAGAACCAATAATTGCTTTAAGTTCTTTTAATTTATTAAGAGAATTTTCGTCATTAGCTAAATATGCTCTAGTATATACAACCTCACTATTTACAATACTCGATCCAGTTACCTCACTCTTGATTGTTATATCTGTGCCAACTAAAGAGATTTCTCGCCCTGTTGACGGATTTACGTAAGATTTTAATGTCCATACAAGAGTATTAGGAGTATTAATTTGCTCATCAAAAGAATCTTGTTGTTGAGGTAAGATACTAAGTTGATTTAAAGTAACAACCCCGGTATTCTCATTAAAAGAAGTGAACTTAAAAGTACCAAATTCTTGATCAGTGCCTGGTGTTGCACGATAGAATAGCGCGGTAGGTCCTGCATGAAGTCCATCTAAGGTCCCTTTGCCAGTAAAGGAATTAATTTGATCTATTCTATCCTCTACCCTAATTCTAGGATTAGTTGATACAGTAGCACCTGCAATTCCACCGGCGATACTAATCCCAGAGAGGGGTGTTAGGAAGGAGGATGTAATTTCATTGCTTACAAAGTCTCTAGTTATTTCAAAATCTTCTGGCTTATATGTGCCATAAATAGAGATCTCATTCGCATCATCGACTCTTGTAACATACTCTAAGACATTTGTAAGGGCCTCACCAGGATCATCCAGGTCTCCTAAGGCATTATTCCTCAGAAGACCCACATAATTAATATCATTAAGTTTCCTACCGGCCCTACGAAGTAGGAAAGATTGTAGAGCCGAGTAGTTATTAGCAATATCTAAATTCTGGGAGACCTTTTTGTCTATTCTGGTTGCCATAATGGGGCACTATGCAGTATCTATAAAGATACTTTAAACCCCTCAAGTCGGGGAATATAGATCAGAGTACGCGCGGATGACAGACTTGACGAAGTCAGAACGAACAATCTCATTATAGCCAAAGTTAACATGGCCAACAGATTGATTAGAACCAAGTCTGCGGAGGGCGTCTGAAAGTCCATCATGGCCGTAGCGGTTAGCAAGGTCACGTTGAACTACGTCACCAAGCAAAGCGATAGACGAATTATCACCAAGTCGGGTAAGGATTGTCATTACGGAATGGGTAGTGGCATTTTGCATCTCGTCCGCAATGATCATGCAACGATGTAGAGACCGTCCACGAAGGTGCTCAATAGGTAAAAACTCAATAATCTTTTTCTCAATAAGATAGTCGGCTTTACCTTTTTGCATAAATACCGCCAAGGAGTCGCGAATCGGCATGATATGAGGCGCGATCTTCTCTTCAAGATTACCTGGAAGGAAGCCGAGACCTTGCTCACCTGGAGTGGATACAATGGGTTTTACGTAATAAATCTTCTCGATCTCACGTTTTTGAAGTTTTTCGCATGCAGCATGGATTGAAAGTAGTGTCTTTGCTGTGCCTGGTGGTCCGGTGAGGATGGTGAGAGTTTTTGTCTTAAGGTATCTCATTGCATCAACCTGCGAAGGATTCATAGGCAATAAAGGCTTATGATCTTCAAATTTAGGATTAGAGGCCTGGATCATTTCACCTTCGGTGATTCTTTGACGTCGAGAGGATTTTCTTGCCATGAGGAGATTGTAAATCTTCTGATACGAAAAAAGACCCAAGGAGATAAATATCTCCATTGAGTCTCATGATCTGTATGTCTTAGGGGACATAGAATGTCTTCGTATCCTGACAATCTTTAAACTTATCAGACAACTCTTACTTTAAGAACGCTACCAGTTCTATAAAGTCCGCCAATAGGAACCGGTATAGTTGCTGCTGCGGCCGCTGTGTCATCTGCAAATTCTCTTAGACCTGTAAAATTAATACGGTTAAAGGCGACAGGAATGGTTGATCTATCACCGAATCTTCTTACTACCCCCGTGCTATCTGCATAATAAACTTCATCAAGTACCTCGTTGAGGAACAACTCTCCTCTGTAGAGGCTTGAGGAGTCATTGTCATGTTCATCTTGAAGATACGCCTCATCATGAGTAGCATCTGAAGTAAATCTAACTCCCCAACGATGATAAGGAGGTTGTGGCGTTGCAGGCATATTCCTACTCGGGTTTCTAGTTATATTAACCTTTAAACTCCAGAGTTTTTTGCTCTAGTCAAAAGTAACAGTAACTTTTTAACTGTTACTGTCAACGCACGTATATTTCTATGATAGAATACTAAGGAATATATCGAGAAACCAATGCCCTCTTATCCTAAAACAATCGTGGTCCTTGGAGCAGATCGAGTCGGAAAATCCACTACTGTAGAAAACACATATAAAGATCTTGTAGAAAAGGATATCTGTGTCCGTTCTCTCCATTTCTCTGGTCCTCAGCCACACCATCATAGCCCCATTCAACAATACCTTGATCCCTTCCAAGCAGCATTGGAAGAAAAAGCCCAGGTTGTTCTCTGTGATCGTGGATTTTCCGAAGTTTGTTTTTATGAGAAATTCCGACGTCACATCGATATCTCTGAAGAATGGGCCAATAGCGCAGAATCATTCTTCGCCTCTTATAGCTCACTGATCAAAGTATTTTTGATTGAAAGGGACTGGGAATGGAGCCTCCCATTGCACATCATCGAGATCAATGAGTTATATCCTGGTTGCTCTGATTACTTTATGAATATGCAACTTCAAGCCCGAGAAAAAGAGCATGAGGAATACTATGAATATATGAAAGACTATCTCACATACCGTTCTCTTCTTTCTGACATCACTATTCTCTCCCCGCCTGACAAGTCTTTCTCTTTGGCCGACGTAGTTTAAAGATTATTGAATAGATATAGGAACTATTACCCCTATGGCAACCGTATTTAACACCGGTCTTCACCGTAAGATCGGCATGGAGTTTGAATATAAAATCTCCTTTCAAGAGTTTCTAACCGAAGCTATCGGTTCGAGTCTCGTATCTTCGTATAGCGCAGGATCAAATACTCCTACTGCTCGTACTACTGCTAAAAATGCCTTCGTGGCTTGTGGCCCTAGCATGGGTTTTGAGGCCAAGAAGTTTGCCTATGCGACCCTAGAACTTGTTGTAGGCGCTCTTGCAGCCAATGCAAACGTCCCTGCTGCTGATAAAACTGCACTCAACGACCAATTAGTTAACATCACTCGTTATGTTGGTATTACAGGCGATGGTGATTTCCATTTCATGGTAGCCACCTTCAACCTCGCTGAGACCATCTCTTCGATCATTGCTGAAGTAGTCCCTGCTCCTCAGGCCCCTGTGGGAACAATTGTGACTCTTGAGCTTCTTGATGGAGGAAGTGGATACACTGATACTCTGGACGGAACGGCAGATGGCGAGATTACCGTAGCATTCAATTCTACTGAATCCACCAACCCCGCTGGTTATACTGCCGGTGCGGGAACAGTGTCTATTGCTACTGGTGAAGTAATCACAATCGATGCTATTACTAATGGCGGAGCCGGATTCAAAGTTGATCAGATTGTTTCAATCACATCTGCCGGAGCGGATAATGGCGATACGCTTGCAATGGCTATTGTAACCTCTGTATCTTGATCCCAGGTAAGATGTGTCTAGTCTCTATCGTTGCCGAACTAGAGTAGCATATAAGCCTTTCAAATCAGAGAGGCTTATTGTCTTTGAGGAAAGACAAATTCAAGATCTAAGTGTTAAACTTAAATGGAATAACACATTTTCCTCAATGAACTCCCAAGGTGGTGAGTCGGCTAGCGCATATACCTCTGGAATTAGTCAGTCAACTTGCCAGGTCACCCTTTCAGATCCTTATCTGACCGGGGCGGCTTGGCCTGCGTTATTTGATGCAGCATCGATGTACTCGGCATCAAATACCGCTCAAACAAACAATATTTTGCTTCGTCCCTGTGAAGAAGGCCAAGATCCAATAAGAGACAAGTGCTTTCCTTACGCGTCCATCGATGACAGAGAACTAATTAACTCCGATGGGACATCAAGGCCATTGACGGACACTCTGGCCCATCTTGTCATATCTTTCTGGTATGAGGTGGGAGGAACGTCTTTTGGTACAGATTATTACTTCAGAGTGAATAGGATATCAGTGTCTCATGGCGCAAATTTTCCCTCGGTTACTCTTGCGGGTGTAGAACCAAAAGCTCTAGTCTTCAACCAAAATCTTATCAATGTTAAGTTTGATGAGGGGATGACAGTTGAAGAGGCGTTAAAAAAGATCGCCGAAGAGAGCGGATATAAAGCAAGTTTCTGTGTCCCTCCTACCGAATCCCAATCTAAGCCATACATCCTCCCACGCTCAATTATATACAAAGGCGTAACTCCAGACGAGGCAATGAAAAAGCTCATTGGAGCTACGGGTGGATCGATGCTATCTCTCCCTGTCAAGGAATATGGTAATAGGGTGAGCGTTTGCTCTCGTGGTGAAATTACTCAGAGTTGCACGGTATTTTATCTCGGTAAAGGGCTCTATGAAAGCTATGAGATTAATGGTGAGCCTCCTACCACTTTTGCACAAAGAAATTCACAGACAGGAGCAACAATTAATGAGGCCGATCCATATGTCTCTGCAAGTTTCTCCGCTGATAAATACTCCCTCAAAGAGGTCATAAAACAAAAAAGAATCAAGGCCCTCCAGAATGTAAACAAAGTCACCTTCCAAGGACTTTTCGAACCCTGCGAAAAGAGATGCCAAGGTCCATTATCGACTGGGTACGGATGGAAGGGTGTAGGACCTACAGTAGAAAATAAAAAATATACCCAAACAAATCTATATGGCATAGCGCCTAGTGGCACGAAGTCAATCTCCTATCTCCCAGGCAAGGTGCAAAGTGCCTCTGGGGATGAGGGGAAGGTTGTCATAAAGACAGAGTTCTGGTTACAAATTTGCAAAGAGGATGCCTCGGAAAAATGCTTTGGGCGTTACATCTTCCAAGAATCCACCAATCTTTCTGAGGTAAAGGTTAAGAATGGCGATGAGGTGAAGGTGTCTCAGCAAATTGGCTCATCTACCTCCGATAAAAAAGAGTTGGTAAGATTTTATATCCTTGGCCATGGGACAGATTTTGTAACAATTGACCCACAACTTGTTTGGAATTGGGCTTCTCCGGCAGAGACCGCTGCTGACTTCCAAGATAAAAACGCTCCTTCATCCCCTAATCAACAATCTAATCCACCATCGACTGCTAATGGGGATAATTTAATCGGTCGAGTTGGTAGCACTGGTAGATCAACGGGTCCGCACCTCCATGCAGAATGGGAAGATAAAAGACCCATTACAGCTGCTCAAGTATTTAAATATGTTAGATTCGGCGGAGGCAATCCTCAAGTAAGTTCTACGTATCGTTCTGCAAGTAGACCGAACCATAATGGGGTTGATATAGAAGCAGATTTAGGTACTCCGTTATATATCCAAGGAGGCGCGGGTGGTCTTAATAAGCAAGAAGGATATAGTGGTGGATTTGGAAATAATGTTTTAATTTCTACGCCAGAAGGCAATATGCTTTTAGCCCATTTACAAGATAAAAGTATTCCTTCCAACCTCCCCGGTCTTACAAGTTCCGACTCTGCCGGTAATGTAAGTCCAACCATCTCCACAGCAGCATCAAATAAAGCCCTCACTGTAGAAACATCATTTAAAGGCGTACCTAGGGCCCTGCGGATCACTCCTGGTAGAACCATCTTGTCTTTTATCACAGACTATGATAAATGGGTGGAGAATGGTGGGCCTAGGGGCGAAGACCCTTCAACCGATCCAGGCGTATGGTTACCAAGTCGATTTAGGAATTGGTTTGTTAATGAGGTTGAATTTGTCTGGAGACAAGGGGATCTTAGGGTGAATGTTGAGGCATCTAGTCCTTGGGGTAATAGTATAATTTCCGCACCTACCTTCCCAGAGTATCTCCAAGGGCAGCAAAGCGCAGGAGAATTTGAAATAACCAAAGACTACTATGGATATATCCGCTCAATAGGGGACTTATGTTTTCCGATTAAGAAATCTGATACCGGAGAATTGACTAACTCATGCAAAGAGTTATGCAAAGAAGCCCAAGAGTTCTATAAGCAATTTGGTAGTGGTGAAGGAACAACCACTGATCCTGGCTCAGGTGCCGGGGCTGGTTCTCAGACAGGATTCCCTGTGGGTAAATGTCAATATACTGGTACTTCTTACGACCAAAGTAAAGTAAATAAGATTATTAACGCAGCATATGCTGGTGGTATTAGGACCAATATTGGTCTTGCTGGAGTGGTTGCAAATGCAATCTGGGAATCTCGCCTAGATCCTAAAGCCCGCGGAGATAACGGAGATGCCTGGGGTATTTTCCAATGGAACTCTAGAAGACCTGGGCTTATTGCTTATGCTAATAGTGTGGGTGGAAGTCCAGATAACTTTGATGTACAAATGGGATATTTTGTAAAAGAACTTAAGGGATCAGAGTCTGCTACAATCCCAGCAGTGAACGGAGCCTCTACTCTTGCCGAAGCTACCAGACAATTTGAACGAGTCTTTGAAAGAGCTGGAGTCCCACGTATCGAAGAACGTATTAAAATAGCCGAACAAATCTTCCCTAGTTTTAACTGTTCGAGATGATACCAAAGGTAATTGCAAGTGGGATAATGGCCGCGGTATTAAACTCGGCTAAAAAGGAACTTCTTGAGACCGCAAAATCTCAAATCATAAAATCTCAAAAGGAAGCATTACGTAAAGACCTACTTGCTAAAGTCACTGCCCAATACACCAAGGAAGCAGAACATAACTTCACCCAATATATCCAGGCCCTCGAATCTGCTAATGTTGAGATTAGTTTTGAAGGGAAGCCAGGACAGGCTTTTATTAATAAGGCACAGTCAGCAGTAAATGAACTTGAGAGTTATTTAGATAATCAAAATCCAGACGGGGCTGTGATACAATTCTTAAAAAAACGATATGGGGAAGAGGGAATTAATATTATCACCGGGAGACTTTACGCGGGGCATTATGTCGGCAAGAAGTCACAAGGGGTTTATGAAGTTGCGAATAAGATGGGATATGCTGCCCCAGTAGATAAAAGAAAACCTTGGTTGTCTAGCGAGAAGACAACTCAAGGTCTGGAGGATATGTTGGCAAATGCTGCTAAGGAGATTTTTGAATTAACTTTTGAAGACTTGGATCTATCTTCGGATATTGCTCTGTTAAAATTTTCTGGACAGGGATTCAAACCACCTCAAAAAATATCAAATAAACCACCAAAAGGTAAATCTAGTCCTAAGAAGAAAAAGAAAAAATAACCTAACCATAATACTTAGCACCTTTGGCTAAATTAGCCTTAGCACTTAAGGCTTGAAGTTGAGCATTCATTGCGTGATAATCAAACCAACTCTCAGCAAGGGTTGTGTCTTTAAAGTAACATTTAGTTCCTCTACAATGTACATCAATCCGTTCCAAATCTATCTTTTCTTCCCTACACCATTCTTCGACTAAGTTTTTAAATGGATAGGTGTGGTCGATATGGAACTCACCTGAGTTAATGAATTCACCACTCATCGCGCATTTTAATGGTTTTCTTTTGAGTTGGCGATTTACACTGAGTCTAAATGTTTTAATTTGAGGCTCGATGATTTGTCTCATCGCTATAAGTGCCTCTTTTTTATTTTGCTTATATTCGGGGATAGCTATTGCCCTAGGGAAAAGTTCATCAGTGACTTTACCTTTCCCCAGCCAAATTTCCCTCTTAGACCTAGAGGTAATCATCACAATTCCTCTGACGGCCTTACCTTGAAACTTCTTATTGCGTATCTTGTACTTTACCTCGCCACGATCTTTAATCGCCTTCCATTTAGGAATCAGATCAATAACCTCATCAAGGAAATCCTTATCTGTTCCTTTTACAAAGTAGTTAGATTCTGTTCCATAGACAACTTCTGTCCACTTTTTTTCGAACCCTCCCTTCGTGTATTCGTTTCCTTGGATGGATATGACGCGTCGCATAGTATAAATTCGATAAGTTGTTCTGAATATTTCTTGATATCATCAGCATTTTTAAGATGAGGATTCTTTCTAACCAAGGTAGATACAGAACGTTTTTTAACTAAATAGTCAGTAAGAAAAGTTTCATCAACTGGGTCTAGATCAGTGATTTTATGGAGAAGGTCACGATGGCTCATCATAAAGTCCCCCATTGTCATCTCTGATTCATACTCTGGTTCAATGATGTTCGAGTATTCAGTAACCTGGGAAAAACTCATTGCAAATGCTTGACGTACTGCACGGATTTTTTTAACAGATACCTGGATTTTTTCGGCGATCTGCTCATCGGTAATGTCTGGATCAGTAGTTGTATATTTCCTAATCTTTAAATAAAGATCGGAATATGATCTGGGGATCTTTACCAATCTAGAATTATCTCTGAGATAATTTAGCATATGAAACTGTAAACATCTATTCACCCAGGTAGAAAAATTTGCACCTTTACTCTGATCCCAAGAGTCATAGATTTTTACAATATACTCAAGGGCGGCGTCTCTAAGTTCTTCATAAGGAAGCCCTGTAAAACTTGAGATTTTTTTCGCTACCTGCGAGGCCTTCCACATTTGGGAGATGATTTGCTCATCTCGTTCTGATTTTTGCCTACGTGATTTACGACGTGATTGCTTATCTTGTTCTACAGTCATGCTTTTTCGATGGCTCCTATGATAAAATCTTTGAGTTGAGACTGAGCTAAAATACCGTCTATGTTTAATCCTAAGAGTTGAGCATCACGATCAAAAACAGCAAAGTTCGGAGTACCATCGCATTCAATCTGGTCACAAAATGCCCAGTTATCTGATGTTACGTCCCATTCCCCAAATCCCACCGAATAATGTGGGTACTCTTCAGCGATTACGTTAGCCGTTTCTGCCCATACAGGTTTCATAGCATTGCATGCCGCGCAACCTGGCTGGTGAAAAAATACAACTCTATATTTAAATTGTTGATCTGTCATAATGATAAGTATTCCTGCAGGTAATACGTTATGTATTATACCATTAAAGATATTTTGTAGCGGATCCTTTGCTACTTCCCATGGTAGTATTGACTTTACCCACTTCACTAGAAAGTCTTCTAGATCCACCTCGGTAGAATGGGTCATGGACTAGGCGCGGTAATTCCTTTCTGTCCCCTCCATGGACGGTTCTACCACCCATAATCTCATCTCGATAAACGGTCACTCCATACACGAAAGCGTCTACAAAGTCGTCGTTTTTGATAAATGGGAAAGAGGTTAATTCCGCTGTTCTTTCCGCCAATGAGGGTAGGTTCTCGTAAAGAGAGACGATCCCATCCTCTACAAGCGGGGCAATTGCGTTTGCCCTAAGTACCTTGTCTTTATTAGGTACTAATTCTTTAATCGAGATATTAATGGTTCTCTTTAGAGTTTGAATCAAAGGGACTCCTTGGGCTCTACCCTCAATATATACACATCTTAGTTTCCAAGTTTTAACAAGTTGGGGGAAGATCTTCTCAAGATCTGGGAACTCCATTCGATCGAGGATATAATGAATGAGATGAAGTTTACTTTCACGTTTGTCATATCCCCAGATACAAATTGCAGTATAATCATTCATCCTATCGGCCTTATAGGCCGTGTCGATAGTGGCATAGATGTAGGAATATTTACTCTTATTCTTTGAATGATACCCAAACCAATGTTCTTTAAAGATTGCACCCTGCTCACCGGCTGGTCTGCCTTGGTATAAGGAATTAAAGTCTCTATCGCCGATTGATTTCTTGATCGCCTCAAGGTTCTCCACAGGAAAAAACTGAGGCCAATGAGACTCACCCAATCTTCTCCCGAGAACATCGTTCTCTTCATCTGTACATAGAGCAGGTACATTAAGCTCCTTCCAGCCTTCGGGGTCAGCCTTAAGCAATCTACCAATCACATCATCTACATGAAAGCGAGTTCCCATGGAAATGATTCCATGGTTAGGAAGACCACGGGTTAAGAACTGAGCCTGGGTCCAAGCAAATGTACTCTCCATGACCGTGGGTGAGTTACCATCAGCGAGAAGGTCATCTAGAATCCCAACTCCAGGGAGTTCACTGTCATCAATTACGCCAAAACCAAATCCGGTAACGTTACCCCCAGCCGATGCCATCTTAATCAGACCACCATTGTTGTTTCGGATGGCACTTAAATTAGATTTATCTCTATCTACCTCGCATTCAGGAAAGAGCCATGCAAAACTCTCATGGGAGATATACTCAATCACTGCTCTAGAGTTTTCGTTGGTGAGTTGGAGCGCATAAGAGCTCATGATAAATTGGGCAGTGGGGCTCCGACCCATTTGCCATGATGGAAAAACCTTGGAGATAAGCAAAGACTTCCCTGTTCTCGGAGGTAGGGAGATAGCACTTTGCTTATAATCTTTGTCTCCGTCTCCAATCTTTTGTAGAAAGTTACCGATTACCTCATGGACATGGAATGGTTGAAACTTTCCAGCAATAGGAACTTCTGATGTTATAAATCGAGCATATGTTAAGAAGTCTGTTCGACATTTAAGTCGAAGGAGTTCTTGTTTGTCTGAAGGTGAAAGGGAAGAAATATTCCCTTCCATCTCTTTAACAATCTGCCTTTCCTTCGCGGCTTCTACCTTGTTCATAATTTATCTGGTCTAAGAGAGATGAGATTTGTTGTTGGTCAGGTGGCAGATCAAAATACTTTGTGGGCAATGAATTACCTAATAGAGATGAAGGTTCTGGTGGCTCTGGTGAATTTATCTTAGACTCTAAAGAGTCTTTAAGCACTTTATCTTTGTTATTGGTTGTCTTACATCCATCGAAATTAATTGGAACATCAGGATTGAAGAGTCCAAGGACAATATCCGCTGCCTCAAGGAGGCCTTCTCCAGGGGAGAGTTGCTTCCATTCCTTATGAGCAGGTTTGAGGGCTTTATTAATTGTTAATGTTGCTTCAGTTCGAGATTTTTTACTTAACTTGGGAATTTGTTTGATATTTTTGTTTGTAAGTACAAGGGCTGGTGTCTTTGCAACTCCAATTCTTGGACCATCTTTAGTTCCGTCTAAACGTTTAACATACTGATAAAGGTCCATAATCGCCCTAGCGTGCTCTGTCATATCTTTTAGGGCTAGAGGAAAATAAGAGAAGTTAGATGAGAAAAATTTTCTCATTGTACGATATTGAGCATCAATTAACTTTCTCTCAATAGACTCCACCTTAGAGATATTATTATCTGCTTGCTTAAGAGCCTTTTCAATAGCCTCTAACGAATAAATAAGTTCTGAGAAAAGCTCTGGGAAGTCAGCATTCTTTGCACCCTCCATTCTATCAGCAAGGTCTTTCAACCTACTAACAGCCTTAAGGATTTTTGTTAGATCAAAAGGATTCTTAACGCATAATTCCTCACCAATCTGAGTAGGAAGAAAGTCAGTGATTGGGTTATTATTATTATCTACTGGATTCCCACTAGGTGAATAGGAACTATGCCCACTCTTAAGTACATTGCCACAGGGGTCAAGGAGTCTATTCCCATCAGAATCTACCCCATGTTCTGTCTTTCTACATTTAGGGTCACATGGGCAATCCAATCCGCCCCCACCGAATAGTCCCCCAAGGCCGGGTATCCCGCCAAGGATAGATGAGACCGGGTTAATACCAGTAAGAGCAGAAAATGCGCTTAGGCCTAAACCTGCAGGTCCTAAGAATGAGGTGAATTGCCCACCTAACCCAACTAACTGGAGCGCTGAGGTAGCCAATTGTGGTACACCCTGTAACCCGCCAAGACTAGGAATGCCTGGTAGGTTAGCAAAATTAGCGGCCATCTGAGCAATTTCACCAAAATCCCCACCAGAAAGTTTCCCTAGAATATCCCCAGAAACCAAGTCAGTAAGACCACCGATCCCTCCTGCTGTAGAGATAATCTGATTAATAGAATCTGGTAGGGATTGATCCAATGCCCCAACGGCACTACCGATAATATTATTGATGGAGAGAGGTTGACCATTTAGAATATCTTTACCAATGTCCCATACAGGGGATACGAATTGTGCTACCTCTGGAGGGAGCTGGGAGAGACCAAGCATCGCAGCACTATCAATAGCACCCAATGCTCCACCAGCCATATATGCTGAATATACTCCGGCCACCTGAGAAGGTAGGCCATTGAATGCCTGATTGAGAGAGTTCTTGCCTATGATTTGCAGAGCAGAGTCAAGAGTATTATTTCGTATACCCCTAGCCAGCACATCCCCTGCTCCTCCAGCAGTGCGAAGAATCGCTACCAACTCATCATCAATAACACCACCCCTATTTATGGCATTGGTTATCTGTGAAGTTAATGCAGCAATGGATTGATTAGAATTGTTTGCAATCGCAATCTTTGCAAGGTTGCTAAGCATATCCGCCCCGTTAAATTGCCCTGGAAGAGCATTTGCTGCGATCATTGCTTCCTTCAGGGCCGGATCTGAAGCAATAGGTGCCACTGCATTTCCGGCAGCCTTTAAGATTTCTTTACCTGCTTTACCAACAAAATCTTGGGAGGAAGGTGATGCATTTTGAGCTAGGGCCTCCATGGGTTTTTTAGAAGCCAAGAAGTCCTTTCTGGACATTGGCTTTTCACCCGGATAGAATTGTACTGGTCTCCGAGTACCGGGATGGACCCATTTCATCTGGCCTTGGTAGCGGAGACAAATCGCCAGCTCAGAGTTATCACCGGGGTCTATGATTGCCTCCATCCCATGATTCTTCTCAGTGCAAGAAGGGAGTGTAGTTCGGAATACTAACGGAGGTGAAGATACTGGGCTCCATGAGAAATCACCATTCTCATCCCTACGGCACATTAGCATCGTCGAGCGAAACTTCCGATCCTCCGCAAACTCTCTTATCTCCCCCTCAAGTGCCTGAGAGCATTTAGGCATTCCAGACTTCTTAGAAAGATTGGTATTTATCTGCGATTCCACCACTCCAGGATCAAATCCCTTCTCAACTAGTTTGCCATGGGTAAGGGATTTCCATGCATAGACCGGATCCCCACCTTCTTGGGTATTATTTCTTCTGAGGCAAATAATAACATCTTGATTTACCTCATTCTCAAGGAGATACATCCGTCCAGCATTATCTTCATTGCATCTCATACCGGGATCGGAGGCAATACTTCCTGCCTCCATTTGCTCACCAAGTACTGTGAGTTGGATAGGCGTACCTACACCACTCCCTCTAGGATCTTTATTAAATATCTGACTTACAAATGCGTCGTTAGTATTACCTCCGGCTTTGGAAAGGAGGCAAGGAGCACCGATATATTGCGAACTTAGTTGGCCCTTATGACTACCTTGTACATACACCCAGTCACTTGTAATCCCCGAGTAAAGTACCTTAACCCTCCCAAGTCTTTTAGGATCTGACACAGAGACAATAGTCCCAATCTCATTAAATGGATCTCCAAAGGGTCCGCCTATAGCCTCCGAGGTGCGGAGGCTAAGTTCTTTCATTGTCTGTAGGTCGTCAAAAAATCCCATGTATTAGTCCTCTTCTACAATCTCTGGCTCAAAAAAACCGTCTCCAACTGCCCATAGATCTGCAGAAAGATATGCATATTGAATATGTTTATTTAGGTTATCTGGTAACCAATTCTTAGAGATATAATTCACTCTATCCCAAGACTTACCGTCTCTATTATAGTAGTATGGAACTCTAAAAAATACATTCTTACTATCTTCAACTGAAGTAACTCTAGATACTCCAGCCACTATTTGATTTGAATAGTTGTTAATAGCAAGATCAGATTCTCCACCTACCTGTAGAATTTCTGACTTATATGGCCATAAGGGAGGAGCATCAATTTCAACATTTCTAAGACCATTCTTTGGCCTTCTAACTAATACCTCTGAGGTAGTTCCATCCTCTTTTGTTAAAATTGATGTATTTTTTATTTCAACCTCTTCCTCTGTATGGGCTTTAAGATCGAATATTGAAGATAAGAAAGCAAATGATAACACACTTCCTTTCGATTCCATAAGACCATTCCATTTACCATCATAAATTTTTATGGAATTTGTTGGAGATAGTGATAGTATCTTAGAAGTACTATTATATGCTTTTTCTTTGTATAAATATTCGGATGCTAATACATTTGAATTATAAGTAAGAGAACTCACCTCATCAAATTTAATTTTATTACTATTATCTTGGGAGGGATATGTCGTCCATAATTGACTCGATATAAAGGGGAATTTATTAAGCGCTTCGCCTTTGGGAGTTTTTATCTCACCAACACCTGGGAGGGTAAATGTTTTTTCACGATCATACCATCCGAAAGCATTTTCGATCATCGCTACTTTGATCTTTCTTTCCCATCTACCATCCCATAGATCCCCAAATAGACCTACATGTTGCGCGAGCCAATCAAGAACCAGCGGAGAACATGTCTCAAGATCGAGATAGTTCTGATAGAAAGATGCAATTTGGTCTTTCTTTGAGGAAAGAAACTCATCCACCCCACTTGTTAACCATTGAGCTGGGGATTCATTTTCAGAGAATAATGGATCAGAGCGATATGCCTCGGAAATACCTGGCAATCTAGAGTATACTGGACGCGCTATATCATTCTTAGAGTACTCAAGTACTCCTCTCTTTAGAGAACTTTTTGTTACCTGGATTATATTATTAAAAAGTTCTTTTACTCGGTTATATACGGTAATAATGAACTTAAAATTATCATGGACTCTTACTTCTTTATAGAGATATTCTTCCTCAATAATTAAAGCGCATTGCTCATACCACTCAGTAGGTAATGTGGAGAATACCTGTAACATCTCACCTTTAACTTCTTCTCTAACCCCATCTTCATAAAGAACTAAAGAAATGTACCCGTCCGACTTCTGTGGATAAAGGAGAGTCATGAACGACGAAATAAATCTATCTCTTCTGTTTTCAAGACCTATTACATTTGTCTTAGGAGGATTATTTATCGCATCTAATCTCTCATCAATCACTCTTATTGCCTGATCTATAAAATCTTCTGAAAAATAATATTTTGGAGGGAGGTAAATTTTTGAATACTTAGAAGCCGGAGCATCGATATCTAATGTTAATGGACCGGATTCAGTGAAGGTTATTGCTTTACCTCTAAGTACAGAATGAAGTGATACTTCTTTTTCTACGTTTAAATAATATATCAAAGGAGCATTAGAATTATATGTATTACTTGACTGATATTTCCACTTCTTATTTCTTACATAACTTAGTTTTCCAATAATACATTTACCAGGATTACAAAGAGTATCTTCTCCTTCACCGTCTTTACATATCAATCCTATTCTGGAGCAACTCTCCATTCCACCATGTTCTGTGCCACCAAGCGGATGCCCATGGGCGTAGATAGGAAATCCACCAAGAGTTGGATCTTCTGAAATTACCTCGGTATTGGAATACGTATGTCCAATGTTTTTATATACAAATCCATCAAGAGTTAAATTGCCACTTTGAACCGAAATTACTCTATCTCTAGGAGAGTTAATATCTTTTGATTCAAAAACAATATTCCCTAACTTATGAGCAAATATTTTTTGCTTTTTTGTTCTATCAAACTCTAAGATAATATGAGCTGAAGAAAGGGAGGGATTATTTTTTCTTGATTGTATACTATCCCAAACTGATAGATTCATGGTGTATATAGATTGGTATAGGTATATGTGAGTGGGCTAAAATCGTTGATAGATGTAAATGTTATTTGGAGGTTATACAACTTATATGAGATGATTCCAGAAGTGGGAACATATACCTCATTATCTGAATTTATTACATCTATATATGAGTAGATACATTTACCCAATGATTCTGATTCTTCACCAATAAACCCAGCACAAAATCCTTCGACATTGGCTGAATCTTTTAACATTAACTTTGTATCAAGTGTATTTATTGTCTTGACAAATGAGAATCCATAAAGTCTTCTCAAAAGATCTTGGTAGGATAGATTAGATCCTAGAGGGAGGTTTATTGGATTGATGTATTCTTGTAATGAAACAAGAATCTCATTAGATCTAGATTCTATGTTTCCAGAAATTTCAGCTGGATCATAATAGACCTCAATTACCATATCAATAGGAATTATCTCTGGTGGTAATATGGAGATATTAGTGCCTAAAGTAACTCTATTTCTTACAGACTCGATAATATACTGGAGTGTTGTATCTGACAGTTGTTTTCCATTATCATCACCAGCGCATATGACTATATTCCCAGACAGAGCAGAAGAGAGTTGATACCTTTCTTCGTATGTAAGAACTTTTATCAAGGATGCTTCTGGCGCTAGTACAGATACCTCATTCTGAAAGTCTAAAGCAGTAGTTAGATTTCTCCTGCTCAGAACTTCAAAGGCTCTTTTCTTCATCGAGTTAACAGACTCTAAGTCTTTGCCTCCAGTCGCAGCAGAGTTATTTCTTAGAAAATCTAACCCTACAAAACTTCTTTCAATTTTATTGATTTCTCCTGCTCCGACATTATATACCGACCCCCATTTCTCTGAGCGACAAATAGCAGTGATGGAATCTTCCGACTCAAGAATCCTTACTTCCTCAAGGAGGGTAAAACTAAGACCATTATTTGCATATACTCTAGTCCCAGATGGTATAATTACAACTCTATTATACCCAGGTACTTTATAAAAACTCACATCAACTAACGCCCTTGCTCCTATCCTTCTTTGAATGCCTAATTGTCTTAACCATTGTAGACTAAATGCCTCGGGGAGATTGTTAAGATAATAAAGAAGTTCTGATTGGGCGAATGCTTGACCTTCACTAATTGCCGCTAGTGGTGAAGCCGGAGTAAAATCATTTAACTCACCTCCAGACTCAAGATTTATTCTGGTCTGAATTGCGCGTACTAATGCCGAAGTATTTCTACTATCGAGTTGGAGTGGTAGTATCGGACCGTAGATATTAGCCATTAGAATGTATTAGAGAATTTACGAGAAGACATTGGCAATCCGTCTTCTTTATCAGAATTTAAAATTTTTGGAAGATTGGACGTATCGAAATAGTCCCCATTAGACATAGTAGCTGGGTCAAATGTTAAGAGATTATTAATTCTAGGTCCGATGAGACTTATTTCATAAATATCCCTATCACTTTGAGAAAGACCAGCGATATTGGCCAAGTCCCCTAGAACTGAAGTAGCATTCCAAATATCCGATCCAGAAAGAACAGAATTGATTTCTAGCGAAATATCTCTAAGAGACTCGGCTCCTGCGGGGTTGAATACTGACTCAAGGGACGTATTCGATGGATAACCAACATATCCATCAATCACTGAGTTTTTAAATGTGACAGGGGTAGTAGAGGATGAAGTTTCGAATCCTGGATAAGCGATTTCAGAGAAATATTTCTGAGGAGAAAGGTATCCGGTTGCAAAAGATACACCCCTATAATCCTTATCTAGATCAATACTTTGAGACAAAGATACGGTAGTATCTGGGGGTGGGGTGCTTATTTTATTCTTGGGATTATTACCTGCGATTTTTGCAATGAATGAAATATCTGGCCCTAATACCGGATCTGAATTAATTGACGATATTACACCATCGGCCAAAGAGGACGTATTTTCAAATCCTACAAACAATTTATTAAAAGTTTTAAGAATGAAATCTTTTAAACCTTCTCCATATCGCGTACTAGAATCTATCTCTAGAGATAATTGTTTTGGTAATTTTTTAAAAATTTTTGTAATCCAATCTGCACCGAAAGTGCTATCAATATAATCCGCGAAAAAGTTATCTTGTTGATATCTAGATAATAAATAGTCTTTAATAGACTCAAAAAAGTAATCTTTCGATTCTAAAAAACTTTCAAAGATATCAGATGGTCTTTGGGAATCAAAAATCTTTGTTGGTGAGTTACTTATTATCTGATTTTGAACCTCTCTGAATAGATCGGTGCTACCATATGCTACTGAGGCGAGCCCACTCAGCGTACTAAAATTATCAGTAATATACCCTGTTTTCAAGGCGAATTTCCTTTGCTCTATTATAATTTAAACCTTAGTAATTAGATTAAAGATTATCAGACAAACCTCGTATTGTTGATGGCTGAGGCAACATTCCAACAACTAACAACTTTGCTCCCTGGCGAAGAACCATTCATTGGTGATCTCGATGAGGGAGAACTTTGTATCAATGTTGCTGATGGAAGGATTTGGGCAGGGGATTCAATTTCTACCCCCATAGAACTCGGAGGAGCGGTTAAAAACCATCCAATGGGCCCACTAATTACTTCGAATTATCTGGAGGTAGATGTAACATCTCCAGATAATTTACCAATCTCGAATACGAATCCGTTGGACATCCCCCCTGGGTACTATAGAGAACAAAGAATTCTTTTAAGATTTCCAGAAACCGAACTTGAGAACTTTACAACTTATTTCGACTACCCAGTGAACTGGGGCAGTGAGATAATTTGGAAAGCTTATTCCACAGGTTTTACCTGGGGAGGTGGTGATGAGATTTTAAATCCAACGGCGGATAATCCTATTGATTTTTATAAAGCCCAAGGAAGAATCATCTTGGTAGAATTAAACTCTTTTGGTCCAAGTTCATATTGGATGGGAAGAGTTCTCTGGGTTAACTCTAATTCTTAATTTACGCCCTCGATCATGTTAGATAAGATCCAGTTCCAGAACGGAACGATTGTAACCAAAGAATATCTCAATGAGGTGCAGAAAGGCACGAGTTTTTCTGCGACAACAGGACGTGCCAATTTTTACGCCGAGCCTACAAACTCTGAGCATGCTGGTTGGTCAGTTGGTCAAAGAGACTCTGTCAAAGACTGGGAACTAGCTGATCCCAGAGAAGATAATGAAACAGCGGTAGGTAGGCTTGCTCATGACGGTATTGTATTAAATTCCTATAATCCTACTACTGGGGCCAAGGTATGGGGTCCTCCTGCTCTTATTGAAACTGCACCTAATAGCGGAGTATATGGAGTCTGGGTAGAGGCAGGTAGTATCGTTCTTTCTGATGGACAACCTATCTCTTGGGGAGTTCAGTTTGTTCAGTTATTAAGTGGCGTAGAAGTAAACTATCTATATATCTCAGAAGAAGGCGTAAGAAATAATATTGAAAATAACGAGGCTATAGAGATCTCGATTGATCCAGGCCTACCATCTGTCTCCGAGCCACATATCCCTCTTGCTAAATTAACCCTATCCGCTGATGGAACTTCTTTAGCAACCAATGAGGACGGCGAAGTTGCTGGAGTTGGTTATGTAGATCTTCGTCCTTCACTATATATTGGTAATCTTAATACCTATCCCCGTACCCTACGTAACACAGAAACCAAAGAAGATTCTTATGTTGCAAAGGCATGGGAAAGAGTTATTGCTGATACCTCGAATGGTTCATTAATTGTTTCTCTGCCTTCCAATCCCACAGATTCCGATCGTATTGCTATTGTTGATATTTCTGGGACATTCGATAGATTCCCTGTTGTCATCCGCCCAGGTGGAGACACAAAAATTAACAACTCAGTGGATGATTGGATTGTTAATATCCGTGATGCCCACCTAGAACTTTTCTATCACGGAGCTACTTCTGAATGGAAATTTGAGGAGACCCCCGGCGGAGATTGTAATCCCGTTCTTGGAACTTTCTTGAGTTGTGGTGGTAAGGAATTCATCGGCCAACGCCTAGCAACAGAATGTCCTGATGGTGATATCGTCCCCGTTACCTTCCCCAATACCCCAGATGGAGTATATAGATACGAGGCATCCACTCAGAAATGTTATAAAGAATACTATCCTAAAGTTGCTGTATACGCCAATGGAGAGGGTGGTCTTATTTCAATTAATAATGCACCTCGTTGCTCTAAGGATTCTTCTTCGGAAATCTCTGCTGCTTCAGTTAAGAATATCATCTATGTTGATCCGGCAGTTGGTGATGACTCATTGACCAATAGTGGCTTTGACTCTGATCGTCCTTTCAGAACTATTGAAAGAGCACTTATCGAGGCGGTAAGAGAAAGTCGTAGGGCTGGGCAATATAACGATCGTTACGATAGAGTGATGATTGAGTTGGCTCCTGGTGACTATTATGTAGACAACTCACCAGGTGTGAGCAGTGTGCCTTCTCTCTCAGCCAATAATGGTTTGATTCAGAGAGTATTTACTGGATTTACAGTTCTTCAGGTTATCGAAGCTGATAGATCGATTAGAATTGATATCGATGCGCTCGATCCTACTCTCACCCAACCGCCTAAGTCTTTAAATCTCGGAAGAATTCTATATTCCCAGAGTGGTGGTGTAGGTAATGTAGTTAAAGTAGAAAAGCAGACCCTTAGTTCGTCACTTTGGACAATTACTCTAGAGTATGTAAGAGGAACATTCGCGTTCAACGATGAACTATACTACGATAATCTATCAGTAGTTAACCCATCAACCGGTGGTCTAGTAGTCCCTAGAGGTATTTCGGTTGATGGTGTGGATCTTCGTAAGGTCCGTGTAAGACCAATGTATGTACCTGAGTTGACTCCTACGGAGATTGAACCTCAGACAAAGAGAACCGCAATCTTCAAGGTGACTGGTGGTACATACATTTCACTTCTAACCTTTACTGATAACCCTCAGTACGCAAGAACCCATAACACAGTCACCTCAGTAACATTTGCTTCAGAAGCAGAGATTTTTGGTTCTGGAGATGAAGTCTCCTATTACTCCAAACTTAATTCTCTATTCAATTCATTTGATGGTTGGGGCAATGAAGGTCTTGAGCCAATCCGTGCAGAGACCACTATCGTTGCTCCTATCGCACCTTCTAAGAGCCTGCGCCAAAATGACCTAGAGGAGAATCAAACTGGTCTCCCTGGAGCCGACTCCAGAGACCTAACTTCTGTCTCTTATCCTGGACCTACTCGTCTTATCCGTAAAGATTCTTCAGGTAGTCAATTATTTGGTCTTCCTGACATCAACTCGACCAGATCATCCTCGCCATATGTCTTCAATTGCTCGGTAAGATCGATCTTCGGCCTTAATGGTATGTGGGCAAATGGAGCTTTAGTTTCTGGCTTCAAGTCGATGGTGACTGCCAACTTTACTCAGGTATCACTCCAGACCGATCCTAATTGCTTCAATGATCAAGGATACTATCTCGATCCCCCAACAAATAAGGAAACAGGTCAAGGTAAGCAATATCGCGTAAGCCCTAACGATCGCTTTAAGTATCGTCATTGGGGATTTAGAGGAAGTAACGACTCAACAATTCAAATTGTGTCTTGCTTTGTTATTGGTAACTCTGATCACTTTATCTCTGATAGTGGAGCTGATTTATCAATCACTAACTCCTGTTCTGACTTTGGTGATATCTCACTAAGAGGTATTGGGTATAAAGCTAATCCATTTAGCCAAGACGAAGGTATCCCAGGACCCGGTTATCTTGGTACAAGACTTTCTCAGGTCATTCCTCCTCTTCCTTTAAAGTACGCCTGTAAGAAAGATCTTCAAGGTAATGTAATTGATAATGGTAATTGTTTTACTAATCGCCAACCAACTCTAGTTGATACTGAAATCAATACGAGTTTGGTAATTAATTATGAAAAGACTGAAACTTATATTCTAGCAAATGCTGTTGGATTTAATGCTCCTAGTATCTTAAGAGTATATTTTGATAATGCTGATAATGCCAATCCATTTACTCTGGAGAATCCTCCATCAGCAGATATAGCTGCCTTTGGACAATTCTCTTATACTAAAAAGAATCTTGAAGGACAATATATTCATGCTGGTGGCACAAGTTATATAAATAGAAGAAGAGTATATATCAACGGATTTGATGAAGACGGTAATTCTGTCGTCTACTCCGGTGAAATTCAAATCTCTACTACTGCAACGCCTGGATTTGAAAAATTAGATGATAGATCTAAGGTTTTCGCTTGGGACGCAACTGCTTCTTCTTGGTATATTTCTCTCAAAACAAATGATATCGTAGAAGAGACTGTAGATGAAGATGGAGATGGATATCTCCTCAAGAAACTTGATTATGCATTCCGATTTAAACTAGCTCCAGGTACAGCACCTAACCAAGCTATACGGGACATCGACTTTATCTTCGATCGTTCTGCGATCAAAATCATTCGTGGTATCGACTCAAGAAAGAACGATGATCGAGTTTATAGAGTAATTCTTACCGGATTTGATAAGAGTCTCGGTATCCGTCGTCCTCAACCATACTACGTACTTGAGAAGCAGGCATCCTCGGCCGGATTCCCTCTTAATGGTTCACCGGATCTTATCGAAGATCCTCTCATCATTACTCAGATTCGTACCTATAATGAGGTATTTAGACCCGGCATAACTTCTCCATTAGACCAAGATAAATTTGTTACTTATCTTACTACCGGCAGTGTAGCTCGTCAGGTATTTAGTGGAGATGTATTCCCTTCTGTCGATCTTGATGAACCTGAATTGACTGAAGATCCAGCAGATTCTATTACAAAGATTGCTCTTCAGCAACTCAAGGAAAGACCCGGAGTAGACTTTGAAAGAGAGATAACTCCATCAACGGAAAGATTTAATATCAAACTCCGTGCAAATAGCACCGATGTAGGTATCCTTATTAACCTCCGTCGTCCTTCTGTAATTAGAGCCTCTAATCATACTTGGGAATGGACAGGTTATCTTAACTATGATACTGCCTTCCCAACATTCCAAGGTGATCCTCTAGAAGCTGAATTTGCTTTAGGTAAAATTATCGTTGAAGAAAGTGGTGGTAGAGTTTATGCCACTGGGATGAATGAAGAGGGTAGTTACTATATCGGCACTACAGTATTCGATCTTCGTTCTGGTGAGCAATTCGCTATCCCGCTTAAGGCTGATACTGAGCCCGGTAATGTAACCAACCAGGTACTTAATAATGTAATTGTTAAGAATACTCTCCTCATGGCAGATGATAGTAAGATTATCTTCCAAGATGGTACTCAGATTATCCTTAATAAGAATACTGAAATTGTATCTAATGTAGGTCCTATTACCGCCGGTGATGGTTCTAAGTCCTATGGTACTACGGATTTCGCTGGTCTTGTTCAGTTAGCTAAACGTGAGGATATCGAGGGTGCTAGAAACCTTATCGGACTTAAAGGGGTTTCAGACAAGGTAGTTGTATCGGCCCTTCAACTTGCTCAAGAATTTGAGACTAGACTCTCTGGATTTATTAGTGCAGGTACTGGCGTAACTGTCCAAGTTACACCTAATAATGCTGGTACAGAAGACGAGGCGGATGACTTTAATACTTATGCAGTGTCTATTGGCCAAGACGTTGCCACTACTGCTAATGTTACATTCAATAGTGTCACTGCTGCTGCTGATATTTGTGCTTTCTCTGATATTAGATTAAAGCAGAATGTTCTCTCGATTGATAACTCATTAGCTAAGATCGAAGGTCTTCGCGGTGTCTCCTTTGAGTTAAAGAATGATCCCGGTGTCCCTCATCTCGGACTTATTGCCCAAGAGGTTAAGGATGTTGTACCAGAGGTGGTGCATCATGACGATGCCACTGATATGTATAAAGTATCATATCAATCATTAATTCCTGTGCTAATCGAGGCAATTAAAGAACTATCAGATCGCGTTAAGAAACTCGAGGAGAAGTGATAGATGTCTGCAAAGTTTACAACTTCTGGTAACATCAAAGTTGATGCTGGTATCCAGTACGTAAAATTACGGATGGATATTAGTTGGAATGATAGCGCAGCTACTTATGGCATTGCTTTAAAAAGTCTCTCATTTTCAGCAGATAATAGGACCATAGAATGGTCCAGAGATGATAGTAATGAGTCTGGGAGCGCAGACCGTACATTTAATATTTCCGGGCAACAAAGCGGTGCAACAGAAGTAAGTATTAATTATCAGTCTCAAGGTACATCTTTAAATGTAGTAAAGCAAAGTGATAAAAAAATAATATTTTTAGATGGTGATGGTAGTGATGCAAATGCTACCATAACTCTATCAATATTAGAAAATGTTCCTTTCTCTGCCACTCCTCCTCCAGTAGTTCCTCCAGGTGGTGGTTTTACTCCCGCTCCCCCGTTAGATTGCCCCCCAGGCCCTTGGTCAGATCCCAATATTCCTCCACCTTGTGGGGCTCCTCCTAGTGGTATTTCCTCGTCTGATGGATTGCAAATATCCATAACTGGACAAAATCAGATCACTCTTAATCTAAAAAATTACGTAAATAAACTTGTGAGTTTAAAAATAACTCATCAGGTAGATGCGGCCTGGACACAAAGTTTTAGTTTTAATATTCCTAATTGCTCGGATATTAGTCCTGATACAGGCGGGGCACCATACTCTAAAGGGGCGTATTCTAATTCAAATATCACGGGTACTAATGTATTCTACGTATATAATATAGATGGAGGAAATAATAACTACGTATTTAATCATAGTTCTATTGCTGGTCCGGCCCCTACCCGCCAACTCTACTCAAAACAATGCACTACAACTTGTGATGAAGAAGGGAATTGTGTTGAGACTTGTGTCTGTGTACCATCTGGTATAGAGACTTTTGGTCCTTGGCCATATTGCAATACTGGCGTGGCCATATCAAAAAATGGTGGGGATAAAGTACAATGGCAATATGAAGATGGTGGTGGTGGAAGTTATGATGATCAATATGTCACCGTAGAAGTTATTGGAGTAAGAAATGCCATTTCGTCGGTTGGAGCTATTTGTACCTCAGCTTTAAAGGCAAATGTATGGATTCCAGATTCTACTCAAGCGGGAATAGTAGGAAACTGTATCGGAAATTATAAAAACCATTCACAAAAAATCAGATTTAGAATCCCATCTTTAAAAGTTTCTAAGACTACTTTTTCAGATCCGGTGTGTAGTTCAAGTTTTAGAGGTGTTGCTGGAGCCGTTCCACCGAGCCAACAACTTGGTAGTTTAAGTTCAGAGTACTCAGTCTTACATCTTTTCAATGATGATTTTTATACAACAACATCATTGATATCTGGCAATGGAATTATCGTAACACCTCAGAATCTTGATGATGACTACCATAGTCCGTTTAATGAGGCAAATCCACAATCTAATACCAATCTTGGGACCTTAGATAGGAGATATTACACTGTCCAATTTACTGATGGAACTCAGGTAACTCCGGGCGCACAAAATATAGGGGTTACTGTGGGGCAGAATGTAACTGCTGGTGGATTGAATACTAATATCACTCTATTTAAAAAAGAACAAGTAAATACAAATACTATGAGAGTGTGGTTCTACACTTCTTATAGTGAAAATGTTCAATTTACTAATGATATAATTCATGTATTTGATGATGATCAAAATACAACAAATACCGCACTATCAAAACTAGTAAATCCCGGTAGTATTATTATTACCCCACAAAGTTTAACTGATCCCGGTAATGGTACTGCAGGATTTGAAACTTTGAACCAAACAAATAAAAAACATTATTTAATTACATTCTCTGATGACACCATAGTACAAACTGGTGGTACTAATATAGAAATAGATGTTAATAGAAATCTAACGGCTAGCGGATTAACAGTGCCTGGTTTTGTGTCTAAAAAAGAGAGAGTTGACGACAAGAACCTAAGGGTATGGTTTACTTGGTACTATGCAGATAGACCAGTTGGATTAGAAAATGATAACGGATTTGCCAGAGACTGGAGTGTAAGAAGAATTAAACCTGAAAACTCTTCTGGTAATGTATTTGTTCGTAACTGGTATTTAAGTAAAATTAACTAATGATAACCTCGATATCATCTTCTTCTGGGCGTAAAGCCCGACCACCAAAATGGTGGGGGAAGTTAGTAGATACTATTCCCCGCCTAGAGTTGCCATGGCTCAGACCCCAAACCTGGACACCGGAATTGGCTCAGAAGTGGATGAGAAGTATCCCATCAAAGTGCCCATTTGAACGTCAATGGTGGGTGGGGGATAGACTGATTCTCTTCATCCCAGCACTCTGCTCTCTCAATCCCCTCTCCACCCAACTCTACTCTCTACGCCTTGAAGCCCAGACGTACCTGGCCAGACTTGAGGTCGATGAAAAATCAGTTTAAAGAAATGTATCCAGATTTGGACCTGAAATCCAATTCTGTGATAGAATATCCAAGTGAGCAAAGAGAGATCTTTCCTCCAAGAGACCCTTACTAAGAGAATTTTAAAATGTCCGCAACTTTTCAAATCACGACCATTGACCTGAGCACAAACGCTCCTCAACTCGCTCCTCTCAGTGGCCGCGAATACACTTCTGAATATACTCAGCTCCCTAACGCCAACCTTCCTAAGGTGATGCGTAAGGAACTCGATACTGTCTTCCAGTTCCTCACCGGCGAAGAACTCCCTCTCGATGAGAACACTTTCCTTATCAAAGCCCGTGATGGTGTGTACTTCCGTCTCTTCGGTCCCGTACTCAAAGTCGGTGCTGATGGCGTAGAAGGCACTGAAACTGGTAAACTCTACATCCAATGGGGTCCTCGTTTCTTGCCCGTTGGTATTACCAAAGGTGGATTTGTAACCGAAGATGGTCGTGAAATCGAAGCCGAATTTGGTTCTTTCAACTTCTCCGGTCGTGGTGAAGATCCTTGCCTCTTTGTTTCGGTAGATACCAATGATGGCCAAACAGTCCTCCCTGTGGCAGTCCGCTTCAGCGACTGGGAAAATCCCACCGATCCTAAGGCCCTCAACGCTCTTCTGAAGAAGAAGCCTGAGGATGTTGTTGCTCTCCTCCAACCTGTGACTGCAAAGGGTGCTGCTTCTGGCCCTCGCATTGAAGCCGATGAAGAAATCGATTTCCGTGAGTTGGATGTAAACACCCCTTATCAGGTTGTTGGGTACTATCCCTGTAAGACTTCGTATGGCTTGACCTATCGCATCTTGATCGATAACCTCCCTGAAGAGGGCAAGGTTTCTGGCGCATGGGCCCATAGCTCCATTCGTCCTCTCTTGGCTACCAAGCCCGAGATCAACCGTGATAAGCCTGCTACTCTTACCCTGCGTAGCAAAGAAGAACTCGATTCTGGCAAGATTCGTATCCGCTCCACTCTCCTCCTTGCTCAGCAAGAGAGTTCCGAAGAAGCATTGAATTTAGATTTTTAGATTCTTTAAGTCTTGACTTCTAAGTTTAAAGGTCCTATAATGGGCCTTTTTTTATGTCTAAAAATCACTACGTATATTACTCTTATGAAGAGTGGGGTCGTGGATATATAGGAGTCCGTAGTACTAAATTAGATCCATGGAAAGATCCATATATGGGAAGCTTTAAAGATAGATCATTTAAACCGACTCGTAAAGAAATTATTGCAATTTTTAGATCTAGGAAAGAAGCATTAGAAGCTGAAATTATTTTACATGATTTTTATAAAGTACATTTAAATTCTCATTTTGCAAATAAAGCAAAACAAACATCAACGGGATTTAGTCAAGAAGGAATTAAAGGCAGAAAATGGTGGAATAATGGAAAACAAAGAAAACTTTGCGAACAATGTCCTGGACCAGAATATGAACGTGGAAATCTTTTACCTGGTCAAAAGGGAAGTTTTTATGGAAAGACCTTATCTATAAAGGCACGTCAAAAATTAAGTGAATATGCAAAAAATCGTATAGGGAAAAAATCACCAATGTATGGTAAAACGCATTCAAAAGATGCAAGAAGAAAAATAAGCGAATTCAGAAAGACTTGTATAGGTGAAAAAAATCATATGTTTGGTAAAAGAGGAGAAAATAGTCCTATCTTTGGCATTACAAGGAATGAAGAAACTCGGAAGAAAATAAGTGAATATGCTAAAAAATGCCGATGGTGGACTGATGGAGTCTCTCTTAAAAGATGCCCAGATCAACCCGGTCCAGAATGGAAACCAGGGCGGATTAAAAAGATATAAGTTTAAAGACATATTACTGTTAGAATTATTATGGAGAACGATTTAAGAGTCCCTGAGGGTTGGGGTGTTGCAGAATACGCCGAACCTGGTAAGGACACTGGTAAACAATCTAAGAACCTAGAGTTAATTGCACCTGGTCCTCAGAGTGGTGAAGATGATTATCATTCTCAATATGTAGACCCAGAAGGTAAGTTTGGTGCTGCGAAGACAGAACGTGGGTCCTCAGAGCATTGTTCATATGGCGGAGAAGAATCCTCCCAAGAAGAACCAAAAGGCTCCCAGCCCTATGATGTTGGTCAACTCCACCTCGAAGATAAAGAAGTAGTGGTGGAAGATGGTAGACAGAGAGGCTATCATTACTATCTTGTTACCCATCCCGACGAAGAGTATTTCTACTCTGTTATTCCTAAACTCCGTGGTAATAAAGAGACCTATAAGAGCCCACGTAAATCAACTCGTAAGGAAGCCCTAGAAGCAGCCTATAAAGTTCTCAATGTAACTCTCCCTGCTTCTATTTCAGATCAGATGCATTACACGTATCCAGAATCAGAAATATGATAGAATAAGATTCTATCCATTTAATCAACCCATACCCTCTTTCTCCATCCCATGAGCAGTATCCTCGAGCATAATAAGATGATCTTTAAAAAGGACACAGGGTTTGACTTCCCTGAGTTCTATGACTATTATGAACGTACCGTGGCTAGCGTATGGCGACATCAAGAAGTTGCCATGGAGTCGGATCTTCGCGACTGGCAATTCAACTCCACTCCAGATGAAAGGAAGGTTATTGCTGGTATCCTCAAGGGATTTGTAAGTGCTGAGTTGGGTATTGGTTGCTACTGGGCTGATGAGGTCTGTCGAATCTTCCCCAAACCGGAGATCCAGGCCATGGCCAAAGCCTTTTCATTCTTTGAGACAATTCACGCTGCAGCCTACTCGTACCTGAATGATGTTCTAGGTCTTAAGGAATACGAGGAGTTTATCAATGATCCTGTTGCCTGTTCTAAGATCGATACGTTCTTCTCTAAATATCCCGATAAGGTATCTCTCGCCGTATTCTCTGGAGCTGGTGAGGGTGTAAGTCTCTTTAGTTCTTTCGCTGTTCTCCTCAGTTTTAATAAGGATGGACGTTATAAGGGACTTGCTCAAATCATCTCTTGGAGTGCTATTGATGAACAAACCCATTCAGAGGCAGGTTGCCAACTCTTCCGTCGACTTGTCGATGAGGTAGGTCTTTCTGAGGATGATAAAAAAGCAATCTATGATGGATTTCAATTAGTTATTGATAAAGAGTTTGCTTTTATTGACCATATCTTCAACTCTGCTAGTATTTCTTCGATTGACGCAAATGAGTTGAAAGCTTATATTAAGAACAGAGCCAACGAACGTCTACTTCTTCTAGGCCTTGATCAAATGTTCAAACTATCAACCCAAGAACTAACTCAAGCGAAGTCAGTTTCTTCATGGTTTGATCCAACAGTCAAGGGTGCAAGTAGCACAGACTTCTTCGCTGCCTCTAAAGACGGTGCGAATTACGTTGCCAAAGTCTCCCAAGACTTTATGACAGTGGATCTTTCTGCACTCGATCTAGTACTTTCTTGATTTAAATAAGATGGCTATCCATCCCAACCCCGATCGTAATGAAAACTTAATGGCAAGAGACCACGGCACGGTCTGCCTAATCACTGATATAAGAGCTGATAGATACCTCAAGAGAATTAAGAAAAACCTACCACCAGAGAATAGATACTCTCGTCCTTGTGGTGGAAAAAATGGATTTGATGATTACGTAGAAAGATGGCATGAATAACTTTAGAACCCCAGACGGTTGGAGGGTGAGAGGCCGGGAACAGGGAGGAAGAGAATTCTCCGGTTCAGAAGAAACATGGAAGCAGTGGAGAAATTCTCCATATGAGGTAAGTAATACCGGGAAAGTACGTCGTAAGGGAAGCGGTGAAGTCCGTAAACCTAGAGACGATGACCGAAAACATCAGAGGGTCAACCTCACATGGGATGGTAAACGTGAAGAACCACCTCTACATCAGATGGTAATGGAAGTATTTGGTCCACCTAAACCTAAGGGAGAGAATATTGTCATTCTTCATAAAGATAATGACGGGACAAATAATGCAATCTCGAACTTAAAATGGGGAACTAAATCAGAAAACGTACAACAAGCCCACGACGACGGATTAATCGATAATAGTCGTTAAATAAAACTAAATAACTAACTAACCAACCCATTGAGTTACATCTTAGTAACTATTGGGTTCGTTTACCATGCCTTATGATAGAATAAACTACCCACTTTGATCAAATGCCAGAACTTCAAGTACCAGAATGGATGAGCAAGGAAGCTGTTGATACCCTCTCACGAGGATATCTATGGAACGCTGAGACTCCTAGAGGAATGTTTGAGAGGGTCTCAAATCAAGCAGCAAAGATCCTTGACTACCCAGAGCTCTCTGAGGATCTCTTTGAGGTTCTTTGGAGAGGGTTTCTTGGCCTAGCCACTCCTGTGGCCAGTAACTTTGGCACCTCAAGGGGACTACCAATTAGTTGCTATTCCACTCATCTTTCTGACTCTGTCCAGTCTATCTACTCCCACCTCAAGGAAGTCGCTGCATTATCTAAAAATGGTGGAGGAGTAGGAATATACCTAGGTGATATCCGTCCTTCTGGATCCCCAATCGCTTCCGGTGGGAAGAGTACTGGCATTGTGCCATGGGCTCGGCAATATGACCAATGTGCCTCTGTGGTTTCTCAAGGTGGAGTGAGGAGAGGTAGTTTTGCCATGTATCTCCCAATCGATCATCCTGATCTTGCTGAGTTACTTCGCACCAAAGACCATTCCCAAGGAGACCCACGGGATTTTATCGATAGTAATATTGCTGTTTCGATCACCGATGAGTGGGTGGAGAGTATGATTACTGGGGATCGGGATAAGCAAAAAATCTTTGGTGAGGTGCTTAAGGCTCGGATGATTAGTGGGTCTCCCTACATTATCTACATTGATAACGCTAATCGCGCCAATCCCGAGTGCTATACTCAACGTGGTCTTAAAGTAAGTCTCAGTAATCTCTGTTCTGAAATCTTCCTTCACACTGACGAAAACCACACCTTTGTATGCGTACTCAGCTCCATCAACCTTGCCCGATGGGAAGAATGGAAAGACTGGAGAGGGGCAAAGACTGGCAAATCTGTACCTGAGTTGGCCGTATACCTCCTCGATGCGGTGGTTGAAGAGTTTTGCCATAAGGGTGATCGCATGCCTTCCATGGGTCGGAGTGTCCGCTTTGCACGTAAATCCAGAGCCCTTGGCCTAGGTACTATGGGACTCCATGCTCTTTATCAGTCCAAGAGTCTCCCATTTGCATCTAAAGAAGCGCGGGATCTCAATATTGAGACTCATCGATTTATTAAAGAACAAGCAATTAAGGCTTCGGAAGAGATGGCCAAACGATATGGCGAGCCGGAGTGGTGCGAGGGAAGTGGTCGTCGTCATACCCACCTTATGGCAATTGCCCCAACCCGGTCCAACTCAGTTATCTGTGGAGCAGTGAGTCAAGGAATCGAGCCTATTGACGCAAATTATTATGTTGCTAAGCAAGCAAAAGGAACCTTTGTACGTAAAAATCCTTATCTCGAAAATCATCTGGAGTCTATTGGGAAAAATACAGATGAGGTATGGGAAAGCATCTTGGAGTTTAGGGGATCTGTGCAACATTTAGACTTCCTGTCAGAGGACGCAAAGAATATCTTCCTTACTGCCCGGGAGACTGATCAGTTTGAACTCGTAAAACAGGCATCTGATCGTCAACCATATGTCTGCCAAGGGCAATCCCTCAACCTCTTCGTAGATCCAGAGTCCTCCCCTGAGTACCTCTTCAAGCTCCACTTGAGCGCCTGGAAAGGTGGATTGAAATCACTCTATTATCTGAAGAGTAGTTCGCTCCTTGTGAAACGTAAGAAACTCGAGACAGTAACTAAAACTGCAAAGATCATCACCAAGGAAACGTGCCCATATTGCACTATGGCAAAGTCCTTGCTCAAATCTAAGGGCTATAAAATCGAGGAGATTGACCGGGCCGAAGTACCTGACTCAGAGTTTCCTTATCGCACCGTTCCTCAAATCTGGATTAATGGTTCCTATATCGGAGGGTATACTGACCTTGCCGAAAAGATCGGCACTCCAGAAAAACAATATGGAGACTGCGCTGCTTGTGAAGGTTGACAGAGATAACCTATTATGATAGAATCTAAAAGCCAATTTATTAACGACATGATGTTCGATTACGCAAAATTTATCGACCAAGGATATGCCTCTCAGCAGAAATATGCCAAGGCAGCCGGACAACCTGGACCTCTTGACCCAGATCTCACCAGAGAAGATCGTCATGCAAAAGTAATCGAGTACATGGGTCATCTTATTGAAGAGACTATTGAAGCCCGAGTTTATGTCCCTCGTCGCAGTTGGAAAAATAATGAACCTTCATTCCTAGACAATGATAAAAACCGAGAGGAATTTATCGCAGAGATGTTTGACATTCTTCTCTTCCACCGCGCTGCTCTTGCATACGCCGGTGTGACAGGATCTGAATTTGCAGAGATTGCGGAAAAGAAAATGAATTACAATTCAAAACGCAAGGACCATAACGTCAATGGTACTGAATCCGCATCTCAAGACCCCGCACAAGAACTCCAAGGAAACTGCTCATCTGCCAACTTTAATGGCTAAAGAAACACAGTATAAAGCATTTGGCACCACTCGGTGCCATTATTGCGATGGGAGGGGGTTTCTAATCCTCCAACAATCAACTCTGGAGGGCAAGATCCTCCCTAACCACGTAGAAGAATGCGAAAGGTGCAATGGAAACGGATTTTTTGAACAGAATAACTAGAGGGCAAATTCTTGTTCTTAATGCTAGTTATGAGCCAATCAACATAACCTCTTGGAAGAGGGCATTTGTCCTCCTCTTGAAAGAGAAGGCTCAAATAATCAATCATAGGGTCATCCGCCTAGTTGAGTATATCAAAATCCCATTTACAAAACTTCGCAATAACAAACCTACCAGAAGCGCAATCTACGCGCGAGATGGTCATAAATGCCAGTACTGTGGCGCAACTCGTAAGTTAACTATTGATCACGTTATTCCAAAATCCAAAGGTGGGAGCGATGATTGGGACAATTTGGTTGTTGCTTGTTCTTCTTGTAATACTAAAAAAGGAGATAAATATCTTGAGCAGACGGGGATGAAGCTCATTAGAATACCAGTTCAGCCACGCACTCATCTCGACTTGGCAATTTCCCAAACAAATCTTACAGAATGGCGTGAATACTGTTTTATAGTTTAAAATAGTTATATGGAGGGCCAATCAGGTTCTCTTCGTTCATCGGGAGGTATCTCCCGACGCAAGTAGGCCGACGGAAGGAACGCATCGTTCAGCAAGAAATCTTGCCGAAAGTACGCCGACTGAAGGAACGGGATAAGTAAACCTTATTCTCATTTCTTTGGAGGTAAACTAATGGCTAAAGTAGTATATCGTGGCGTTGAGTATGATACTCAAAAACGTCTTGAGTATCAACAACAAATGATGCAACAACCCCAACAATACAACGAGACCTATCGTGGTGTTAAGTTTACTAAGGAGGGGCACAAATGACAAATAAACTAAATTTTCTTCAGCTTATCAAAGAGCAGAAGCAAAAAGCAGATAGACGTCATAAAGCATCTTTGGCTCAGATAAAGCGATAGATTAAAGTCAAGGAGAGGGGACAATCTTCCCTCTCTTTTTTATTAGATATGGACTTCTATTTTTCTTTTGGCAAAAAGAGAGCTTCAGAAAGAGAAACAATCTTTTCTGCAGCTATTATCTGGGGGTTCATAGAGGCAATAATGGACCCACTCTTGGACTTCTTAAATAAGAAGATCATAGCAAGATTTGATGGGGAAAAGTTAAAGGTAGTATTTGATGAGTTGGATATATTTTGGCTAAGAAATGGTAATAGTAAACATTATTCCGACTCTGACATAAGATTAATAATTTCTTTATTTTTAAGATCAGTAGAAGATAATAATTTAACCAGAAAGGAACTTCTTGCTTTAGTAGATTTTATTCAGAGAAAGTGGATTGCCTCTGAGGCATTACAAAAAACCTTTACCCAAACAGACGAGGTAATTGATGCTTATGTAGAGGCCACAGTAGATCAGGCAATCGAACTCTATGAGAAGACCTATATGGAAAAGCCACTAACCCCAGAGGAGTTTGTGGCTAATACTGCAGAAATAATCTTCCATGAGCCAGATGGGAGCAAAGCCCAAGAACTCTTAGGAGGAATGATGGAGATTAAAAATAAATTTTTCTATTAAATCGACCAAAGAGGCTTCATTGGCTTTTTAGAATCGGTATTATTCTGCCTAAGAATTTTTGTCGATCCATCATCCTTTCTCTCAGGCTCAATCCATTCTCTCTTACCATCGAGCACAGCTGCGATCTCAGTAATCCAGTCCCCTGCAGTACATGCAGGGACATTTTGGCAAATTACATTACTATCTTTGGTGGGAATATGGACCTTCTCAGCGTAGTCATTAGGAAAGCCCATAAGCGCTAGACCTTCTGCCACAGTCAACCAACGGTCCTCGTGGGGATGCATAAGATAAGGCAATGACTTCCACATGAGAGATTGGGTTCTATACCAGGCCAGCTTCATGCTCCCATCCATGATATTTTTACCTGCTTTTTTCTTCTCAAGAGTGTAGTTGAGCCAACGATTAGCCTTCTCATCTTTAACAACTCTACAAGCCTCTTCTAACCAACCTGAGTCATGAATAACATTCCATACTGAAGTCATACGTTCAGATGCTACATGAGCAAGTATGTCTTGCTTAGTCGAACCTACAAACTTTGATTCAATAAACTGCCAGAGTGGATCTTCACTGGGAAGTTTTTTAGACTTACTAACAGAGTCGCTAGGAGCAAATCTCCCGTCCTTAAGAAACTTATGGAATGGGTCAAATGATTTTTTGATAGGTGCCATAACAGGTACCTTATCTCCTTTCCATAGGAAGAAGAATGAACGAGTACGCTCTTGAGGCACTCCATGATTAATCGAGGTGGTTTTCACCAAACTCATAGTATACCCATGTTCATTCGCCAAGGCATTAATCCTTTCTGCAAACTCCTCACCCATCTTTGAATAAAGAGTAGGGGCATTCTCCACCATAATTGCCTTTGGCTTAATGTTCTTCATTGAAAACTCAGCAGCATTGTACATATGAATGTTACTAGGAGCTGAGCAACCACGAGGATTATTTGCTTTATCCCCTGAGGTGGTATTTGCCATCGAAAGTCCTGCGCATGGAGGCAAAGACGTAACAATATCTACGTACCCTTTAGGAAATGCATTCTCTTCAAAGTCATAAAAAGGCACCTTGTCCATATACTTGAGGCAATATTGATCATTAGCCCCAAACACACTGCCCCAAGATGCAATCCATTCAGGCTCTGATCCTAGAGCAATCGATGTTCCAACAACACTGCCACCTACTAGGGGGATAATGTGTCCGTGAGTGTACGCCATAAAGTATTTGTGATATTATCTAAGGGATCCTTAGACTGAAAATCTTCGGTTTAAAGACTAGGGAGGATAGAATTAGAAATGGACAAAAAACTCTCGACTCAGGATTACATGGAAATCTTGAAGAAGAAGCGCCAAGATGGGACATATGACTATGCAGATCGTGTGTTCTATAAAGGTAAAGTCATGCTAAAATGTCCTCCAGGATCTACAAAAGCTGGAAATACCTGCGTCCCATCAATGAAAACACCAGCGGGTATGGGACCTGGAAAAACCTGGCAAAAAGACTTAGGTGGTATTAATCCCCAACAAGTACAACAACTAACAACAGCTAAATCCCAAAAAGACGTTAAAAAAGCCAGAAAGTCCGGCAGTTAAATTGTTTTTATAATAACTATGATTGAAAGAATCTCAAAGCCAATTCGCTTTGATAAGCAAATCCCTTGGCTAATTGTTGCCCGTGATGGAGAAAAATTCTTTGTAGCAAAAGAAGATGTAATTGCAGAAGATCCCTCAATGGAACTTATTGAGATGGGTTCTCGCTCACTCCTCCAGTGGGCCATGGAATATGACTATCCACTCCGTAAATTTGTAAAGCTCCAAAAAATCCTTGTTAAGAAGTATTTCGATATTCAGTGATAAAGAGGTTTCCTATGATAGAATGATGATCAAATCATTCACCTCGGGAGACCATGACTCTATCCTTTGATTATCAGTACATCAAGATCGCAAAAGAGATCCTTTCTGAAGGAACTGAGATCGTCGGCCGGAATAATCTGCGATACAAGCAGATGTTCGGCCAGACTATCAAAGTTGATATTCGGGAAGGATTTCCTGCATTGACCATTCGTAAAATGCCCGTTCGTAATCTCTTCAGAGAGTTTATGTGGGATATCAATGGGGATTATAAAGTTTCAGCACTTGGTCCCGCAAAACATTTCTGGGATTTTCTGGCCGATACTGAAGGCCGTCTTGCTGGGTCTTATGGACGTTCTTGGCGCTCTTGGCCACAAGTCTGCCCAGAACAAGATATGCAATGGGAAAACTTCCGTGCCAAACCATTCGATCAGCTCAAGTGGATCTGGGAACAACTCCGCATTAACCCCACCAATCGACAACTTGTTCTTCAGACTTTTAATCCTGCTTACGATTCTCTTCACTGCCCTCCTTGTCATCCTAACGTCGTGTTTTCTAGCGATGGGGCTCATCTGGATATCTTGGTAACAGCTCGGAGTAATGACATGGCCACCGGGGTCCCCTTGGATATGTTCCGTTATAGCATTCTTTGCACAAAGATGGCTCAAGATGCAAATCTTATTCCTAGGTTTGTGATGTTTACTTCTGCCAATAATCACATCTATCTGCAGAATGAGATGGCCATTGAATCTATTATCAAGAACGTCCCAATGGAACCTTGTGACCTCTGGATTAATAATGAAAAACCCTTGTTCGATCTTGATCCAGAAATTGATTTTGAATTGATTGATTATCAGTCTCATCCTGCTGTCCGTATGGAGGTGGCAAACTGATGCCACTTCCTACATACGACTACAAATCCACTCTCCTTGAAGATGTATTTGAGCCCATCCTCGATCCTTATTACCCGGTTGTCGTCTTTGATTTCAAGGTATATGCTCATGCCATTAATAAGTTTGCAGGATTGGCTTCTGAAGTTGCTAAAGACGAAGAAGAACTAAAGACAATCATGAAGGCGATGTGGGCCTATAAGCTCAATCGTGGTCCTGATATGCTAAGTCCTTTCCCTTTTGTAGGGGTCGTGGTTGATGATCTTAAAGGCCAATTTACTCCAGAGTTTGCTGAAGCATCTACAACTGGAATTGGATACTGGAGACATATTGAAGCCCATAAACTTTCCTTGGCCGAGTATAAAGGAGGTAGGGGAGAAAAAACCCCCTTCTTCTATATCACAGAGGCTGCTGGATACGAGTATATCCTCTCTAAAGGCTCTACTTTCCCCTATTTTGCAAAGGAGTTCTTTGAGGCGGATGATATTGCTGGGCATATCTGCAGACTGAGACGTAAAGCAAGGAAGAATACGACTCTAGCTCAGAGGCAAATCATCCTATCCACTGTGGATGGTGACTGGCAAGGACTCGTTTCAGATCAAGATGATATTGTCTGGGCTAATACTGGCCCATGGTTACCTCGTCTCCGTTCTGAACGTGAAGTATGTGACTACTATCTCCGTAAAGAAAAACTAATCATCGACTCGGCGTACGGATGCTATACCGTAAAAGAAAAAGTAGGAGATGCAGGAGATAATCTCCTCCCAGGTACACCTTTACGATTTTTTGATTTATACAATGAAGATTCTGAATGGCGTTTTACGAAAGAAGATACCAGTGCAATATCAAAAGTACTCAACTCCAATACTCCTTCGAACAGGGAGGATCATCTATCTTCCGCGAAGAACTTCATCACATCGAGAGGGTTATTCTTACCTGAATTCGGAGAAACTCATGAGGATGAGAAAAAGTATTTCATGGCAAAATCTGAAAAGATTAGGATTGAAAACTCGCATCCAGAACTTCGTGGGAAGAATAAAACGCTTTGTATGGCGTTAATAGATACAGAGGAGTCCTTTAACAAATGCGTAAAACTCGCTGTTGAACAAGAAGACATTAAAGAAAAAATAAAGAAACAAACTGAGGATATTGCTAAATGTAAAGAGATTGAGGATAAGAAATGTGAAAAGGAGCTCAGAGTAACTCTGAAGTCTTTAAAAGCATTAAAGGAATCCATTTCCAACGATATATCAAATTTGATTATCTCTCTAGACAACTGACCAGATCCATCCTATAATAGTCCCCTAGGGACTTTTTTTCTTTATGGCAGCAGAATCTAAAAAACAAGGACATTCTTCCGCAAAGGAGACTCTTGGGGTCAAGGGTCCATCGAAGATGTATAAGTCGATTCTAGCCTGGTTGGAGAATAAAGGCTATCATCTTCGTTTTGATTACAATGCTAAACTTCAAAGCTTCCACTCTCTCTACGAAGAACATGATCCTTCTATGGATCCTATGGCGCCGAAAAGTGTCCGGTATCCCAAGTGGTTCCAGTTTTTGGTACCAGCTTCTGAATATCGCCTTGAAGCCGCCCAAGACCTAATTCTTGATGAAACCTGTATTGAGGAGATCGGCGCAGAAGAGCAAGAGTTTGCTGTCCCACTCTTCATCTATCGCAGTGGTCGGAGTAGTGAGATCACTGACCATGTTTTAGGACTGGAGAATCTCAAGGCCCTTCGGCATAAGAAGATGGGCGGTGGACAATATAAACTTGGTATTGCCCACTCACCCAATAAGAATGAAGGTAACAAGAGGGCTATTGAAGAGACCTACGCGTATGTCCCTGAGAAGGATTGGTTTGCCGAAGAGCTTCAAGAATTGACCTTCGAAGATATCGTAAAAATCTTCCCATACCACGAAGCTCAGATGGTAAAACTTATCATCGGCCGAGCATGCGTTGGCAGGAGTGGATCTGCTCATCCAGGCACTAATGAGATAATCGAGCATGGGTTTCGTAAGGCTGGGGTGGTGATTGGTGAACCAGGTGTCGGTAAGACAATTACCCTCAATGGTATTCTCAATGCAATGAAATACGTGGGGTATGATGTTTCTGCCATGGGAGACTTTGGTTCCCGCTTCAATCAAGGTTCGGTTATCACATCCCACCTCGCGTATAATGACGACCTTACACTTGAGAGTCTTGAGAAGATGCTCAAGGCTCATAGCTTCAAGTCCGTGGTTACTGGAGGGACAGAGAAGATCGAGAATAAGGGCACAGATGCAGTAGAAGTTGTGGCCAACACTGTCATTCTTGCAAACTGTAATGAATGGAAGCCGGAGATTACCTATAGCCTTGATAGTGGGGCTATTAGTCGCTTAGCTCCCATCTCTACATATCGCCTCTTTGAACTTGAAGAGATGTCCACAGAGGAAGGTCATGACATCCACCCCGGTTCTCATATCCGCTGGTTATGTGAGAAATACGATACCGACCCCATGTCCCTCTATCTCCGGGTTCTCCGAGACTGCACAGACTTCTTCCTGTCGAAATGCAACGATGCAGAAGACGTCCACTTCTATTCTGAGTCTCTTCTGCCTTATATGCGGATTCAGATCCACAAGAACTCTCTCGAGTGCTTCATTCGATTTGGTTTCCTAGCGTATGCCATCCGTCAACGCAGAGCAGAAGGCAATTGGCTCCCTGAACTTACCTTGGGTTCTCTCGCTGAGATCCTTGAATCCACCCGATTCTTGATGATTGACAAGAGAGCAGATAAGTTCCGCAATCTACTCAAGGATGATTGGAATGAGCGTAATCGGTCTCAATGGCATCCTTACTGGGCCCAGAGGAAACTTCTTATTACTTCTATCGACAAAGCCTATGAGATCTTTAATAATTATCGCAATGATAAGGATGTGGCATTGACCACCGAGAACGTATTCGATGTCCTCCGTCTCCGTGATGGTTTCTCAATGGGTAAGAAGATGACGCACATCGTCAGAACCTGGGAGATGGTGAAAGGCGAGAAGAATAAGATCTATGAGTTGGCAAAGAAGGTTGTTTCAAACATGACAGAAGAGGAACTAGAGCCTATCTACGATGATAAAACTCGGGCAAATGTGGAATGGATTTACAGTCCTGATTACGATCCTCAAAAAGTGTGAGGGGGGTACTTTGTGACAATATGTGAAGAGGGGCCTCTTCGAATCTTATTCTCTGATAAAATTAACTCATGACAAAGATCTCCGCTTCTATCTCTCTTGACTCTGAACAGTGGGACCATAAGCCCTCCTCAAAGCTCCAGTATGGCTCTGAGGTTGATAAGTTCGGCAATCCTAAGACCGAGGTTAGGGTCATTGGCGCCCGCCTCGGCTCGTCTATCGATGAGGTAACACCAAAGTCCTTGGCCCGATTCATCTCCCGTGGTCAGACCTGGAGTCCCTTTGTGTTCAATGTCTGTCCTAATTGGAAACGTCCGCGAAGGGTCGAAGGACTCTTCAAGAGTTGCCAAGTCTTTGCTATCGACTTCGACAATGGAGAATCCACTGAGGAGATCCAACTTCGCGCGGCTGAACTAGGTCTAAAGTTTTCTATCATCCACAATAGCTTTAGCTCTACTCCAGAGTTTCCTAAGCATCGGGGGATTATCTTTGCAGACACAGAGGTAACCGATTTTGACAAAGCCAAAAAAATCTCTACCGGATTGGCATATGCCTTCGATGGGGATAAGCAATGCATTGATGTTGCTCGGTTATATTTTGGCTCAACTTCAGGTAGTATTATTTCTGTTGAGGCTGAATATTGCGCTAAGGTTGCTGATCTGGAAAAGATCGCTGAGGCAGTTAATGCAGAACAATATCTGACAAAGTCCGAAAGGAATGTTGCCAAGCCAGAAGGATCGGAGTGGGGTGATGCTAAACTCCAACGTAAGATTCTTGGGGGATTGACATCTGCCAAACGTTCGTATGTTAAGAGGAAAGTACTCGGTATCCTCAAGGATGTAGAGACATTCGATGGTAAGAAAGGATCTAGATATGAATGTGTATGGAGGAATGCATCGAGATTGGCAAGGATGCCGGAGGTGGTAGGGAGTGCCGCTTATCAATGGATGATAGAGAGCATCGAGAAGAACCCGTACTTCTCTGATTGGGAATGGGACGCCGGGAATGTAGTTATTAGCGCAATCCAATGGAGTTCCGATCACGCAGACGATCCAGTTTAAAATAGAATATAGAGGGTCATAGAATGAATTTTGCAAATATAAGTTTTGGATCTAATCTTAATTTTTCTAAAGGACGGATAGATTTAGGAGAAGAATTTTTTAAAAAAGATTCTGCTAATTCTGGGAAGTTGGGAATAGAAGCATTTAAAGGTAATTTAAATGTATCAGATATTAAATTCCCATCAAATGCCCCGATGTTTGAAAATGTATTTAAAGAATCCCCTATTGTATCCGCTCCTCCTACCCCTCCATCCACTCGTCCGTATATCTGGAAATATCAATAATAATTAGGGTTTAAAGACAATATAGATATAGCTTTAATTCCCAATGCCGGGCCGTGACGAACTATTACAACAGAATAGATCCGCGGTTAAGGCTAGGATAGAATCAGCCGGGGAGGAGGCGTCGACTGGAGGCCAAAAGCCTGTCTACTCCTCCCATCGCAGTCTTTTAGGGGGTAATTTAGATGTTGCCTCGGCATTGGAGAGTATTGAATTTGCAATCAAGGGTCCTCTCGGTGATGGTGCATTACGTAACTCAGTAGCTTATATACGGTATTGGAATAGACCTGGGAGCAAATCAACTGCGGAGAACTCTGCCCAGATCATAGATGCTACTCAAATCGATCCGGCATTAGATCCTCAGTTACAAACCGCAGAACAATTAGCCAATGCGTGGTATGATGGCGGTGAACTTCCAGATAATACTACTATAGAATATAGTACCTCCTTACCAGGTGAGGCTGATGCAACTGATTGGTATACAGTAAATACTGGAGTAGAAAGAGATGAGGATGGAAATATAATCCGTGGAATAAGCCAGACAGTCTTTGCTTCGCCTAATACCGATCGACAAAAGGCTCTTTCTCAAGAAATACCTACAACTAGAACTTATTCTGGAGATCCTAGGGCAATTATAGTTGCAGATACCGAGCAGATCGGTGGAGGAGGCAGAGGATCTAGGGTTGCTGATCAGCAGATCGGACAAGTTAAACCTGCAAATCCTAACGGATTTGTAAATACCGTCTCAAGAACAGGAAGAAGTGTATTAGGCCTTCCACCTGGACAGATAGGATATACAGGTCAAGCTGGAGGAGCCCAAGGAGGCAAAGCTGCTCTTGCTTCAGGTGGTACATTAACCAAGGGCATGTGGCAGTTCCTCTTCAATCCCTCTGAGTTGGAGATTGAGGCCGGACCTGAATTCCGAACGGCAGAAACCTGGGGGGTTAGTGATAAAGCAAACTCCGGCCAACCACTCAACTGGAGCCATAATAAAAATACTCAACTCAAGTTTAATTCTGTGCTTCTCAATGGATATGTATTTGGACGCAAGGTAGAAGAACTGGAGCAGGGTATCTTTGAGCTCTTTATGGCTAGAGATGGAGAGGGTCAGGCTGGACCTCCTATCCTTGAGTTTGTATGGGGAAAGAGAGTGTTTGGCCCATGTGTGATTAAGGATATCTCCATTAAAGAAAAGATGTGGGATGAGGGGATGGTTGTTAATGCAGAACTATCCTTTACCCTTGAGCAGATTCCTGAATGGACGATTAATGACGGATATGTGGATGTGGCTAGACCCGGCCGGATTCCTATGGTCTATGATGCCACTGAATCCGGTCCTGTTGGCGTAGGAAGCACAGTGCCTCCAGGCGCGTCTCCAGATGCTAAGTCTCCAGATCAAAAATCTCAAAAACCCCAACCCCAGTCTCAAGGAGTATTAAGTGAAAGAGTCTGTGAAAGGGCCTATTATTATACTGGGTTATTCACCCAATTTAGAACAAGAATGAAGAATATAGGAGGATTTTTAAACCTTGGCAGTTATTCTGAGTATGGAAGAATCATGACAGAGTTCCAAATAAAATATCAAGATGCTATTCAAGAATTAGGTAGCGATTTTGATAATCCTTCTCAGGCGAAAATATTATATCAAACAATACAAAATATAGTAGATCCTAACAGAGGTTTAATTGCTACGGATATTGAAAATAGACTTACGCCCATTATACAAAAAGCAATTAATAAAGCTGGTGCTATATATAATAGCCCAACTAAATGTCCCTCTACAAGAGGTTCTACGGTACAACCGGAAAGAAATGGAACCCGTGGTGTAAATACTAGATTATCCACTCCCCTCAATTTATAAAGAAAAGATAATCCATGGCAACTTCATCAATAATCCTAGATATACGGGCTAATACACAGAGAGCTCTTAGTGAGTTCAAAACGTTCTCATCCCAACTCGATAATAAATTCCTAGTATCTGGACTTAAACTCGATGTAGTTCGCAATGCGCTTTCCCAAATCAACCGTGAGTTTCAAAAGAGCCTAGGGGAGCAAGGACTAGCCTCAGCGCAATCTCTTAAAGCCGCAGAGAACCAAGCCGCGATCCTAACCAATATCTATGCTGGATTCAGCAAAACTGCATCTGGTCGTATTGTCGAGGACTTTTCATCGGCTCTTAATATAGTAGCCACAAGAACCGGATCTACGGTTTCTGATATTCAGAAAACCTTAGCAGTATCACCCTATCTTTCTAGGGATTTGTCGCAAGGTATTAGACAGAATATCCTTGTAGATATTCAAAATCTCCAAACCGCTGCTCGTAGAGCCGGACTTGGAGGCAACACCGCTGACATTCTTAATAAGTTCCTAACTGGGCAGACAGGTGGCCAAGAGCTCCAAGAATCTGGGGATACACTCTCCAAGATGCTTGGTGCGGAGCTAAGTAGAGTTGGTGGTGGAGTTGGTACAGAGACAATGTCTCTCTCCGAAAGAACAAGGATTCTCCGCGCCGCCCTAGCAAATATAGACATTGAGGGATTTGCCAAAGAAACTGGTGGATTTAGGGCCGTATTAGAACAATTCTCGGCATCTCTCTTCAATCCAAAGGCCGGCCTTCTTGGCGCAATGAGGGAGTTCGTCTTAAAGACCGGCGAGGCTCCAACTACTATTTTTAAAGAAACTACAAAACTTTTTGAGAGTATCTTTGGTGAAGAAGGATTTATTAAAACTCTGAGTAGAGAACTCGCTAAAGCATTTGGTCTTAGGGGCGAAGACACAGCCATAAGATTCTTAGGCAGAGGGATTCGGTTTATTACCAATCTCATCAATGGTGCTAAAAATCTAATCGATGATATCCTTAATACTCCAATAGTCCGTAAAGTTGTAGAGATAATTAGGTCAGCTTTTGATGGTATTGTAGGATTTTTAAGGAAGCTTGAAGGTATTGCCAATAACCCTCCAGACTTCCCAGATATCTCAAAGGAGAGTATCCAGACATTTATCCGAGATATCGGGGAAAACGTACGTGGATTCTTACGTAAAGTAGGAGCATTTATTCGCGGAGAGGATATTTCCGATGAGGCAAATACCGGGGCATCAATTGTTGGTACAATAGTCGATGAGGCTGGTAAAACCATGCTCACCTTCTTCAAGGAAGTTGGTGATGCCTTATTAGCTAAAACCGGCACCATTGCCCTTGAACTTGCTAAAGTCCTTCCAGGAACCATTGCCGGGGTTATTGCCAAAGGACTAACCGGAGCAGGAGGGATTACAGGATTTATACTTTCGGCCCTTGGGGTAGGAGGACTGGGACTAGGTGCCTCAAGAGCCTTTGGCGGATTTAGGAGAGGTGTTCTTGCTGGAGAAGGTGGGGTTCCAGGCGCTATAAATAGATTCTTAGGTTCTCCTGTTGGCCCATTAAGACCAAGAGCTAGAGTCACTGGAAGTGGCCGAACACGTGGAGGCGGAGGTGGAAGAAGAACCGGAGAGGTTTCTCCTCCTGACTTAGATGATCTACTCAGTTCAATTAGAAATGAGGATGGGGCTCCTACACAAACATCTTATAGAAGGGGGCTTAGAGATAGAATCAGAGATAGATACTCAAGAACAATTGCTCCGAGATCACAATGGCCAAGGCCAGGACAAAATCTTGAATTACTTGCCCGTAGAAAAGCAATAACTGAGGGTAGAATCACTCCCTCAACCTCTGTATTAGCAGGCACTATAAGTGAGTTATTGACTCCAGAAGAAATTCTGTCGCAATATTCCCGGCCAGGCACAAAGATCAATAGATATAATACAATGTTCAAATCTATTGATATGCCAGATCAATATCTCACTCAAGCTGGCCCTCTTCCCCTCGAGTCAGCCGAACCTTGGACAATGGCCGAAGGAGCATATCAGCCATATATGGGTGAAGTAAATCCGGCTGTAACTGAAAGGAAAGACTTTCTTACCAATCAACGTAGACAGGGATTAATCGAAGAAGCAGCCTTTAGAAGAAAGATTAGAAGTAGACAAAGTGTAAGACAAAGATTTGCTCAAAGATATGGTCGTGGTGCGCTTTTAAGAACGCAAATGGGAAGATTAGGACGTGGTGGAGTACCCAATGTGCCCGGCGGGAAGTTTGGTCTTGCCATGACTGCACTTGGGTTGGGTGCAATGGCTCTCGACGCTGGGCAATCTCAAGCAGGACAAGATGAATTTGGACAAGAAATCCCTCAACCTAAAGTAGGAACGGGAGCTGCTTGGGGTTCTGTTGGTATGGGAGTTACTCAAGGAGCATTAGCCGGTTCAGCTTTAGGCCCATGGGGCGCGGCGATTGGTGGAGTTATTGGTGGTGGAATATCTCTGATGGATAAAGGTGTCAGAGATGCTATAGGAAAATCATTGAGAGACTTTGGATCTAATGCGCTTAAATGGGGTGGTGAATTAGCCGAAGGACTAAAATCCAACATATTTAAAGGATTTGAAACTATCAAAAACTTTGCAAAGGGAATAGACTGGAAGCAAAGAATCTTAGATATTGTATTCCCCGGCAGATCTTTGCTGAGAATGGGAGCGGAAAGAGTTGGTTTGGAGAGAAGTGGACGAAACTCCGGCTTTGGGGCTAATGTTAAAAATTGGCTTGCTAATATTCTAGGCCTTAAAGAAGTAGGTGGCCCCGTAATAAGAGGTGCTTCCTATATCGTGGGAGAAAGAGGTCCTGAGATTTACACACCTGGAGAAACTGGCACTATATCCTCTAATAGAGAGCTGAATTCTCTTATTTCTGGGGCTCAAAAAAATAAACCTATTAGTTCCTTAGATGGTGGAGGTGCAGTATTTAACATTACTATTAATGCCACCGGCTTAGCAGGTAATGATATTGCTGCTGCAATCCAACCTGCTGTTATGCAAGTACTGGACACCGCGTGGAGTAGATCTAACTCCAACATCGTAACAAGAGGAGCAACAATAATCTAATGATTAACTTACCACAAATAACTTCTAGGGTTGATACTGCAGAACTACAGAATATCAAAAACCAACTAGCTTTGCGCGATAGGATTAATGCTGATAACTATGAAAATATCCAGCTCGAAAGAAAAAATCCATCGGTAATTTTCTCAGAACAATCAAACCCGTCGCTCTCCGACTCAGCACTTCGAGGCCTATCTTATCCCCTAGAGCTTAATGGCAAAGGCGGATTAAAGCTATCCTCAAACTATGACAGAGTTGGCCAGCAAATACTAGAGGTCTTACAAACTCGCATTGGAGAAAGGGTCTATAGGCCATTCTTTGGTATTCCTGAATTGCTCTTTGAGACCATCGATGAATACACATTAGCTCAAACAATCCGCTCTCAGATTGGCTCAGTGGTACCCACAGGTGTGGAATTAGAGGTTAAAGTATCTCTATCCGAGGATGGTGGCGCTCAGATAATAGTATTCTATTCAGTCGAAGGTAGTCAACCCGCCCTTGTTAAATACGCATTTAGACCATGAGTCGTATCCATAAAAACTTTGCAGAATTTGGCTCAGATGCTCAGCAGATGATCATCGACCAGATTCAATCTATCGATCTTGAGAAGATTGGGCCAAAGTCCATTGCTCACGTCGGTAAAACACTTATCTCCCTAGTTAAGCAATCCCACCAACTCCAGGAAGATGTTGAAGAGGAGGAAGTACGGGATAACTGGATTGCTATTAGAGAACTTTCTCATATCCTCCTTGTTGAGATCCTTGAGAAGTTTAAAGAGTTGAGTGCCCTTGGTGAAATTCCTGAATGGGAACGGGCAAATGTCCTCAATCTTCTCCAAGAGATTACAAAAGTCTGCCACGCAGAAGAAAAACGCGATGCCCTCTCAGAGATCAATACTGGGAAAGTCATTGATGACAAAATACTCGACGAGATGTTAGGATTATGATGAACATTGACCAGGTCAGAGCAGGTGGTGAGGGAATGCTCTCCTCTGCCAAGAAACGCAAAGAGGAAGAAGCAGCCGAAGGACCAGATCTCTTCCAAACCAAAGAACAAAAAGTTAAAGTAAAAGTCCCAGACGGATGGCATACTAAGGAGCCATGAGATGCCCCGCGAATGGAACACTCCTGTTAGAGAGTGTTGGAATGCCCCCATTCATAACATTCTCAAAGCAATAGATAATCATACTCAGATATACCTAAGAACCGGGGATAAGTGGCATCTTGAGCAGGCCGCCTTCCTCAGGGTATATGTTTCAGATCTTAAGACTTGGATACATAGTCAAGAGAAGAATCAGTTTAAGGATTAGGGAGAGTTATAATTACCCATGCCTTTACGCCAAGGATCTTCGGATAAAGTAATCCAAGAAAATATTAAATGTATCTTAGATAAAGACGGATGTGGCTATGACCCACCGTATTTAGATCCGGCTAGGGATGAATATACACCGGCCCAGGCTGCGGCTATTGCCTATGCAAAAGCCGGGCGTAGAAACAATGTGGGTAAGAAAACCTCTGCTTCTAAAAAAACAAAGAGCGTAAAAACCCAAGAGGTTAAAACACCTGAAGGGAAAAAGGACGAGCCAAAGGGTGATAAGTCTACATCCCCTGCTCAATCCGCCAAAAAAGAAAAAGACACAGATACTAAAAACCCAGCAAATAACATCCAGATCCCCGATGGGTGGAAAACACAGCAACCTGGAGGGGATATTGATAGTTCAAAAAAGAACCAACCTCCTGAGGGAGCTCCTAAGCCTCAGGGGGGTCAGAAAACTCCCGAACCTCCGTCATCTGCTGGTGACGACTACGAAAAACTCTACCAAGACAATAAGGATCTCCTTGAGAAGGCGTATGGGGGTAATGGTATTGATGTAAAGGGAGGTGTATGGGACATCCTAGAAGATAAGATGAAGCAGTATATGTTAGATACTGCTCCAAAGATTGTAGCAGAAAAAGAAAAGAATAAAAAAGCAAAAGCACAGGCTCCTGCTCCTGCTCCTGCTCCTGCTCCTGCTCCTGCTCCAAAGGATGGTAATAATAGCGGGGGTGGAGATGCTGGGAGCGATGATAATAAGATGCTCCAAAACATCCTTGATTCTCCAGATGTTAATGATGCTTATAAAAAAGCTATAAAGAATCAATGGAAGAATAGCACTCCTGAAGAAAAAAAGGCAATACATGACCAATACGTAAATAATATAAAACCTGCTCCTGCTCCCACTCCAGAGCCTCCCGCACAATCCCAACAACCAGCACCTTCTTCGGCATCTACTGAAGATAAATACGAAAAACTCTACCAAGATAATAAAGATCTTCTTGAGGAGGCATATGCCGCGGACGGAACTGACGTTAAAAAGGTATGGGACTTAGTAGGTGATAGTTCGAAACAGTTTATGTTAGATGAGGCTCCAAAAGTTATAGAAGAAAAGAAGAAAAAGCAAGCAGCCCAACAGACTTCTCCCCAGCCCCAGCCTACTGACGTAAATACTCCGCAGGATTGGAATTGGGACCCAAATAATTATGGCCCACAACTTAAAGGTGATCAACTATATTTCCAAGGTAAAACATATAAAGAATCTGGCACGCTTCCAGGATCAACAGCACCTAAACTATATGTCGATGAAGATGGTAAGCCAAAGTTTGTTGTAAAAGATAATGGTGGAAATGTAGATCAAACCAATTCTGAATACATAGCTAATAGAGTATATAATGAATTAGCTCAGCATATGCCAATTGGCGCGTCGGCATCTAGATTGGCAGATGGAAAACTAGTAAATAGTTTCATCCAAGATGGTAAGACATTAAAACAACTTTCACCCCAAGAGTTGGTTGATAATAAAGTATATTCTAGCATAAGAAAATCTATGTTAGCCGATGCTCTATTGGCTAACTGGGATTTTATTGGATTAGATCGTGATAATATAATGATGGATAAATCCGGCAATCTTATCAAAATAGATGCTGGAGGCACATTTAACTTTAGAGCTCAAGGAGATAATAAAAATTACAATGCTCTCCCGATGGAGATGTGGAGTCTTAAGGATGATAAAAATGGGCAAGGAAACCCGTATTGGAAGAATGCCATAGATGATGATTATAAGCATCTATGGACAGATCAAATAAGCCAACTCTATGTACATTCCTCTAATCTCAAGAAGATTGTAGATAAGTCTAACTTAGATGATAATGTAAAAGCTGCTTTTGGAAAAAGAGTAGATTCTTTAATTATTGCCAAGGATGAGATAGATGACTTTGCAAGTAAATCTGGGGATCCTGAGTCTTGGAAGGATGTTGATCAAGCATTAAAAGCTGCCTTTGAAAAGTCACAAGCAATTGATCCAAATAATCCAGATTGGGAATCAGAATTAAGAAAAAATATAGCAAGTGAATTAAGTACTGTAAAAACCAAAGCTAGTAATAGCGTATTTAATCAATCTAATAAGTATTTTGATAAACAAGAATATGAAGACTATATTGTATCAGCAACCGCATTAGCATCAGGTAGTCCTGGAGGCGATGCTTTTAAAAATGCTACTGATGACCAAAAATATTCTATCTATGCCTACACTGGAAGCGCATATGAAGATCTTAATATGTATTTAAATTTTGGAAAAAGTTTAAACCAAGAACATGCAGAACATAATGAGAACTTAGGGAATTCGATAGAATCTTTATTGGATACTTTACCACCTGATACTAATACATTATATAGAATGAATGCTGTACCCGATAGCTTTCCTGATTCCCAACAAGCTATTAAAAATCTCAAAGTTGGAGATGTAATTGCCACGGCTGGATTCGACTCATATACTAGATATGATGATGGTCTGGTTATGAATACATTCGGAAAAGGACCTGGCCATTTCCATTATGTATCCGTATATCAAGGAAATCAAGCTAGGGACGTAGATCCTATTTCTATGTGTAGGGGTGAGAAAGAATCCTTATTACAAAGAGGTAGTAATTTAAAGGTTTTAAAAATTGAGGAAGTGCCTTTGAGTAATTTTCCAAAACTTTCAGATAATAGATATCCAGATACGCACGCAACAGGGATGATTAAAGTTATTACTTATGGAGATGCCTAATGGACAATAAACTTAGCCCGGAATTAGAACAAAAATTACAAAAGAAGCATGGATGGGGAGAATTCTCCGCGATTAAAGTAGTAAAGAAAGCTGTTCAAAAACCTGAAGGTTGGAGAGAACAGGGAAAATGATCGTTTAAAGTACTATATAAATAGTATTAATATCATGCCACTCAAAGAAGGCTCAAGTGATGAGACCATCTCAAAAAATATAAAAACAGAGATGGAATCGGGTAAACCACAAAAACAAGCCATAGCCATCGCCTTGGATAAGGCTGGTAAATCCACCTCGGATAATGCAGAACCAGAAGAGGGACAAATGGCCCAAGGGGATGTCCGTGCGATCATGGCCATGGCCAAAAAGATCGATGATATGGTCTCAGAGATGACCGATCTGCCTGAATGGGTCCAGGCAAAAATCACCAAAGCCCAAGACTATTTAACATCAGTTACCCAACATCTATCGCATCCAGGAGAAGATCAAATGGCACAAGATATGGGCGAAGGAAAAGACCACGATAAGGATGGTGATGTTGACTCTGATGATTACATGATGGCAAGAGATAAGGCAATCGATGAAGCCATGGGTAAGGATGAGGAAACCTCTGACAATGCCGAAGACTCCGATCCTTGCTGGAAAGACTATGAGATGGTTGGAATGAAGAAGGGTAAGGGTGGTAAGCCTGTTCCTAACTGTGTACCCAAGTCTTCTGACAATGGTGAATGTGAAGAATGTTCTGACGAGTACTCAGAAGTAAATGTTCCTGACGGTTGGTCGGTAAGTTCCAATGTCTACAAAAATTAATATACCTGATGGTTGGTCAGTAAGTCCTTCTTTTGGGGAGATTCCATCTCCTTATGATAAGAAACAACATCTCGAAGGTCAGCATGATAAGCAGGATAGCGGCATAGATGATGAGGTCTCTGATGAGGCTAATATGTCCGAGGAAGAATATAAATATTGGTCTAAAGAATACGCAGAAGAGACCAATTATGCTGACGATGGTAAAAAATATACTCACACGTATAAAGATCCTAAGACTGGCAATACCCGTAAAGTCCGCTATGGTGCAAAAGGATACACCATCGCCCCAGGGACAAAGAAAGGCGATTCCTATTGTGCCAGATCCTTGGGAGACATGAAGTCTGAAGGGATGGACTGTTCCGGTCCAGATAAAAATACTCCGATGTGCCTATCAAGGAAAAAATGGAGATGTAAAGGGGCCAAGTCATCTAGGTAAAGATATCCGTATATCTAGGGGGGTTTACAGATCCCCCTTTGTCGTTTAAAGTAGGATAAATCCTTTACCCAGGAGACTCTATGACTACAGTGTTCCTCTATACGTTTCTATTTTCTACCTGGGGGCTAGGACTTTTATCTTGGATGGTGGCTTTAGGAAACTTTATTACAAAAAATAACATCTCAAATCAAGAACGTTATATTGAAATAACTCAAAAGAAAGCACTATTTAATCGCTTCAATGATCTCAGTGGTATCCAGGCCTACGGATCTAAGTCCCAACCCTCAAAACGTGCTCCTTGGGGGAGAGTTGGTGAAGCAGAAGAGAGTCCAGAATTGATCCCAGATAAGATTAAAGAATTGATGAAATCATCACCTAATCATCCAGAGGTCGAAGAGATTGATGGATCTGATCAGATTCTCGGAGTTAAATTTGAAGCACGTGATTATCCTCCGGTATTTGGAGACGGCGATGGAGACGATGAAGAATGAAACCCCCTGCTTGTGGTATTGATCTAATCAAAAGATTTGAAGGATGCCACCTCAAGGCATATCCAGATCCCCTCAGTGGCGGTAAGCCCTATACCATAGGCTGGGGATCTACTAAGAAGATGGATGGCTCACCATTTATCTTAGGAGAAGCAATCACCCAAGATGAGGCGGATAGGCTCCTTCTGGATCAATTAGAGAAGGCTTATATGCCAGCTCTTCTAAGAATCCCGCATATCAACGAGATGTCAGAAGAGCAGATGGGAGCCCTGCTCAGTTTTGCCTATAATTTAGGCGCTAGGTTTTATGGTTCTGATGGATTTGAAACCATCTCACGTAGATTAAGGAATAAGGAATGGGATCTTATTCCAGATGCTTTATTGTTATATAGAAACCCTGGAAGTAATGTAGAGGAAGGATTAAAAAGACGTCGTGTTGCTGAAGGGGCCCTTTGGTCTAAAGGTAATAGAAAAAATAAAATGGAAAAACAACAGATTGTAGCATTATGCGATACGCTCCTCAAAAAAGAGCCATTACAATCCTACCAACTTGACTTCAATCAGAAGAAACAAGTTCAAAAGGGCAAGGGGTATCAAGTAATTGATATCGTGGATGAGGGTACTCATTCTAAAGTAACTTTGGATTATGGAGCTGGTATTTGGTATATTTATAACCCTCATTGGGAGGTAGAGGGTGTTAATGCAGTAGACCATGAGGCAAATAAGCATACTATCCTCAAGGTAAAGTATTTCCCTCAAAGAGATAGTCGGACCACGCATGCACATCGTATGTGTTTCTCTAGTTCATGCGCGATGATGGCAGACTATCTCAATCCAAATGCGATTGATGTCGCTGAGCAAGAGGACGATTTCTATATGAAGAATTATGTCTTCAGATACGGAGATACAACAAGCTCTTCTGCTCAAATCCAAGCATTAAGAGACCTTGGTATCAAGGCCCAGTTTCGCCAAAATCTCTCTCAAAAAGATATTGAAGCACAAATCGACAAAGGAATCCCTGTGCCAGTAGGTATTCTCCATCATGGTCATGTTTCCGCTCCTCGTGGCGGAGGGCATTGGGTTTGTATCATTGGTTACGATAAAGAGAATGCTCAGTATATCGTCCATGACCCGTATGGTGAGTTAGATCTAGTCAATGGAGGCTATTATGGCTCTACCAATGGCGCATCTGAACGTTATTCTTATGTCAATTTCAACAAACGCTGGATGGTAGAAGGAATGGGCACAGGTTGGGGGATTATTTCTGAGAAGAAATAGGGAAATTACTACTCAAAAAGTAGTATTTCCCTCCCATGTTTTACCACTTTACCAGATTAAAATATAATAGATGAGTCGCCTACGGGGTCTTGTCTATTATCTTTATGCTTTTTAAGGTAAAACAATGCTTGATTTATTTGTAACTTCACCCTACTCTAGAAAAAGAGTCGAGCCAAGTGAGCTCGAGAAACAACTCATGGATACGTTCTTTGGCACTTCTAGTTCTTCTGTGAACTTTCCAAAGTACAATGTCTATCGCAACATGGACGGTAATCCATACATCACCTATATGGAGTTCGCTCTTGCGGGATATAAGAAAGAAGATCTAGATATTAAACTAGAAGGAGGTTATTTGCATGTCTTAGGTAAAGGTGGTGCAGATATTAAAGACAGAGAATATTCCCATAGGGGGATGGCGCGTAGAGACTTCGATGTTAAGTTTTACATCGAGAAGGATGTTGAAGTTAAATCCGCTAAGTTCTCAGACGGGCTTTTAACTATTGAGCTGGAAAAATTAGTACCTGAAGAGAAAAAACCCAAGTCCATTCAAATCTGGTGATCTAACCACATTACAGACTGTAACATCAAGGAGGCTTCGGCCTCCTTTTTATGTTATGATGATCGGAGAAAATCCGATTTTCCCCATGAAAACGATCTCAGAAGTCCAATCCGCCCTCTCAAAGATTATTGAGAAAACCATTCCCCACTCCGTATTCATCTGGGGTCCGCCTGGAATCGGTAAGTCTTCCATTGTCCGTAAGGTCGCAGAAGATAACCGACTCGATCTGATCGATCTGCGAATCTCCCAGTTGGCCCCCACTGATCTCCGAGGACTGCCTTTTGTTGAGGATAGGGTGGCTAAGTTTGCTCCTCCGTCCTTCCTCCCACAAGATGGCCAAGGGATTCTCTTCGTAGACGAGTTTAATATGGCCTCCCCATCGATGATGGGTATTGCCCAACAACTCATCCTAGATCGCCAAGTGGGTGATTATAAAGTCCCTGAAGGTTGGTTTATTATCGCAGCAGGGAACCGTGCTGAGGACCGTGCAGCAGTGAGTCAAATGCCTGCTCCTGTGGCTAATCGTTTCATCCACTTCCAAGTAGAGTCCGATCTTGCGTCGTGGAAAGAATATGCTATTAAGAAAGGACTCAATGAGCAAATCATCTCCTTCCTAAATTTCCGTCCGCAACTTCTTTTCGATTTCAATAAGAACGCCACAGCATGGCCATCACCTCGGAGTTGGGAGTTCGCAAACTCTCTCCTTGACATCGACCTTGAGATCGATTCTGCAATTGGTGATGGAGCAGCAGCAGAATTCTATGCCTATCAAACCATCTATTCCAAACTGCCAGACATCTCCGCGATTCTATCCGGTGAGCAAGTTGAGGTTCCCCATGAACCTTCTTTGATGTACGCTGTAAGTGGCGCGCTCGTCTCCCGAGCAAAGTCCGCCCAAGACTTCTACAATGGGGTTAAATGGTTGATCAATGGAACAACTGAAGATTATGTTGGTCTCTTTATGGGAGATGCTATGATCTCCATGCAAGCGAACAATTTCCAAGGGGCGTTTGTTAAGCTTATCTCTAAGGATCCCCAGGTTAAGGCCTTTATCACCAAGTACCAGGAGTTGCTGCGATGAGCATCGAAAAAACAATTGTCAAGTCCCGAGTAAAACTTCTCAAGGAATCGCCATTCTTTGGCACTTTATTGCTCAATACTCGGTATAAGATCACTGAGGATATTTCCACTGCTGCCACAGATGGCGATCTCTTGATGCTCAATGAGCAGTTTATGGAGTCACAATCTCCAGAGCATTTCCGCTCTATCCTCCTTCACGAGGTATTGCATATGGCTCTGGAGCATATCGAGAGGATGAAGGATGTCTTTGATAGTGATCCATTAACTGCTAATCTTGCCGCTGACATCGTCGTCAATGGGATTATCCAAGATAATCGTATGCTCCTCCCTAAGGAGGCAATCACAGACCCAGACCTGAAGCATCTTAGTGTTAGAGAGATATACAATATCCTCAAACAAAAACAACAAGAAGATCCAAACTTCTTGAAGAATAAATACGGGACAGACGGCAATAACGTCAATCAATGCCTCCAACCATCTAGTGATGGCAATAGTAAGACTAAAGAAGGCAATGGTCCATCTTCCAAAGGAGATAAAACTAATTGGAAAGACGTGCTTAATAAAGCAGCAACAATCGCCCGGAGTAAAAACGCTGGACCAGTTGGTTCTGGATTGAGTCGGATATTCAAGGAATTCCTTGAGCCTACTATTAATTGGAAAGATATCCTTTATAGATATATTACTGCTTCCCGCACTGACTTTGAAGGGTTTGATCGGCGTATGATCCACCAAGGCCTCTATCTCGATGATCTTGGTGGAGGGAAGATTAAAGTTGCTTTGTTCTTAGATACCTCGGGATCTGTGGATGAGCAATTATTGTCTGAGTTCTTTGCCGAGGTAAAGTTTGCTGTCAATGCCCTGCCCAATACCGAAGGAGAAATGTGGTATTTTGATACCGAACTCTATCCAGAAGGTGATATTAAAGAGATCTCAGTTCCTAAGATCAAAGGGGGAGGAGGTACATCATTCAAGCCCGTTATGAAGAAACTTCAAGAACTCCATGAGGAGGATGCTTCCTCTCAGATTCTTGGTATTGTATTTACTGATGGGTATGCTAGGGTGGATAATTGGCCTGAACCTGATTGCGGTTTGTTGTGGTGCATTAGTCCCGGTGGAGTGGATAATGAATACTTTCCATGCGGCGATGTGGTTAGGATCGTTAAGTGATAGTTTAAAGTAGACTATATAGTAACTGATATGGCAGATCCAGGATTTGAAAATGGCTGGGAAGTCCCCGGCCATGATTACCAGGCACATAGTGGAGCTACTGCTTCTCATGGACCCACTCAAGTGGTATATAAGAAGGGTGGAGCATCCGGCAAAGTTGTAGCAACTGAGACCATTACCTACGACGTTAACAATAATATCGCCACCCGTTCCATCGCCTGGGAACCAGACATTCTCATGTGAGTATAAGTAATGCCATTTTATAGTAATCCACTAGAAACTCATCCTGTTGATGAGGCCATTAGCGTAGCCAATAATAAGATGTTCTACGTTCATCAGCTTGCTGATACGCGTGGGATAATCATCGATCCATTCTCCCTGTCGAGTTCGTCCTCTTCGGCCTCGGCAGGGTTTATAGATGCTTTTGGCCGGCAGCGAATATCCCAGCCTCATACCATCGGAGACTATAAGCATCTTTACGCCATAGATCCTAACTTTCTAGATAGTTTGAATGCTGGAGGAGCCGTAAATTTTGATCCGAATAAAGCCGCGGCTACTCTATCTACGTCTAGTAACCCGGCATCTTACGCCATCCATCAGACAAAACTATACCACCAATATCAACCAGGAAAGTCCCAACTTATCCTATCATCATTTGTTTTTGGAACTGCTGTTACTAATGTAACTAAGCGGACTGGATACTTCGATGATAGAAACGGAATCTACTTCGAGCAGACAGGCAATGGTACTCTTAACTGGGTAATTAGGAATTATGTTACCGGATCTCCAGTTGAAACTGGTAATCGTATAGCTCAAGCAGACTGGAATGTTGATCCATGCGATGGCACTGGTCCTAGTGGATTTGATATTGATATCACTAAAACCCAACTCATCTTCATCGACTTTCAATGGCTAGGAGTTGGTAGGGTTAGATGCGGATTTGTCCATAATGGAACAATGATCATCGCCCATGAATATCTCCATTCAAATGAGAGAGATACCGTCTATCTCTCATCCCCCAATCTCCCTGTGAGATGTGAGATTAGAAATACCGGCGCGACTACTGGCGGATCTTTTGACCAGATCTGCTCCACTGTGCAAAGTGAAGGGGGCTACCAAGAAACAGGGATAGACTGGGAAGTAGCTAATACATCTATGAGAAACACTCCGACTCCAGGTGGTTCTGCTTTTCCAGTCTTAGCAATACGTCTCAGAAATACCTTTGGTGGTACTCAGAATCGTATAAGCGCTATACTTACTAATGTGGGATTATATGTGGAGACTAAACCAATTCGTTATGAGATTGTTAAGTTACCTGGCGTTTCAAGTTTAACAACTACTAATGTAGGTGGGTTAGTCTGGACGGATGTAGATATAAATAATAGTGGAGTACAGTATTGCGTCAATGCTACTGGTTACGTTTCTACTGGCGCATCTTCTCTATTTGGAGGGTTCTCATCCGCTGGTACTTCTCAGAACTCTCGAAGTGAAGTAGGAGCAGGGGGACTTACTGCTTCCAAGAAGAACTTTATCTCACAGAATTATGACTCATCTGATTCTGAGATCTATGCAGTTCTGGTTCGTACCATCGCCACTGGGCCAAGTGACTCAGCATCCGTAGCCTGCTCTCTCCAATGGAGAGAAGTCTATTAATCCTTGACATAACAACAGATCTATGATAAGATGGGGAAGAGAAATCTTCCCTTTCTTTTTATGCCAGAACTGGTTAAACTCGTCCATGTTACTCCCGAGGCCGAGCATCTCATCACCGACATGGCGCGTGTGTCGGCTCCCAAGAACCAAGGGAATTATGATACTGCCTCGCGTCTAATCAAATACCTAATTAAACATCGTCATTGGAGTCCATTTGAAATGGCATCAATGGCCGTAGAGATTAACACTACTCGCGATATCGCAGCGCAAATCATCCGTCATCGTTCCTTCAGTTTCCAAGAGTTCTCCCAGCGATACGCTGATGTGAAGGACCTTGGACAGATTTGTGTCCCTGAGTTCCGTCGTCAAGATACCAAAAACCGTCAGAACTCTATCAATGACCTTGATCCTGAGTTGGTCAAAGCATTCGAGCAACGTACCCGTATGCTCTTTGCAGAATCCCAAGAACTCTACGACGACATGCTCGAGGCAGGGATTGCTAAAGAATGCGCTCGTAAAGTCCTGCCGATGAACTCCCCGAGTAGGATTTATATGCATGGTACTCTACGTTCTTGGATGCATTATATTGAGCTTCGTTGTTCTAATGGAACACAGAAAGAGCATATGGATATCGCTAACGATATCGCCGATATTTTCGCTGAACAATTCCCATCTATCTATCAAGCTTTAGAGGAAATCAAGGGTGAACCGGAACCTCAACCCAAACCTTATGTGATCCCAGAACCTAAAAAAGCCCCCAAGCGGACTTGGAGGCAAAGGATCAAGGATTATCTTTTGGATCGAATTTTTGATCTATAATTAACCGATATAGGTTTTTTTAAGAAGAAGCAAAAGTTCGGGGGCGTTGATAGACTTAGTGTCTACGGCGCTCCTAATTTTATCTGCAACTGCACGTTCTTTATCGCCAATAACCCCTTTCTCGATCTTTTCAGATGCGATTTGAGGGATCCATTGTTGTGAGATAACACGGACAATCTTATTAACTTCTTCGATAGTTAGTTTGCCATCATAACCAACTTCTATGGCAAGGGCAATAGCGCGATCGATATCTCCGTCTTTCCATCCTTGAAGACTTCCGTCTAGGATCGGATCGACAATATTATAAATAGTTTTTATTGAGGGTCCGAGTTTTGAAAGCAGAAACTTAGCTGCGAGTTTATCCCAACCAGCAATGATAGCACCAGCAGCAGCACCACTGGCAGCGCTGAGAATAGCCGGAAGGATCTGTGTTGAGAACCAAGCGGTGAGCATAATATAGTACCTCCTAGTTGTCCTTAAACGATAATTGTCTCCGCCCCATTGTCATGTGGATATGGCGGGGAATTGTGACAATTTTTAAAAAACACCCACGCCAGCCTAGGCTTGCTGTGCCTATATGCCGGCTACAAAGTGTGCATAACCCTCGCCACGCAGGGCGGCGCCCGAGAACTACACTTAAATCAG